CTCCGATTTCACCGAGGAAGATAAGTACGACCTGTTCCTTGCCAGCAAAGCCAACAACACAGAGCAGATGGACAGAATCATCGCCAGAAGGGACGCGGTGATGGAGCTGACTGCTGAGTAAAACAAATTTGTTAAACCGCCAGCAATGGCTGTTTATAAAAAAGACTTCCGCAAGGTGCACCTTGCGGAAGCCAATCCAGATCACTGCTTGTCCTGTTTCAGGTGCAGGAAGTCAGCGATCTTAACTTCGATTGGGTGCTGTGCTTTGGTCACTATAAGCCTGATAATCTGATAGCCGTAATGCAATAGCACTACTCTCAAAATCACAGCAGTCCAATCGATACTTGGAATCACAATACAGATGGTGTGAATTATCTCATCCATAAATCCCTCCTTTGTCTTAAATTCCTCTTGCAACAAGCAAGCAAACGCACTCTGCGTTCGTGTTGCCTGCAAACGCATTATACGCTTGTTGTTGAGCAGAGGTATTTAGCAGGGGAGGGATGATTCCAAATCTATCTTATCACAGCAAAGCCAAAATGGCAAGTGCTTCGGAAAGCCTCTGAGAGCATCTTGAATCCATTTTAAAATCAAATGGAAACCAATTCCAAAAGCAATATAAAACATCTTCAAGGCTTTCATAGAAGCAATTGGAACTATTTTAAGGAGGTACGACCATGAGCAAAATTATCACAGACAAACGAGGCAGTTTTATTGTTATGTCAAGTCATCATTTATGGGATAAGGATTTGACTTATCGCGCAAAAGGGCTGTTGTGCTTCATCCTGGCTTTGCCTGAGCACTGGAAAATCAACGAAGCAGGTCTGATCGCGTATGCTGGCAAAGATGGCAAAGCCGTTGTGCGCTCTGCTATCAAGGAACTGATCGACAAAGGTTACCTTGCCAGACATCAAACCAGAAGGGAAGATGGACGACTGGGAGAAATGGAGTATGTGATTCGACAGAATCCTCACGCTGATTCTGACGAGGATTTTGAAAGCCCCGTAGAAGAAGAACCTTTTTCTGACGAACCGTGTTCCGATATTACGCCAGCGGATTCAAAGCCGCCGATTGAACTGCCAGCGTCAAATCCACCACTATCTAATATTATTAAGAGTAAATATTATAATAATAAATATTATAAAAGCAAAGATAGATTGATTGATAACGCGCGTGCGCGCGAGAGCGAATGTGTTAGTCAGTGTGGAAAAGTTGAAAACTCAGAAATCCAGCGACTCTATTACCATCGGGTCATCGCAAACAACATTGGCTACGATGCGCTGCAATCTGAATTTCGGGACAGCAGGGAAGAACTTGATGAGCTGGTGGAGTTGATGGTCGATGTCCTCACAGCTGACCCGGATTCCACCACCTACATCGCCGGACAGGAAATGCGGACAAGCGTTGTCCAGTCTCGCTTCCTCAAGCTCCAACAAGTCCATCTGGAGCAGGTACTGCTGAGTCTTAGCAAAACCACAAAGCAGGTCACCAATATGCGATCCTACCTGCTCACCTGCCTCTATCAGTCCTTCGTTACAGCTCATAACGAAATCCGACAGGAGGTGAACGCTGCAAACTTTGCCTAAAAACGCACCGATTTTTGCATAATGCAAATAAAATTGCAAAAATTGTTTTGCTTTGTGCAAAATACCTCTTGAAACAGGTGGGTTTGGGTGCTATAATAGGGTTAAAATCAAATGAAAAAAGAATTACATAAAAGGAGATGCCGAAATGGTCCCAGAAGTTCAGTTACTAGTCGATAAAATGCTCAACCAGTCTTTCGCTTGCTCTTTGGTTTGTCCGGCAATCCCAATCGAAATGCAAACACATTCGCATCCATTGGCTAGATGGTGTAACGACCAGGGTATTTTGCAAAGCACAGATGACGCTGCGTACATCAACGAAGAATGGTTGTCTTTACAGACCAAGAACATCAAGGAAGTGCAGCAGGTAGCAGATAACCGATATGTGCTTCGCTTTGCAGGAAGTGAAGATTACATGGAAATTTTATTTGACTGATAAAGTACCCCGATTTTCGGGGTACTTTTTTGCAGATAAAACTTGTATTTTATCTGAGCTTTGTGGTACAATAAAACGTAAAGGAGGGTCCAAGATGACACACCAAGAGGTAACAACCATGCAATTGGTCCGGTATATCAGAAACCAATCGAATATAGATTCACTCTATCGCATTGTCGGCCAGCTGTCCAAAGAGGAATTTGGTTTCCTGATGCTGGCGCAGCAAAGCGAAGAAGATGCTGTCGCTTTCCTCGACAGAAACCAGCAGGTACTGCGGTCAATGGCTGACAAGCTCCAAGATCAACTCTGCTCTGCACTGGAGCTGCAACCAAAACTGGAATTGGATTTCGATTCTGTCTATGAGGAAGCTAGAAAAATCCAGGTGTCCGGCTCGATGAAATTTTCCAGAACAGTGCATAACTATGAGTACAAGCACAAACTGCTTATCAGTGATATGTCTGTGGAACAAATCGAAGATTTTGTAAGAGAAAACCAGCAGCACAGCACCATCACTATTTACAAGAACACCTTGCAACCGCTCAGTGCTTATGTACAAACGCTGATGTCAAGAAATTTAACAAACGTTTCCCAGAATGTTATCAGCAAAATCGACTACAAAACCATCGACTTCTCGGATGTATTGAGGCACTACTCCTTTGCGTCGGAGCAAGAGGTGTTGAAGTTTATCGATGATATTGCCCATCCAATCGAGCATAACATCGCCAGCAACAGGGTATCCATGATTATCTTGCTGTGCTATGCAGGCGTCCGTCCAAACGACATCCTGACTTTGAAGGAAACCGATTTGAAGGACGGGAAACTTCTCTATGATGGGGCGCTCATTCCGGTTCATCCGCTGGTAACACAGATCCTTAACCTCTGGAAGAAAGATGGGTCCTACAGTATTCGGGAAGATTCTATAGAGGTGACGCCGCTGATTGACAACGATGCTCTGGTCAAGTCTCACCGACCAATGAAGATGACCGACTATGGGACTGCTCTAAAAAATCTGATCCTGCGTTCTAAGACAACCCATACTGAGACAACCTACACTGACGTATACTCCGCCGGAGCGTATGCTCGTTTTGTCGCAAAAGGGGAGTATAACAATGCAGAGCGAAACCGTGTTGTGTATGAAAACGACGTGCGCAATTGGATAAGGGCGTTTGATATTCAGCTCACCGATGAACAAAAATCTTTTTTCCAAAGTTAGCACACAGCAGAAAATAAATTATATTTTAGGCGAGGCCGGTTGGCCTCGCCTATTTTTTTGTTTAAAGAAATGGCTTGATTATGCGGTATATCCGAGTTGAAAATAAATTTTGGAATAAATGCAACTTGGTACTTGACAAATACAAGTTCTTGTGGTATACTGGAAACAGTTCAAGAGGAACGAATACAAATTATATTTTGCGTGTTAGCCAAGTGGTAAGGCACGGGACTTTGACTCCCGCATCCAGACGTTCAAATCGTCTACACGCAGCCAGCGATCAAAATTAAATTCCAATAAAACCTCTTATTCCATCAAAGAAGTCGCGGCTGATCGCGCCGCGCAATATGGTTCTGTAGCTCAGGTGGTAGAGCGTCGCGCCGTTAACGCGAATGTCGTGAGTTCAAGTCTCACCGGGACCTCCAGTGTCATCAGTGCATGGCACCTCCGTGTTGGTTGTCTTGCTTCCCGGTGGCAAGTAAAATAAAGCCGGATATGGGCTTCTAGCTTAATGGCAAAGCCACCGCCTCATAAGCGGTTCGTTGTTGGTTCGAGTCCAGCGAAGCCCACCAAGGGAGAAAGTTCTAAATGAACAAAGTGCTCAATGTCCGTGGCCGGTCGGCACACAGCAAAGCAAACTCCCCACCATTCTTTTGCGGATTGCCGCTGTGTAAAAGCAATCTTGTACGGTTGTTACGCCGGATTGCCTGCAAAGGATATGCTAGTGTAGCTCAGTTGGTCAGAGCGCGTAAAGCCGGTTGACTTTCGACCGTTACAGCAACTTTACTTGTCATGTCAAGACCGAGGCCGCTGGTTCGAGTCCAGCCACTAGCACCCATGAGGTCGTGGCGAAATTGGCAGACGCTCCAGACTTAGAATCTGGTGGTTTATCCGTGAGAGTTCAAGTCTCTCCGACCTTACCATCACATCCCTAACAGCAATTTTTTTGAAGTGATCTGTTAAATCATAATTCAAAATGGGATGTTTTACATTACGCCGCTAACAGCAAATTAACTTCTCAATAAGAAAACTCTTTGACAAAAAGAATCAAATGCGGCGTTTTATACAGGCAATCAGCTGACTACTGAACACCTGGACTTCTATATCGCTCCTGGATTTGCAGTCACAATCTCTCATTTCCTATCTATCCCTTTCCTTTGCTATCACTTTCTCTTTTCCAGGAGCGATCACCTATACCATCGTGGTGAAGTGGTAACACCGTATGGGTAGCTGCATACGACCTCCAGGTTCGACTCCTGGCGATGGTAACCCATAGCTCCGAAGTTCCTTGCGGCAGGGAATGAAAATATATGCCGCCATATATGAAGCGGGTAGCTCAACTGGTAGAGCAATAGACTTGTTGCGGTGTATCACATCGCTTACAGCAAATTTCCCTATTTGTTGTCTGTTCAAATCAGACCCCGCTTCAACAGCACGTCGCTTGCAGCAGATATACGTTTAGGCGACGTATTGGGTGGTCCTGGTGGACGGCTATCATGCGGCAGGAATGGAGGCCGCTCACAGCAATATTACCAAGATAGTCTGCAAAACTGTCGCTCTTCTGTTCGATTCGGAAGCGCCCACAAAATCCATTTTTTAGAGGTGAAAGAAATGTTCATGCAATCCTTAGAAAACCATCTAAACGAATGTAACAACCGCTCTGTAACAGAAAATGGTGCGGTTGGTTATAAGTCTACAGGCAAAGCCCTCCTTGACCTAAATTTTTTTACCTCCAGTTTGCGCAGCGCAAACGAACAAACCATTATCAGCAAATTCGATGCGGCCTTTCAAGAGAATCCAGAGTTGGCTTTGAAGTGGCTGTTCTTTGCCAGAGATATTCGCGGAGGTATGGGAGAACGCAGATTGTTCCGCGTGATCCTCAGACACCTGGTCGATCAATGCTACATGGTGGTGAAGCCGTTCCTGAAATTGGTCCCGGAATATGGACGCTGGGATGACCTGTGGTGTCTGCTTGACAGCAAAGCCAACAAGTGTGTCGCTGGTATCATCAGGGAACAGCTGGCGCAGGACATGGAGCACATGAAGCATGGCAAACTGGTTTCACTGCTTGCAAAGTGGTTGCCATCCGCAAAAGGAAAGCACAAGGCTGCTGAGGAGAAAGCGAGAAAAATCCTCCAGCTCACTGGCATGTCCAGGCCGCATTATAACAAAACCCTCTCTGCACTCCGACGTTACATCGACATTGTGGAACGCAGAATGTCTGCTCAGCAGTGGGAGTCGATCAACTATGAAGCGGTTCCATCTAAGGCAAACCTAATTTACAATAAGGCTTTTCTTCGTCACGACGAGTCCAGACGCCGCAACTTCTTAGCTGCTGCCAATAGAGGAGAAGTCAAGGTCAATTCCGCAGCGCTGTTCCCATACGAAATCGTGTCGAGATACAATATCAATCGGTATAACAAAACCACTGTTGATGAGAACCTTGAAGCGGCATGGAAGAATCTTCCTGACACCGTTCAAGGAAATGGTAACACAATCGTCGTTGCGGATGGCAGCGGCAGTATGTTGGCAAGGGTTGGTGATACCAAAGTGTCTGCTTTGAACGTAGCAGAATCGCTTGCAATCTATTTCGCGGAGCACATGAGTGGAGAGTTTAAGGACAAGTACATCACCTTCAGCATGAAGCCGCAGCTGGTAGATTTTAGCCATGCACATACGCTGGCTGATAAAATCAATATCGCTAATCGGTACAACGAGGCGGCAAATACCAACATCGAAGCGGTGTTCGACCTGATTCTTGGAACTGCTCTTGCAAACCGCATGAGCCAGGAAGATCTGCCGAAGAATATCCTGATTATTTCCGATATGGAATTTGATTCCTGTGTTTTATACGGATCTACGCGAAACTCATATCGGAACTCTTATGTAAAACCCACACAAACCGACTTCCAGACCATCGCGGACAAGTATCGCCAATACGGTTACAAGCTGCCGAGACTTGTGTTCTGGAATGTTTGCAGCAGAACTGGCACCATCCCTGTCAAAGAAAACGAACTCGGTGTTGCGCTGGTATCCGGTTTCTCGCAGAATGTTGCAAACATGGTCTTGACCGGAGAACTCGATCCGTACCAGAACCTTGTCAACACACTGATGTCGGAACGATATTCCCCAATTAAATTGGTTTCATAATAAATTCTCCTTTCGATCGGGGCGCGTCACCGCCCCGTATCTGGGAACATAGCTTAATAGGCAAAGCGCCGGACAAAAAATCACCGGGTAAAACGCATGTTCTACCGGAGTTGCGGGATCATACCCCGCTGTTCCCACCATCTAAAATTAAAAGGAGGTTGAGCACCTTGCCAATCAATAGTAAAACCACGAAGGCAGAACTGATTGAGATGATTAAACAAAAGGATCAGGAGCTTGCAGAGCTAAAGGCAAATTCCTACAATCCTGAAACACTCAAAGAGGAACACGCCAAAAAGATCGCTATGGAAACTGCCGAGAAGGTAGACCAGCTTGTCACTACCGGCGCAGATAAGCTCATTGAGGAGGTCAAGTCCGTCACTGGAGAGCTTGACGCCAGACGCAAAATCATCGCTGACCTTGACATCGCCATTAACGAAAAGCAGCAGGAGCTTCAAGACCTGTATGGTTTTGAGGAGGGCTTTAACAACCTCGCAGCGTTGGTGGCAGCCAAACATGAGGTTATGGACACACTGGATGCAAAACTCCAGGAACTTAACGACAGCGTAGTTGCTGCTCAGAAAGAAGCAGAACAGGCTATCAAGGACATCAAACAAAGCGTTGAGAAACAAACCAAGGTCATCAAGGCAGACGCAGACATCCAGCGTAGACGTGAGGATGAGGAATACAATTATCAGCTCAAACGTTCCCGCCAGAAGGAAATGGACAGATGGGAGGACGAAAAAGCTCTCAGAGAACAGGAACTGTCCGACCGCGAATATAATCTGTCCACCCGCATAGATGAGCTGCACAAACAGGAAGCGGCATTGCAGGACAGAAAACTGGCCGTTGCCCAGCTGGAGGAAGAAGCAAAAGCATCTTATGATCGTGGTTATGAGGATGCACAGAAAGTTACCGAACAGCTCTGGCAGAATAAGCTGGATCAGCAGAAAGTCGAGTATGAGCACAAGATTGCTATTCTGGAACAGTCTGAGGAGTCCTGTGGTCTGGAAATTGAAAACCTGGATGCTCAGATTGAAAGCCTGAAAGCGGATCTCAACAAAGCTCTGGAACGCAACCATGAACTCTCCAAACAGATTGTGGATGCAATGTCCGTGAAAAACACAAGCGTTATGTACGCAAATCCGGCATACATGCCAGCAGATACCATATCCAACACATCGAAAAGATAGGAGATTCCTATGAAAGTTTTAGTGGTCGTTGATATGCAAAACGACTTTGTAACTGGCGCTCTTGGTACAAAGGAAGCACAGGAAATCCTGCCAAGAGTCCAGGAAAAAATTAACCAGTACGCCCATGAACCCGGCTGCATTATCCTGTTTACACAGGACACCCACGATTCCAAGTATCTGCTCACACAGGAGGGAAGAAACCTTCCTGTTGAGCACTGCATCGAAGGAACAAAAGGGTGGGAGCTGGCAGACAACGATTGGCTCCAGTACAGCATCCCTTACAGAAAAGGGACGTTCGGCTCTGAGAAACTGGTAAAGGATCTGAAATCCGATAATGCACTCTATCGCATTGACAGTATAGAGCTGGTCGGAGTCTGCACCGGTATCTGCGTTCTTGCAAATGCGGTGCTGCTCAAAACCGCATTACCGGAAGTGCCGATCAAGGTTGACGCTTCTTGCTGTGCATGTGTTACGCCGGAGAGCCATCAAACTGCGCTTGCGGCAATGCAGTTGTTACAGATCGAGGTGGTAAACAATGCCGGTATGGATTAACGGCCAAGAGTGGGGGACAGTGCAGTTCCCAAACAGGGAGTATCAATTCAAGACCGTTGACTTCAAAAGAAAAAATCGAATTGTAGTTCAGTGGAAAGACAGCAATGATATTACAAAATTGTTGATGCTGCTTTCCTACTACAAAAAGTCCACAGCATGGTGGGAAAAAGAACTTGAACTGCTGATGCCGTATCTGCCATATTCCAGAGCAGACCGGTACACCTCTCAGCAAGAAATTCCAACCATTGAGTTGCTTGGTGATCTTTTAAAACCATATCCGATTTCCAGTATTGGTGTGATGTCGCCACATTCTGATGCAAGCGATGTTTGTCTGGACAGATTGGTGCATATTCCGACCTTCCTGATGGCAAAAGATGAAGTATCAACACGAACAGTGTTTGAGAATATTGTCTTTAAGCACAATATTGACCGTATTTGCTATCCAGACAAAGGGGCGCAGAAACGATATGGCAGCGTCATTGGATATGAAAAATACTCTTTCCACGGTGATAAGGTGAGAGGGGATGGTGGAAAGCTATCCGACTTTCGACTTGTCGATGCTCCAGATCTGACCGATAAATCGGTTTTGATTATCGATGATATTTGCTCAAAAGGTGGCACCGCGTACAACATTGCATCGCTCATTCGTAAAGCAGGAGCAAAAAATGTTGTCCTCTATGTAGATCACTGTGAGGGTGCCATCTTTGCAGGGAAGATTCTAACTGATAATGTTATCAGCCATGTCTATACGACCAACAGCATAGTACACAGTGGGCACCCCAAAATAACAACGCTGGATGTTATTGCATGGTGTCATGAGGCGGAGGTGAACGAAAATGACAATTAGTCCTTTGCTTCAAACTGACGTATACAAAACAGTGCATCATGAGCAGTACCCGGAGGACACGTCGCATCTGGTGTCCTACCTCATACCAAGAAAAAGCAGAACGGATGAAGATTATCTTATCATGTTTGGGCTTCAGTATTACATCAAGAAGTTTCTGATTGATGACTGGAAGAAAAACTTCTTTGACCTACCGTTTGAGGAAGCAATCAGGCCGTATTCTTACGCAATGCGTTGCCTGCTTGGAAGCCGGTTTGCAGACCGAAAAGATCTTAAACGGTTCAAGGAGCTGCATGACCTTGGTTATCTCCCGCTGAATATTAGAGCACTGCCGGAAGGAACCAAAGTTCCAATTCATGTTCCTATGATCGAGATTACAAACACCGATTCTGATTTTGCGTGGCTTGTCAATTACATCGAAACCTCTATGCAGTGTACCCTGTGGCACATGATGGCATCGGCCAATATCGGATATAAGTTCCGGCAGATTGTGCATAAGTGGTATGACAAAACCGTTTGCGGCGTACCGGAGAAAACTGCTATCTGTGACTTCTCGATGAGGGGTCAAGAAAGCATGGAATCCGCCGCAGCATCCAGTGCAGCATACCTTCTGTCTTTCGATAAAACCGCCACCATCCCGGCGTTCTGGCTGCTGGACGAATATTACACAGCAAACCCCAGAACTTCCTGCACTGGACTTGCTTCCACAGAACATTCCGTCATGTGTTCCAACTTAGCTGTTGACCACAATGAGCGTTCCATGATCCTGCGGCTGCTCAAAGAAATCTATCCAAATGATAACTTTTCAATGGTATCCGATAGCTACGATTACTGGAATCTGGTATGCAACATCCTGCGTGATCCAGAAGTGAAACAGGCTGTTTTGGAGCATAAGGGATTCATCGGGATTCGCGGTGACAGTGGTGACCCTGTTGATATTGTGGCCGGTAAGCTGAACCCAGATCCTGACCAAGAATCTGATCTTGGCACTGTAGAAGTGCTCTGGAACATCTTCGGCGGCACAGTCAATGAGAAGGGATACAAGGTTCTTGATCCTCATATCAAAGCTGTGTATGGTGATGGGATCACTACCGAGAGGGCAGAGGAGATTTACCGCAGGCTGGAAGCAAAAGGCTTTGCAGCCAACAATGTTTCTCTCGGTATGGGCGCATACTCCATGCAATCAGTAAACGGAAAAGAGCCGTTGACCAGAGATACTTACGGCATTGCGGTTAAATCAACAAGCTGTACAATCTCGTACCAAGAGTATCCAATTTATAAGGACCCTAAAACGGACGATCATGAAATGAAGAAAAGTCCGAAGGGAATGTGCTTGGTCTATTATGACGAGAATGGCAATTTGACCTATAAGGATAATCAATATCAAGTAGATATTGACAAAGCCTGGGATGATGACGAGATGTGGAATATTTTCTATAATGGAAACTTTCTAACAACATGGACTCTAGATGAAATCCGAGATCGTCTCTGGGAGGGACATTTTGATGATTGAGATTTATGATTGTAGCGTCTTTAATGTCTTTTCAAATGTGATTGCACATCAAGTCAATTGTCAGGGTGTGATGGGCAGCGGGGTTGCAAAGCAAATAAGAGACAGATACCCGGAGGTCTATACACAGTATAAAGCTGTATGCGAAGCAACAACTGATAAATCGAAACTACTTGGGAAAGCACTGATCGTCGAGCTGCCGGTCAATCGGATGAAGACTGTACGCATAGCAAATCTTTTTGCACAGTTTGATTATAACAGATCGTATCGTCAAAATACGGATGTGTTTACTTCTGTGCCAGATTTCCGCCTCTCCGTTATCAATCTCAAGGATTATGCAAACAAATGGATGCTTGAGAATTGGTGTCATAACTTTTATATCGCCATGCCGTATAATATCGGATGCGGACGGGGAGGAGCAAATTGGTCGGAAATTGAGGAAATTTTGATTGACGAGTTTGCACGATCAGACCGTATTACGTTAAAGCTATGCCGATACAAAGGAGATTAAAATGAACCCATTGCTGATTTTGATGATCTTTGCGGTTGCCGTTGCTCTTTGGTTTGCACTGCGCAAGATTTTTAGACCTTTGGGCGGGTGGCTACTTAGCATCATGCAAGACACAAAGACAATTATAGAGGATAAAGAGGAGGATAAGGACGATGAGTAAAGGAACAGTAGGCGCTGTTGCAGCTGGCGTGGTGGTAGCTGCTTGTGTGATCGGAGGTATCATGAGTATTGAGCGTATCCCTGCCGGTTACGTTGGCATCATCTACAATGCCAACGGAGGTGTTGAAGATGAAACACTCGCACAGGGGTGGCATATCGTTGCACCTTGGAAAAAGGTTAGAGAATATTCCGTCGGTATCGAACAGGGAACATTCTCGGCAGAGGAAGAAAATAGCTTTGAGATTCCAACCAAAGACGGCAAGACCATTACCGTCGATATGGAATACAGCTATCATTTCGACCCTGAAAAAAATACCGATACCTTTAATCAGTTTAAGGGCCAGGATGGCAAGGACATTGAGGAGACATTTATTCGGTCGAAATTGAAAGCTTGGGCAGGAGAGGTCAGTGCCACCTACCCAGTCACAGATATTTTTGGCGACAAGCGTTCAGAGCTGAACAACAAGGTGCAGGAATATGTTGCCAGTGAATTTTCCGAGTATGGCATTGTCATCGACAGCGTAAACTTCACCCGCATTGAAACCGATGCGGAAACTGCCGAAGCTATCCAGAAAAAGGTCAACGCCCAGCAGGAGCTTGAACTTGCACAGATCGAAGCAGAAACTGCACAGGTACAGGCCAATAAGGACAAAGAGGTTGCGCTGATTGCAGCTGAAAAGGACAAAGAGGTTGCTCTGATCGCCGCCGAGAGAGATAAAGAAGTAGCCGAACAGAATGCAGAGGCGGCCAGAATTCGCGGTGAAGGTATCGCAGCAAGCAACAAAGCAATCGCAGAGTCCCTTACTCCAGAACTGATTGAGCGTCAGAAATACGAAAAATGGAATGGTGAGCTGCCGCAGGTACAGGCAGGTAATAACGCCAGCTTCATTGTGGACGTTCCTTCGGAGGTTGAATAATGGGATATGTAATACCAAACAGTCTGTATGGCTACAAGTTCGACGCTAAGGTCGAAGCGCAGTGTATCCAGAAATGGGTTTGGGATTGGATGGCTACCGGCTCCGGCGGTGCCCAAGGCGTTTTGATCGGTATGAGCGGTGGAAAAGATAGTGCAGTTGCGGCAGCGCTTTGTTGTAACGCACTTGGCAACAATGAGGTGCGTGGTCTGATTATGCCGTATGATGCCCCGAATGGAGAAGAACCGGTGTACGACAAAGCCACACAGATTGCCATTGAGACTTGTCAGCATCTCAATATGCAATATTCCATCATTCCGCTATGTTGGCTTATGGATCTGGATTCGTCCATTTATGCGCTCCATATTCAGAATGATGTCGATGCAATTAAAGGCAACATAAAGGCAAGATTACGCATGATGTGCCTATACGCTATAGCACAAGAGATGAGATACCGTGTATGCTGCACTTCAAACGCATCTGAAATCTATCTCGGATACTCCACCAAGTATGGCGATTTTGCAGGTGACTTTGCCCCACTCAGTCATTTAACTGCCTCTCAGGTTATTGAGGTTGGTAGAGCCTTAAAATTACCGGAGCATATCATCTCTCGACCGCCAGAGGATGGGTTGTCTGGTAAAACCGATGAAGCAAACTTTGGTTTTACCTATGAGCAGCTTGACCTTTATCTTACGACTGGCCGGTGCGACGATGAAGAAATCAAAACAAAGATTGAAAACATGCACAGCCGTGGACTGCACAAGAGTGTGCCGATTCCACATCTAACCTAAAATCGAAAAATCCCCGCCCGATGGGCGGGGATGAATCGACTTACTTGATAAGATCGACAACTTCTTCTACTGTCATTCCTTTTTCGATAATCGTGGCGTACAGTTTTTGCAGGTCTGCTGCCTGTTTTTCCTTTTTCAGAGACTCCAGATCTTTTTTCAGAGAGGCGAGTTCTTCCTGTTTCTTCTGGATCAGCTGTTCGGTTTCCATGATTTTTTCGTCAACTGTTTTGACTCTTCTGGCTCTTGCCATATGTCAACATCCTTTCGTTTTTCTTCTATTATAGCCGATTACAACTACAAAAGCAAGATGTTTTTAAAAACTCCAGCGGATTGTCAATCCACCGGCGATCCGCTGTTTTTATAAATAGATATTACCACGTTCATAACGTAGAAAGAAGGTGAAACATTGTTCCCGCAACAAGTATTTAAAACAGAGCTTGAATGGATTCAAGACGAGAAAGTCAACGCTTTTGCCACAGCAGCAGTCAATGCGCTACCAGAATACTTCTACAGCGTTCCGGCATCCAGTACCGGCAAATATCATCCGGCATACGCCACTGGAGAGGGCGGCCTGGTTCGTCATACAAAGGCGGCTGTGATGTTTGCTCATGAGCTGCTTGGCTTGGAGTTTTGGCAACAGGAATTTGATCCTCTGACCAGAGATGAAATCCTCGCAGCTTTGATTCTCCATGACGGCATCAAACATGGCATCCCGAAAGGAAACTTTACCTCCGCCGATCATCCATTGGTTGTTGTCAACTATTTGAAAGGCAAGCCAGAGATCACTTCCCTTGTTGATAAACAGGTATTTGATGACATCTGCGGCATGATCGCTTCTCACATGGGACAATGGAATACAGGTTGGAACGGTGAAGGAGAAATTCTTCCAAAGCCAAAGACAGCGGCGCAGAAGTTTGTTCACATGTGCGATTACCTTGCCAGCCGAAAATGGCTGAATGTCGATTTTGGGGACAACCTGTACCAGCCAAGCGCAGAACCGTCTGTGCAGGATAAAGTGAAGGAGATTATCTCGATCTGCCGAGAGAGTGTGCAGGCCGGGGGAGATCGGGAAGCCCTGTATGAAATCATTAAAAAGCACAATCATGGGAACCGCCAGCCAAATAGTATCACAGATCTGAAGGTGGCGGATGCCATTCTAAGCGAACTCAAGGGAGGTAAATAAATGGAAGAAACTTTGAATCTACCAAACGAAAATCCGGCCAATCCATCAGACTTTGATTGTGTTGGAGTTGCGGATGCAGAACCAGAAAATGCCAGTCTCTTACTGGGATCGATGGACTATACCGAAATTGTTGGTACATATGAGATGCGTAAAGAGATGTTCGCTGCGTGGGCGCAGTTTGTGGGAGAAGTCGTCAACCCTCTGAAAACCGCAGCCAACTACAACAAAGGCAACTATGCTCCGCTTGACCAGGTGCTCAACGAAATCCGTCCGAAACTTGCAGAACATGGTTTTGGTCTGATGCAAAATCCGGTAGTAGATGGCAACAAGGTAACAATCACGACCATCCTGACTTTCCAGAATGGTGCCTGCATTGTGTTCCCACCGTTGTCCATGAACGCTGCAAAGGATGATCCGCAAACCCTGATTGCTACTGTCACCTACGCCCGCCGTGCCGCACTAAATGCAATCTTTGCCTTGTATGGAGAAAACGATGATGACGGCAATGCAGCCAGAGGTTCCGGTAAAAAGAAATCTGCCAAGGTAAGCGAACTGGATAAGAAGAAACAGGAAGTCGTGGAGTTGTGCCGCCAGCGTATTGCAGAGGGAATCAACAAGGATACCATCTACAACATCATCAAAGAAAACAACAATGGCAACCGCCAGCCAAACGCAATTCCTGATGTCGTCACCTGCGATAAGGTCATCGAGGAAATCAATAAACTGTAATAGGGAGTGTATACGATATGCTACAAAATGGATCGATTGTAAAGCTCTGGGAGTTTGAGGACAAGGGTAAGTATTCTGTTGTTAGCCTGAGCCAGAGCCAGAAAGATAAGCAAACCGGAAATTATGTTACCAAGTTTTCCAGTAAATTCGTCCGCTTTATTGGTGCGGCGCACGATAAACTCAAACAGTGCTCTAAAGGTGAGCGTGTCAAAATCGTTAACTTCGGTGTTGAGAATCGCTACGATAAAGAGAAGAACACAACCTTCACCAACTTTATCGTGACCGACATTGAGGCGCTGGAGACAAAACAGCCAGCAAACCAGACCCCAGCCAATGAAATCGAGGATGATCCATTTTAATGGATAGTCTTTACAAAGACAAGCTTGACAATAGAAGATGGTCTTTTTCTTCGGTCAACTGCTACAATACTTGCCCTAAAGCGTTTTACTTAACCTATCTGAAGGAGCAGCCCAAACAGGATAATGCTTTTGCTCAGTGGGGTACATTTGGACACTCTCTTCTGGAGCGGTATTACAGGGGAGCACTGGAATTGTGGGATTTAGGTGAGAAGTACAGAGAAGAATACGATACGGAAGTTACAGAAGAATTTCCTTACCACATGGCGGACAGTTACTACCATTCTGGCGAGGAATACTTCGACAACTTTCAGGGTGATTTTGAGGGATGTCAGATCCTTGGTGTTGAGCAATATGTGGAGCTTGATATTCGGGGATATACATACATCGGCTATATCGATCTGCTGGTCAAGGACGATAAAGGGTATATCATCTGCGATCACAAAAGCAAAGCGGGATTTAAGACAGAAGAAGAAAAACACGATTACCTCCGGCAGCTCTATCTTTACTCTCTGTATGTTAAACAGCAATACGGAGAGTACCCATATAAGCTTATCTTCAATATGTTCCGCAAGGGAATTTGGGTCGAAGAACCATTTCAGGAATCTGCGTTGCAGGAAGCAGTAGACTGGTTTGTGGGGAACATTCAGAAGATCTATCAGGATGAAAAATTTAAGGACAGAATCGCAATCGATTACAAGTCAAAGGGCAAGCTCCTGAAAGACTTCACGCAGAATGACTTCTATTGCAACTATATCTGTAGTGTTCCATGCCGCCGCAGCATCCGTTATGACGATGGAGGTCATTCCGAATACTGGGCCAAGTATTGGCAGCGGAAAAGAGGTGAGTAGACATGATAATTGACCACGACAAGGTGATGGAAGCAAAGGAAATCCTAGGTGACCGAAATGCTACCCTGATGGCAGAAATGTTGCAGCTGGAGGACTATGACGAAAACAATATGAAAGCACTCTGCTGCTTTCATCATGAAGACACGCCAAGCCTCATCTACAACCCGAAAAACTACACATTCCACTGCTTTGGTTGCCAGAAAACGGTTGACATTCTTGATGTCTATATGCAGACGCAGCACCTTACCTATATCGAGGCAGTACAAAAGCTCTTTGAAGAAGCCGGTATCCACTACAGTTTCGGAGAAGCGAATGTTCGCACCCGACACCAGTACATCTATCCACAGGAAGTCAGCAAAGATAACGATATGACGCAGGTATATGAGTACATGGCAAGCCGGGGAATCAGTAAAGAAACGGTTGATTACCTCGACATCCGGTCTGATGGGGAAGGGAATATGGTGTACAACTACTATGACACCAACGACGTCCTCACCAACGTTAAGTACCGGCCAGCGAGGAAGGTTCGCAAAGGAACAAACAAGTGTTGGGCGCAGAAGGGTGCAGACACTACGCCACTTCTCTATAACATCAATAGGATAAATACAGGGGAGTCTATTACGATTGTAGAAGGAGAGAACGATCTAGCTGCCCTTATTGAATCCGGTATCCACAACGCCGTTTCTGTTCCCTTTGGAGCCGGAAACTTCTCCTGGATTCAGGAGAACTGGGACTGGCTGGAACAGTTTGACAACATCATCATCTGTTCTGATAACGACGAACCTGGAATCAAGATGCAGAAAGAATGTGTCTACCGGCTGGGTAGCTGGCGTACCAAGGTTGTGGATATTCCACAAACTGTCACCTCTCAGTTTACAGGGCGCAAGGTGGCCGTCAAGGACATCAACGAAGTGCTGTATTACTGTGGAAAGGAAGCTGTGGTCAACCTCATCGCCAACGCCAAAGATACGCCGGTTCCATCTTTGATCGACTTTGCGGATGTAAAGGAAATCGACCTATCAGACATTGAGGGTATCACCGTTGGTATCAACGACATCGATAAAGAAATCATGCGGCTGTTCTACTCCAGTTTGACGATACTCTCTGGTACGCCGGGTTCCGGTAAGACGTCTTTCCTTTGCCAGCTTGCCGCACAGTCCATCGATCAGGACAAGCCTGTCTGGATGTTCAGCCGTGAAATGCCTGATTGGCTTACCAAAAACTGGATTGAGTACATTTTAGCAGGCAACCGGCACATCACGCAGTTTCAATCAAATAGCGGGGCTGCGTATTGGAAGGTTAATGAAGATGCAAAGCGTGAGATTTCCCGCCATTATCGGGAGCAGCTTATGATCTATCGTGACCAATTTTCCAATAAACTGCAAGACCTGCAAACCTCCATGGAAGACTCAGCCAGAAAATACGGCAGCAAGCTGTTTATCATTGATAACTTGATGACCGTTGATCTGGATGCGACCAGCGAGAGTATGAATGAAAAGCAGACAGAGTTTGTCCAGTGGTTGATCCAGTTCGCGATGAAGTATAACGTGGCAACGGTGCTTGTCTGCCACCCCAGAAAACTCCAGCCGGGTGTTACCAATGTTGGAATGTACGACATCAGCGGCACCTCCAATATCATCAACCTTGCGCACAGAGCCTTTGGTTTAAAGCGTGTCACAAAAGCAGAAAAGGAGGGTGTCCGTAAACTGGATAATTCTGGATGGAAAGTAAAGCCTGTCAAATACGACGTCCGCTTTGAGATTATTAAGGACAGGCTGCGGGGTAAGTCCAATCTGGAAGTTGGCCTTTACTACGATGTACCAAGCCGCCGATTCTTCACAACGCCAGAGGAATACGAACACCAATATCTTTGGGATAAAAACGTCTACAAAGACCATCTACCATATCCAATTACAAATGATTCGGAGGTGTTTGGCTAATGGATAATTACGTTACCTATCATCTGCACTCCAGCTACAGCCTTTTGGATAGCTGCACTCGCTTCCAGGATTATGTGGACTACGCGGCCAGCCTTGGTCAGAAAGCCATCTGTTTTACAGAGCATGGCAACATTTATAACTGGACAAAAAAGAAGCTATATTGTGAGAGCAAAGGCTTAAAGTATCTGCATGGCGTTGAGGTATACCTCACAGAAAGCCACATTGACAGACAGCGCGATAATTACCATACAATCCTGATTGCGAAGAATGAAGATGGCGTCAAGGAAATCAATACGCTTGTCAGCAAGTCGTATAATGCAGGCCAGTACATAGAACCGATTGACTCCACCGATCACTTCTATTACAAACCTCGTATCTCTTTTGACGAGTTTTTCCGTATTTCCTCTAACGTCATCAAGATCAGCGCTTGCCTTGCTTCTCCGCTCAACCGCTTGCCTGTAACACACCCGCTGTACAAAAAGCTGGTGCAGTCTTATGACTATCTGGAGATCCAGCCGCATATCCACAGTCAAGAGCAGATTGCCTATAACCGGCATCTCTTGCAGCTCTCGCAGCAGTATTGCATCCCGCTGATTGCTGGCACCGATACGCATAGCTTAAACGCTTATAAGGCAGAGTGCCGCACCGTCTTGCAGTACGCCAAGGGTATCGAGTTTGGTTCGGAAGATGAGTTCGATCTAACCTATAAATCCCTACCGGAACTGATTGAGATGTTCCGGAAACAGGACGCCATCCCGGAAAAGGAGTGGATGGAGGCCATCGAGAACACCAACCGCATGGCAGACAGCGTAGAGGAGTTCGATCTGGATGTCAGCTTCAAGTATCCAAAACTCTATGGAGATTCCGAAGCAGACAAAAAGATGCTGCTTCAAACAGAGCGACAGCTCTATACTGAAAAGCGGGAAAAAGGGATCATCCCAGACAGCCAGGCACAAGCCTTTATTGACGCTATGCAGGAAGAAAACCGTGTCTTTGAAAAGGTAGATATGATGGGCTTCATGCTATTTATGTCAGAGATGGTGCGCTGGGCAAAGTCCCATGATATTCCGATCGGTTTCAACAGGGGTTCTTGCGGCGGTTCGAGAGTAGCCTATGTAACGGACATTATTGACCTTAACCCGGAACAATGGCATACCGTATTTTCTCGATTCTGCAATGAGGACAGAAAAGAGATCGGTGACATCGATATTGACGTTGCTCCAGATGACCGCGACAAGATTTACCAATACATCATCAACCGGTTTGGGTCCAACAAGACCGCTTATATCCTCGCAATCGGCACCATCTCAGAGAAGGGTACGATTGATGAGATCGGCAGGGCATTAGCTAATATTTGGGAAAAGGATAACCTGATCGACGAAAAGGTGATCCGGCGCAAAATCAAAGAAGCAAAGGCCACTGGTGAAGACCCGTCAAGTCTGGAAGCCGAACTTGCGAAAGCAAAGGAGCGCAACGCAAAGCGTTCTAAGCAAAACCCTTACGCATTGGATAAGATTGCAGAGATCAAAAAAGAGTATGCTGTCAATCCGAATAAGGCAAAGAAAGACCACGCCGATGTGTTCTATTACTTTGATGGGTTGCTCAATACGCCAATCTCGCAGTCGATGCACCCGGCAGGAATCGTGGCAAGCCCCATTACTTTGTATGATAACTATGGCGTACTGGTAAGCGACGGTAAACTGATCCTACAAGTTGATATGGATTGCGTACACGATGTGTCGCTGGTTAAGTACGACATCCTTGGCCTTGAAAATATCGGTATCATCCGAGATGCTTGTCAGATCGCTGGCCTGCCTTATCCGAAATCGCATGAGATTGATTGGGATGACCAGTCTGTCTGGAAAGATATGTTGAGAAGTCCGGTGGGTATCTTTGAGTTTGAGTCGAAATTCGGCTTCGATATGCTTAAAAGGTATGAACCGCATTCTATCTTTGATATGTCTCTGGTAACAGCAGCGCTTCGTCCATCTGGAGCATCATACAGAGATGATTTGATGGCTCACAAACCCCATCATAATCCATCAGCACTGATTGACGATCTGCTGGCTCATAACTATGGCTACCTGATTTATCAGGAGGACGTTATCAAATTCTTGACCGACATCTGCGGATTCAGCGGATCGGATGCAGATAACACCCGCCGCGCTATTGCCAGAAAAGATGAAGCCAGATTGCAGAAAGCACTCCCGCAAATTCTCGAAGGATACTGTGAGAAGTCAATCCAGCCTAGAGAAGTTGCGGAACAGGAAGCACAGGAGTTTGTTCAGATTATCAAGGATGCTTCCTCGTATATGTTTGGATTAACGATTAGTCCATTCTTTGTGAACTCTATTGCTCAGAGGTGTTGCGTTTTACGCAGCTAACGGTATCAGTTGAATAAGACTGCTGCATGAAGTCCTACAGGAAGATATGCAGCCATGGAACAAGACGAAGCAGCTGACTAAGAGAACCTACGGTCTGTATAACAGATAGCAGGCAATACCGTGTCAAGCCTTTGCAGGAAGATGTAACGACTATCCCGACAGGGAGTACGCCGGAGGATGAGCTGCCGGTGGAAGTGCAAAGATGAGCTTTATGCTCAGAGATATAGTCTGCGCCGCATCGAAAGAGCGGATTACGCGACAATCATTCAATTGGCTACTGCATGATCGGTTATCTGTGTGCCTATCTGCGCTACTACCATCCAGGAGCGTTTATCGCTTCCTACCTCAATCATGCTGACACTGACGAAAAACAAGCTGGAGGAAGCAGCCTTGCAAGCCTTTACAAAATCAGAATTATCCATCCTAAGTTTGGCAGTTCAAAGAGTGCTTTCGCTTTCGATCCAGATACTAACACCATCGCCAAAGGTATTGATTCTGTTAAGTACCTCAACCCTCAAATTGCGGACACCCTTTATAATATGGCGCATCAAAGAGCGTATCATAGCTTCACCGATCTGATCTGTGATGTCGTAAGCAATAAGGTAATGGACGCAAGACAAACAGATGTTCTTATCAAGATTGATTACTTTGAGCAATTTGGTAACCAAACAGAGCTTCACCGAATTTACCAGATGGCAGAAACCTTCAAGTTTGGTGACTCCAAACAGGTCAAGAAGGATAAGATTGCCGGTAAGTTCTACGAGGATACTTTAATCAAGTATGTTGACCTCCCGGCTGCTGAAGACTCCAACATCTACAAATTCAGAACTGGTATTGATGATGAGTCACTTTTGGCCGAAGCCAAAGAACTCAAATCCCGAAAGAAAAAAGCTACTCCAGAGGAGAAGATAGGGATTCAGCTGCGTTTGGCAGAGATTAAAGAAATCATCGATGCTGCCATCAAGCGTACAGTGATTGCATTCTTGCGTGAGTGTGAGGAGGTCATCAAGGAACAAGGGCTGGACGATGTTCCGCTAAAAACCAAGATGCTCAATCAAAAAGAGTTTATGGGATATGTCGATATTGTGACCGGTAAAAAAGAGGATCGCACTCGCCTGATGATTTTAAGCCGCTTCCCACTGAAAAGCAAAAAAGACGGGGAAATCTGGGCCTACAGTATCATCACAAAATCCATCGGTACAGGCAAAGAAGCAAAGTTTACTGTTCCGATTAAGGCTTTTACAAAGCAGCCGGTAGACAAGGGCGACATCATCCAGGCTCTTGACTTCTCAGCAAAGACAGGGAAGGATAACGCAAAATATTGGTGGATGTATGATTACATCAAGGAGGTCGTTTGATGAAATCAAGTTACCACATGAAAAGAAAAGCAGCTGACAGGCTGTGGAAGCTGGCGTATCAAAAGAGATATGACGATACAGAACCGTTGCTTGCGGAGGGAACCAAGGTCAAACTGGACGTTGATAAAATCCTGTCAACAAAGCAAAGACGGCATCTCTCACAAAAATATATCGACTTTGTGAACACACACAAAGATGATGTGTTCACAGTCGAATATGAAAGCAGGTTTGGAGATGAACCAAGCATAGTCCTTTTAAAAGAAGACGATACAGACCCCAAGTGGCTCTGGTGGGCAGGTGAACTGATTGCAGTATAAGGAAGGGAAAATGACAAGTAAAGATATTATTAAGCTGACTGCGTTGGATCAATATTCCAAAGTAATGAGGAACCCTTATGTTCATAACAATCTGATGTTCTTGACATTGGGTGGAAGTCACTCTTACGGGACCAATACACCGACTTCTGATATTGACCTACGAGGTTGTGCTTTCATGCCCAAGGAGGTTCTTCTGGGAACAAAGAACTTTGAGCAGGTCGTTGACAACCTCACAGACACTACGATCTACTCCTTCAACAAGCTGGTTTCTCTGTGTGCCGCTTGCAACCCCAACACGATTGAGATGTTGGGATGCAGGCCAGACCAGTACCTTTTCTTTGATGACATGGGCAGGGAATTTGTAGATCACCGCAAGATGTTCCTTTCCAAAAAAGCGGTGTATAGCTTTGGAGGCTACGCAAACCAGCAGCTGCGCCGTTTGGAAAACGCTCTATGCAGAGATGTTCCTCATTCCCAGAAGGAGCTGCACTTACTCAATACGATTCAGTCTGCTATGCAGTCTTTCCTGTCAAAGTATGAGAGCTTTGATGATGGTAGTATGAACCTCTATATCGATCAGGCGGTAGACCCTGAACTGGAAACCGAAATCTTCATTGATGTTGATCTACATCATTATCCGTTGCGGGATTATAAATCTATCTGGTCGGAAATGAACAACATCGTCAAAGATTATGGGAAGCTGGGAAAGCGCAACAAAAAGAAAGATGACGAACATCTCAATAAACATGCGATGCACCTTGTTCGCCTTTACCTGACTTGCTTCGATCTATTGGAAAAGGGTGACATTATCACCTACCGAGAGAACGATATTCCGATGCTGATGGAGATTCGTAATGGTAAATATCAGAAAGAGGATGGGAGTTATGACCCAGTTTTCTTTGAGATGATCGATGAAATGGAACGCCGGTTACAATATGCAGCTCAAAATACAGTACTGCCGGACAAACCTGACTATAAACAAATAGAGGAATTTGTGATCAGTGTAAATGAAAGGAGGTTGAAAGATGGCGCAGTTTAATAATATTCCAAGTAACGTACTGTTTGCTTTGGACGAACTGGAAAAGGCAGGGTATGAAGCGTATCTGGTTGGCGGTTGTGTCAGGGATATGGCGGCTGATAAAACACCGCATGACTACGACATTGCAACCTCTGCAAAACCGGCAGAGGTGATGGAAGTGTTCTCCACCTACACCGTCGTTCCTACCGGTATTAAACATGGCACTGTCACCGTCATCCTGGAAGATGATGCCATCGAAGTTACTACTTACCGGATCGATGGAGAATATTCTGACGGCAGACATCCTACTGAGGTGCAGTTCGTCACGTCGCTGGAAGAAGATTTAAGCCGCCGGGACTTTACCATCAACGCTATCGCTTACCAACCAAGGTATGGAAAGATTGTAGATCCTTTCGGTGGTTTAAGCGATCTTGCACAGCGGCGCGTCAAGGCAGTTGGAGACCCAAACAAACGGTTTCAGGAAGATGCGCTGCGGATCATGCGGATGTTTCGCTTTTATCTGATGCAGGGTAGCAAGGCCAGTATCGACGCCTATACCATGCAGGCAGCTTGTGATTGCATGGATGGGTTGACCAAAGTTTCTCCAGAAAGAATCCACGATGAACTAAACAAGATTGTGCTGCTTCTCAATCGCAGCAACTACCTGATGCCAGAAGTGATTATGCCGTTTCAAAGGATGCTGAAAACCGTCATTCCTGAGATTACAGATTGTATCGGTTTCGCACAGAATAATCCATATCACGATTTGTCTGTATTCTCACATAGCATCAAAGCGCTGGCAATGATCGACAAAGAAGCGCGTCAGGCATTGCCTTTAAAGCTGGCTCTGCTCCTGCATGATATTGCCAAACCTCGAACAGCGACCATGGAGGAAACAGGAATGATGCACTTCTATCATCATGCCTCGAAGGGTGCTGAGATGGCAAAAGAAATCATGCAGCGGCTGCGTTATGACAACTACATGATAAACAAAGTTGTGGAGTTGATCCAGTACCATGACTGCGAAATTCCTAAAAGCAGGGCGGCGGTCAACAGGTTAGCCAACAAGCTGCATTACAATGACTTTGTAACTCTGATGCAGATGCGGTGGTGTGACATTATGGCGCAAAATGCTCTGCATCCTACATGGGCAGCAAGGCTGGAAACCGCAGATCAGGCCGCCGAGCTATACGAAAAAATGCAGAAAGAAGGAGAAGTGTTCTCCTTGAAGAATCTTGCCATCGATGGAAACGATGTGTTGAGCTTAGGTGTGTTGCAGGGCGCAGAGGTAGGAATGTACCTCAATGTTGTACTGAACCAAGTCGTTTCTGGCTGTTTGGCAAACGAACGCGACATCTTGCTGAAGCACTTAAAAATTTTGGTGGAAGAATCGGAGAACGAAACATTTTTCTGCTAAGTAAAGGATGATAACAATGACTCTTGCACAGCTTAATAATGTAGTTGATCAGCTTAAATCCACCTCCAGTTTGACCGGCAAGCAGAAGATTCTTGCCGCCAATCGATACGACGGATTACTCCGAAAGATGCTTCAATTTGTCTATGATCCAAATGTCGTAACTGGTATCAGTAATAAGAAACTGGAGAAGTGGGTCGCCCCTGTAAAGATGGCAGGGGATAGCCCAACAACAATCTTTAGCAATCTGCTGGATTATCTGAAAGAACATAATACCGGAAGGGATAACGATGTTGGACTTTGCCAGTACGCAATTGAACAGGCCGGACAGTATGGACAGCTGGTGAGAGATGTGGTCACCAAATCCCTCACTGTAGGCTGTCAGGCCAAGATGCTCAATAAGGTCTATGGTGATGATTTCATCCCAAAATGGGAGGTGCAGCAGGCATATCCGATTGATACTGCAAAGCTCAGAAAGGGAGAATGGTTCTCTTTGTCGGAAAAGCTCAACGGCATCCGAGGTACATATTACAAAGGAAGAATCATCAGCCGCCAGGGACAAGAGATTACCGGTCTTGACCATATTATCAAGGCTATTCAAGATGCGGGGTATAGGTATTATGTGTTGGATGGCGAACTTCGCCGCCGCAATATCGACCACATCCCAGACAATGAAAACTTCCGTATTGGAACCGGTATCATCAACTCCGATGGAGACAAGTCTTGCATCGATTTTACGATTTTTGATATGCTGACAATCCTAGAATGGGAGAACGAACTTACAAACACTTACAGGCTTCGTAGAGACCGATTGAAGGGGTTGGAAAGCAAACTTGCCTCCATGCCTGAAAACGCCCCTATCAAGGTTGTACCGCTGCTCTACGAGGGCACAGATACAAAGATGATTGATGTGATGCTGGACAAGATGGTTGCAGAGGATAAAGAAGGATGTATGCTCAACCGCGACACGCCATATCAAAAGAAACGCAACAAAGGTATTTTAAAGGTTAAGCGATTCTATACCTGCGATCTGCAAGTGTTGAGACTGGAAGAGGGTCAAGGAAGACTGGCCGGGACCTTGGGTGCTTTTGTGGTGGACTATAAGGGCAATGAGTTGTCCGTTGGTTCCGGCATGACAGATGAGCAAAGAGAACAGTTCTGGGCAAGCCGAGATAACTTGACTGGACGGATTATTGAAGTCAAATACAAAGAAGTGTCGAAGGATAAAAAGACAGGAAAAGAAAGTTTGCAATTTCCAATTTTTGTTGGCTTGCGAGAAATCGGCAAAGAGGTAAGTTACGGATAATGTACAGATGTTTGGACTGTAAGTTTGAATTTTTAAATCCAGTACGGTACATTGAACGCCATAGCGAAGACTACCGCGAAGAATGGTATGGATGCCCAAGATGTGCTGGTGCTTATGAGGAATTGGAGGGGAGTGATTTGTTTGCAGATAACAAAGATGATTCTGACGATGGGGGATGATGCTCCTGGTTGACCTAGTACGCCAACGTCTGCGTAAAGAATTTGCGCAGTTTGAAATAGATAAAATGTGTGAACGCTACGACGATGAGTGCGGCGAGTGTATCACACGCAAGGCTACCGAGGTAGAGATGAGACGTATAGGCCGTAAAGAGCCAACAGAGACGGAAACTTACCTCGATAAGCCTCATAAGTGGTGGAAAGACACCGAAGACAAAATGTACGGGAGAAGGTGAAATATGAGACTTTTAATGTTGTTCCGGGGCGCACCTGGCTGCGGAAAGTCAACTTTTATTAAGGACATAGGCTGGGAACCTTATGTGATCTCACCTGATAATATTCGGATGATGTTCGATTCGTTATCCATGCAGCCGGACGGCAGCGTAGGAATTTCCCAGAAGAAAGATGCTAAGGTATGGGGGTTTGTTTACCAGCTTTTAGAGCAGCGTATGAGCAATGGTCTGTTTACCGTTGTTGATTCCACAAATTCAAAATCTGAAGAAATGTCAAGGCTAAAGAACTTGGCCTCTAAATATAAGTATCGTGTTGCTCTAATCGATATGACCAGCATCCCAAAAGAGACGGTTATCATGCGTAATATGGAACGTCAGCCTAGTTATAAAGCTGTGCCGCTTGATGTAATTGACCGGCAGTACGCAAGATTCCAAACAGAGAAAATTCCAAGCGGTATTACGGTGATTCCTTTTACAGATCCACAAGAAACTAGATATAAGGTTCGTGAGATGATGCAAGTAACCCCTATCTGTCTCGATCAGTACAGACGTATTGTGCATGTTGGAGATATTCATGGATGCGCCACTGTCTTGAAAGAAGCAATTCCTGAGATCGATCCTGATACAATGTATATTTTCTGCGGAGATTATTTGGATAGAGGTCTCGAAAACGCAGAGGTTGCAAATATGTTGCTGGATTGGTATGAACTGCCAAACGTCATGCTGCTGGAAGGAAACCATGAGAAATGGTTGGAGCGGTATGGTACAAACAGAGAGATTACCTCCAAGGAATTTCTGTATCATACTGAACCACAACTTGCAAAAGCTGGTGTCAGTGCTGGTAAGCTTCATAAACTATATAGACGATGTGCTCAGATGGCTTACTATACCTTTCATGGCAATCTGGTTATGGTATCGCATGGCGGTATTCCAGTGCTGATTGGCGATCAAAGATACCCTACCAGAGATTTGATTCATGGCATCGGCAAATATGAAGACATCGGCGCTGTGATGGAAACCTTCAATAACCGTTATGGAAACAGCAAGGTGTATCAGGTTTGCGGACATAGGAACCCAGCGAACCTCCCAGTTCAAAATGGCAACTGTTGGTTGCTGGAGGGCGGAGTCGAAAGAGGAGGTTACCTCAGAACTGTAGTACTGGATGAAATCGGTTGGTGCTCATATCTCTACCAGAACACAGTGTACGATCAGCGTTGGACAGTGGGTGCAGAGGAAGTCCAATCGGTTGAGAGTGACGAAGCGATGATCCTCAAAGCTATGCAGCAAAACCCCGACATTGTAGAGCGCAAATTCGGCAACATCTCATCGCTTAACTTTAGTAGAGATGCCTTTTATAAAGGACATTGGGATAACATGACCGTTAGAGCTAGAGGTCTATTCTTTAATAATGAAACCTATGAGGTTGTAGCAAGAGGATATGATAAGTTCTTTGCAATAGAGGAGCGGCCAGAGACAAGAATCTCTGTTTTGACCGAAACACTGAAGTTCCCGGTTGAGGTGTATCAGAAAGAAAACGGATTCCTCGGTATTGCTGCTTATGATAAAGAAAATGATGCTGTCATGTATCTAACAAAAGGCAATAAGGGCGGAGAGTATGCACAGCTCTTTGAAAGGATTTTTAAAGAGACAGGTTGTAACGAAGATTATTTGAAACTTCTTGTAAAATCCGGCCACTCTGTTCTGTTTGAAGTGGTAGATCCGGTACACGATCCCCATATCATCAAGTACGACCAGGCCAATATTTACCTGCTGGACTTTGTTGAGAACAAACTAAACGATGCAGGGTTTGTTGGGTATACCGAGTTGAAAGCAATGGCGCAGGAGTTGGGTTGCCCTTGCAAGAAGCTGGTAACAACATTGGTGGACAAAGCAGCATGGCTTAATTTCGTAAGTGCTTTGGATGATGCACTTGTTACGTCGAATGGAGAGTTCTTTGAGGGATTTGTTCTGCAAGACGCGGCTGGCATGAGATTGAAATATAAAACCGACTACTACAGAACCTGGAAGTCTCTCAGAGAGGTTGCCAGAAAGGTAAAGCGGTACGGCAGACTCACTTCCAGTAGGAGTCTTTACAAGCCGATTATGATCCACTTTTATCACTGGGTTAAAAAGTATTACGAGGAACATCCAGAGAGCGAAGCAAGTATCATCAATCTCAGAGATATGTTTGAAAAAGAGGTACGATATGAAAGTTAAACTTTTAGCATATACGCCTAACCCTGAAAAGGTAGTCGCAGCTGCGGCAAAACTCTGTTACAGCAAGGTTGATATTGAGACTATTATGGATGGTCTGACAGATGAAAAGGTCACAAAGTTTCTGAGTACTCTGGTTGAGAGAGGTCACATGAGTCCGTTTGAACACGCCAGCTTTACCTTTGGCATTGAAGATGTGAGCCGTTCCTTTTTAGCGCAGATGAGCCGTCATCGGATCGCTAGTTTTTGTGTAAGTGGTGACACTGTTGTTGGATATAACGAACGTAATAGGCGCATGACAATCAGAGAACTATACGAAAAAACACCACAGTATCAGCATATGACAAAGTTGCGTAGTGTAGACGAATCTAGCAAAGAAATTGTGAACAATCATTTGCTGAGCGTTTGGCAAAGCGGGATCAAAGAAACGTATTGCTTAACAACACTAGATGGTTATCAAATTAGGGCTACCGCAGAACATAAGTTTTTAACTACTAAGGGATGGAAGCGCCTTGGAGATTTGCAAATTGGAGACACTCTGTATACAAATGGAGTGGACGCATATCAGTCTCCTGAATGGCTTAATTATCATTACAACATTTTAGGTGAAAGCCAATCAGAGATAGCAGATTTATGCGGTGTGTCTAAACACACGATTAGGAAATGGGTGAGCAAATTCCACCTTCAAAAACCAATGGGTAGTTGGAGTATCGGAAAAGAACCGCATAACAAAGGTAAAACAAAAGATAGCTATGAGCCTATGAGACGTACCAGTGAAAAAATGACGGGGAATCACAATGCGCAGTATAGAGAATATAAGATCAACGAAGATCCCGAAACCATATCTGGTGGATATTTCGTGACACACAGGAAAAATCCAAAATGTGGTGTTTGCGAGGTTTGCGGTGAAGTTGGATATACCGAATTGCATCATAAAGATCGGAATCCTAAAAACTGGTCGCCTGATAATGTTGAAGAATTATGTATGATATGCCATAAACGGAGACATCTGCATGATCGGATCAAAGCTGTAAAACCATCGGTGATCGCATCGATTGAGTTTTATGGAGAAGAGATGACATACGACATTGAAATGCAAGCACCATATCACAATTTTGTTGCAGATGGTTTTATTGTACATAATTCAGTCCAGTCACAACGCTACGTCCATGACAACTTTGGAGCAGTTGTACCAGAAGCAATCAAAGAGAACGCCGGGTGCAACGATATTTATAAGCAAACAATCGAAGCCCTTTACAACATCTATGACGGTCTTACAGAGACTTTGCAAAACCAGTATATCAGTGATGGTATGGACGCAAAAGCCGCTGAGAAGAAAGCCACAGAGGACGCCAGATACATCCTGCCGAACGCTGCCTGCACCAAAATGATTGTAACAATGAACGCAAGAGAGCTAATGCACTTCTTTAATTTGCGATGTTGCTTCAGGGCACAACAAGAGATCAGAGCGGTCGCGGATGAAATGCTCAGACAAGTTAAGGAGGTTGCCCCGACGATCTTCAAAAATGCTGGTGCGCCTTGTGTGTCAGGGCCATGTCCAGAAGGGAAGTTCAGTTGTGGACATCCTAGAGGGGGCAGCAATGATCAATAAAGCTCTGTTTAGTTCTGAGAAAACCGATTGGTGTACGCCGCAGCAATTCTTTGACAAACTAAACGAAGAATTTCACTTTGTTTTAGACGCTGCGGCTACATATAAAACCAGCAAATGCGACAAATGCTTTACTCCTAAAGAAGATGGACTAAAGCAAAGCTGGGATGTGGGGGGGGGCGGTGTATTGCAATCCCCCGTATGGTAGGTATATTACCGGCCAATGGGTAAAGAAAGCCTACGAAGAATCGTTGAAGGGAATTACAATCGTGATGCTGATTCCGTCGCGCACTGATACGCAATGGTTTCATGATTATATCTACGGAAAAGCGGAAATCAGGTTTGTAAGAGGTAGACTGAAATTTACAGACGACGACGGAAACGCTCTTGGTACAGCGCCGTTCCCTTCGATGGTAGTTATTTATAACCCTAGAAAGGCAGGTGAGTAAATGTCTTATAACATCTATCTGATTGTGGGAAAAAGTGGAACAGGCAAGACAACAATGGTGAATCGACTTCAAAATCTTGGTCCACAGGTGCAGTCTTATACCACCAGACCAAAGCGCAGCGAAGATGAAACAGGTCACATTTTTGTGACCGATGAGGAGTTTGATAAGCTGCAAAACATCTGTGCCTATACAGAGTATAACGGATACCGTTATGCAGCTACACAGGAACAGGTGGATAACGCAACCTTCTATGTTATCGATCCAGAGGGTGTCTGGTATTTTGTGGACCATTACAAAGGCGAAAAGGAAATCCGCTGTGTGTACATTAAAGCAAGCCTCTGGAGAAGATTCTGGAGACTGCTAAAAAGAGATGGCTTGATAAAAGCGATTAAGCGGATCTGGATTGACCATTTCGCTTTTGATGGCTTTGAGGTCGCAACAAAAACTGTGATCGTCAACCATGATTTGAAAGAGGCTACCGATACATTGCAGTGGTATGTGGGAAATCAGGAGTTCTTGACATATCAAGACAGATTGGAGGAATCGAATGAAAATTGAAGAATGGCTCGGAGAGCAAAACACGCTGGGAATTGACATCTGGAAAAGAAAATACCAGTACGAGGGTGAGAGTTTTGATGCTTGGCTGGATCGCGTCAGCGGCGGCGATGAGGATGTCAAGAGACTGATTAAAGAAAAGAAGTTCCTGTTCGGAGGAAGGATTCTGGCGAACAGAGGATTAAAGAAGAAGGGCATTCGCACTACCTACTCGAATTGCTATGTCGTCTCTTCTCCAGAGGATAATATCGAATCTATCTTTGACGCCGCAAAAAGATTAGCAAGGACATACTCGTATGGTGGCGGTTGCGGAATTGATATTAGCAACCTTGCGCCGCGCGGAGCATCTGTTCACAATTCTGCTAAAGAAACCAGCGGATCGGTATCCTTTATGGATCTTTATTCACTTGTAACAGGTTTAATTGGGCAAAATGGTAGACGTAAACAAATTCAAGCGTCTCACGAAAAAGTTGGAGTAGTGAGATAATGGAGAAAAGTGAACTAGAATCGTTATTAAAAGCTGGTATGAGCACTAGGGAAATGGAACCGATTCTTAATAAGAAACGGAGTACAATATCGTATTGGATTCATAAATATGAATTGGAAGATCTGATGAAATATAAAGTTGGTAAGCCTTACCGTTTTGAAAAAATTGACAGCAAAGAAAAAGCATACACTCTGGGATTTATATTGGCTGATGCTGGCATCACTAACCTAATATGTGCTATTAGCACTGCAATTCAAGATAAAGAAGTACTTGAGTTCGTTGCTGAGGTTATGGATGCGGTGCCCCATTACGATTATACATTTGATAAAAAAACGAGAAGATTCCCAAGAGCGAGGACATCAAAGAAAATTGTCGATATATTAAAGTTCACCGGCGGCGAGAAGAAACAGGACAGACATTACCCTAGAGTACCAAAAGAATATGAACGATATTTGCTTCAAGGATTCTTTGAAGCAGATGGGACGATCACTTGGGGAAGAAGAAAAGATAGAAACCGGCTATGGCATAAAATATCGTTTAAATCTTCGTACAGCTTACTCATAGGTGTGCAGGCGGCCTTATCAAGATTGATCGGCATCAGTACATCAATTCATCCAGTCAAAAATGAAAATTGCTTTGTCCTGGAGTTTGCAAATCGTAAAGATGTTCTTCAATTTTTAAACTTCGTTTATCCTGACGATTCCTTTATCGTTCTCCAAAGAAAATACTTGAATCAATATGCGCTGCGTCTGGAATTGGAAGAAAACGGTGAAACCTCATATCAGAGTCAACACCGTGCCGAGTATACTGAGTATAAAGGTGTAGAGACTAGCGGAGCGGTGGCGATACCGCTTAATAACCGCACTAGCATCCAAGCTGCTAATCAGCAGTAAGAGATAGTCCATATAGGGCGCATTGATGATTTCCATGTCTTGTACCCATCCTGACCTCGAAGAATTTATCGGCATTAAGACAGACCTGAATAAAGTAACCAAAGCAAACATCTCTGTCAGAATTACCGATGATTTCATGAAAGCAGTCAGAGATAACAAAAAGTGGGAAATGAGCTTTACCAGAGACGCTACTGGGGAAACCATTATCAAAAAGGTTCCTGCGAGGGAACTGTTTAGTAAGATGGCTACTACCAACTGGGACTACGCAGAACCAGGAATGCTTTTCTGGGATCGGATTGAAAATTATAATTTACTTAACACGAACCCTTCCTTCAGCTACGGCGGCGTCAATCCATTAAATGTATGTGTGATTTAAAACTTTTCCTGATTGACTTGGAAGTTAGCACTAAACGACAGGGCGGAACGGTGGCTACATAAAACGCCATGTAGCAACATACAGACCGTGAGAGACTGAGCGGAAAAGACTGACCCGGCGTCAGACGCTACAGGCCGGACAATCAGTATGCGACAGTCCAGGCATATTCTGAAAAGTGCTGAAACGGAATATGTCGTGGTGCAGAAGAGCCTCAAAAAGCTGGCCGGGGCTCTATAAAATTAGTGAAATGCTGGAAACACTCGGTAGGCGTGTAGTAGGCTTGCCTGACAATCTACACGATAGAGTCAATCAGCAGGCTGTACAACCAGCCCCAACGACTATCCCTTTGGGAGTACTCCGCAAGCTCATGGCGGGGGAAGCGCTAATCTCGATGATATAGTCTACTCTGTATGGAGACATACAGCAGTTCATAAGAGAACGCATAAAGGCTTGCGACCTTTGTGGAATATAATGCTGCCAGCAGGAGGTAGCTGCCTATTGGGTAGTATCAACCTCGCAGAATTTGTAACACCAGAAAAGAGGATTGATTATCATGCTTTATTTGAAGCGGTTCAAATTGCCGTCAGAGGTATGAACCATGTACTGATGGAAGGTTTACCTTTACATCCCCTTCAGGAGCAGAGAGACAGCGTGGACAGATGGAGGCAAATTGGAATGGGGAGCATGGGCCTTGCCGATATGCTTATCAAAATGGAAATCCCATACGGTTCACCAGAAGCTGTTGACCTGTGCAATCGTCTTGGTTCCACCATGGCCCAATATGCTCTCTACGCATCAGCTATGGTAGCTAAAGATCAAGGCGCTTATCCAGAGTTTAACCTTGATGAGGTGCTGGAAAGCAACTTTTATAAAGCACACCAGAGTCCAGAAATCGAGGCTGCAATTCGCCAGTTCGGTATTGCTAACTCGCAAATCCTGACCATCGCTCCAACGGGAACCCTATCCACTATGCTTGGTATTTCTGGTGGTATTGAACCGATTTTTGCAAACTATTATACCCGAAAAACCGAATCCCTCCATGGCAAAGATGTGTACTATAAAGTGTACACCCCGATTGTGGAGAAGTACATGAAGGAGCATAACATCACCGATGATAAAGACCTGCCTGAGTGGTTTGTAACAGCGCAGGAAATCCTGTATCGCTCCCGCATTGATATGCAAGCAGCATGGCAGAAACATATCGACGCCTCTATTTCCTCTACAGTAAACCTTCCACATGAAGCTACTGTGGAAGATGTAGAAGATCTCTACATGTATGCTTGGGAGCAGGGATTAAAGGGAATCACTGTGTACAGGGATGGCTGTGCAAGAGCTGGTATCCTGACAACCAGTGATACCAAAAAAGAGGAGCAAAAAGAAAAAGCTCCGACCTCGGCAAACGAACCAGAGACAGAGCTGATTGGTTATAAACGAAAGCTAATGACAGGATGTGGTGCACTCCATTTGTGTGCTTTCTTTAACAGGGATGGAGAGCTGAGAGAGACATATCTCTCCAAAGGAAGTCTAGGAGGTTGCCAGAATTATATGATTGGTCTGTCCCGCATGATTTCTCTTGCTGCAAGAAACGGTGTCAGTGTTCCAGACATCGTTGACCAGTTAAAGAGCTGTGGCAGCTGTCCAAGTTACGCAGTCAGACACGCCACCAAAGGAGACACCTCCAAAGGTTCTTGTTGCCCAGTGGCCGTCGGTAACGCTTTGCTTGACCTTTACAACGAGATTAAAGGTAACAAGCAAGTCCACGCTGAGAAAATTGTGGAACCGGAAACACCAGTACATGAAACTACCAAAGAGAAGTGCCCTGAGTGTGGAGCAGAACTCCGATTTGAAGGAGGCTGCATGAGCTGTCCAGACTGTGGATGGAGCAGATGTGGTTAATGATGTACTAGCGAGAGATCGCTTGTATATAAAAATAGCGCCAGCCAAAGGCCGACGCTATACACGATCATTTACGGCGCGTCCGTTTAGGCGTGACATAATGATGCTTTTCAATTTCACTTGTCCTAGACCGATAAGCAACGTAGATTTGTAGAATAGCTACAATCAATTCTGTGAACGTTGCAACATCCGCAAGTTCCAAAGAAATGAGCAAGTCGATATGCAAAACAATCATACGACCCTCTTTCCTTGCCGATAGAAACCGCCAATTCTATTGCATACCATGCAGCCTGATTGGCACAGGTGATTGCATGGTTCTCGCACACTTGTTGCGCGGAACGGCTCATTGGCCTAAAATGCGCTTTTATTTAGCGGAGCAATAGAATTACTGTGATGGTCGGTTAGGACAGTGAATGGAAAGCTGCGCTTTACCAGTATATCATACTTGTAAAGTGTAGTCAATAAAAATAGCGCCAGCTGCAAGCCGACGCTATACACCGGTGGCTACCTAAATCGCAGGTAGTCTACCTGTTTCCCTTATCTATCGCTTGTCAACAAAATGCGACAGTACGATAGACAACAGCACCGAAAACGATGCTTGCGCAACGTTATCAAATATCTCGCACATGAGGTCAATCAAAAAGCATAGATTGAAGTGCATAACTTCTCACCATCCTTTTTGCCAACTGCGCTTGCTGACGGTGTTGTCAGTAAGATAAAACCGGTTGTCGCGGTAGTTATCAAATTTTTACTCTGACTTTGCATCAGATCCAGTTGTCAAATCGTCGGCAAAGTTAAGCAAAAATCAGCAGACCTTATGTGCGGGAGCATCGCGCACAGAAAATAGGTAAGGTGCCTACACATTATAACACAATCGAATATAAAAATCAAGATTGGAGACGAAAAGATGCAGACAAAAGTTTATTTTGCAAAGGTTGATCCTGGCGCTATCATTCCGTCAAAAAGGGATGAGGATGCAGGATTTGATATTTATCCATGTCTCAAAACAGATAAGCTAAAGATCGAACCACACCAGACAGTTATGGTTCCAACAGGAATCGCAAGTGCCTGCGATAAGGATTATTGTTTCGTCCTTAAAGAGCGGGGTAGCACAGGTTCCAAAGGAATCGGTCAAAGATGTGGTGTTATTGATTCCGGTTATCGAGGTGAGTGGTTTGTTCCGCTTACCAATCATAACGATGTACCGATTATTATAGCAAAACCGGGACAACCTGTAACCATGGAATACGGCACAATTCTCTATCCGTCCACCAAAGCAATCTGTCAAGCTCTCGTGATTCCAGTACCGTCTGTGGAGGTCTGTGAGCTTACTTTGGATGAGTTAAAAGAGATTGAGTCCGATAGAGGAGACGGTGCTCTGGGAAGTTCTGGGAAGTAGGAGGAGTATATATGAGCGTACAAAGTTTAAGTGTTGTAGTCCCAAACAAGCAATGCGTCAATAATTGTGCTTTCTGCGTTAGCCGGATGTACTGTGATCAAACGAAAAATCAGATGGACGATAACAAACCTTTTTATGACCTTTATCTCAAAGACTATCTCAAACGTCTTGCGTATTGTAAGGAAAAGGGAATCGACACCATCATGCTGACTGGGGATAGCGAACCACAGCAAAACAGAAATTTTCTTACATATTTCGGACTGTTCATGCAGCTTATGGGACAACCTTTCAGAAAGATTGAGATGCAGACAACCGGGGTCCTGATCGACCGCAATTACCTAAGATTTTTGCGTAACCATGTTGGCGTCAACACAATTGCTTTGTCGCTCTCGTCCTTCGATTCTGACCTTAATATGTGGTATAACGGCACACCAAGAGAACTCCGTGTGGACATTCCGTTGCTGTGTTCTCAAATTAAAGAATATGACTTTAATCTGAGGCTGTGTGTCAATATGACGGATGGTTATGACTGGCAAGATATTGATGGTATCTTCCATATGGCTCATTATCTTGGCGCAGACCAGATGACCTTTAGGGTGTTGTACACGTCCGATGAAGATACTCCACAAAGTAGATGGATTAAAGAGCATAGTGCGCCGCCGGAAGTAAAAGATGCTGTTGAGCAGTATGTTAAAAAACACGGAAAACCGATTGATGTTCTGCCATATGGAGCGATTAAGTACAGTGTAGATGGCATCTCTACGGTGATCGATTCCGACTGCATGAACAAGGCTGGAAGGGAGGATAATAAGTATTACATCCTTCGCCCTGACTGTCACCTGTACTCTCAGTGGGATGACCCCGCAAGTTTGATCTTCTAAAAAAAATAACCCGCCTCCACAAGCGGGTCGTGTATTAAGATTTAGTGGTTGCGGCAAGGTGGAACCACAGAAAATCAATCTTCACTTCAAGATGGACCCCTGCGACAATCAAGGTGAGTGTGTTCGGGGTTACTGGGACACCAAGTAAGATTACCCATCCAAAAGGATGACTGACCAGTGCAGCTATGGATTCAACCATAGTAATCGACCTCCACTGATGAGGCACTTGTCAGCCCTATTGCTGGCAAGATCGACGGCAAAGCCGACAATTTTTACTTAATACCAATACATGATACCACTTGTGGAAGGTCTTGTCAATGAAGCGAGGCGGTACAGCATCGCCCGCCTCGCTTCATTATTTTTGTACATTTTTATTTTATTGAGGTAGATTATATGAAAGAAGTTCCTATATGGGAAAAAAGTAATCTGACATTAGAAGAAGCATCCGAATATTACAATATTGGCGTAAAAAAATTAAAAGAATTAACGAAGAGTGAAAATTGCGGGTTCGTTTTATGGGTAGGAAATAAAAGACTTATTAAACGTAAACAGTTTGATGAATATATTAAAACAATATATTCAATTTAATACACTGGAATTTTTGTGTATGATATGCTATAATCGGTATGTCATATCAAGGTTCTTTCCAGTAGAAAGGAGTTTTGATTATGTCCGAAAAGCGTAAAGATAGTAATGGAAGAATTTTACGGACAGGAGAGAGCCAAAGAAAAGACGGATCGTACCAATACAGGTATACTAATAGTGCAGGCAAAAGGGTTGTAGTGTATCATCCTACGCTAAAAGGGCTTCGTGATAAGGAAAAAGAAATCGAAAAGGGTAAATTTGCCGGAGTTGATTACACATTGGGGAATTTGACACTAGTAGATTTACTCAATAAATACCTGAAGCTCAAAAGCAACCTGAGTGCTAATAGTATTACCTCATATAAAGCATACATAAAGTTGGTGGAAAGACAATGCGATTTTTGTAGGGTGCCCTTGAATAAAATTAAACCATCGGATCTTAAAGAGTTCTATGTCAGCTTATACAACAATGGCTATTCTTCCGAGAGCATTAAGGTGCTACACGGACTTATTAAACCAGCGTTTGCGATGGCATACGACGATCAGATACTGATGACGAATCCATGTATGTTTAAAATGAATTTTCTAAAGGGTAACGTACATGAAAAAAAAGCATTGACAGCAGAACAGCAACGAAATTTGCTCGAAACAATCTCTGCATCCAGAACGTATAATAAATATTACGATCTGGTAGTACTCATGCTAAATACCGGATTGCGTATAGGCGAGGTGTTGGGGCTGACCACAAAAGATATTGATTTTATAAATCACGCTCTTTCAGTAAATCGCCAGCAACTAAGGATTTTGGAACCTTATACCATAAAAATAGGGCCACCAAAAACAAAAGCGGGTGTTAGAAAAATTCCAATGATTCCTGTCGTAGAAGAAAGCCTTAAAAACATTTTGAATCGGAGGCCGCCGAATGCAGATGATTTTGTCATTGATGGGTATTCTGGGTTTCTGTTTTTTACCAATAACGGTACAGTTGCTAGATATGTAAATCTGCAAACGAAGTTTAAAGCAATGGAAAAACTGTACAACAAGCGTTATCCAGAAGCACCAATTCGTTTGACCGCACATATTTTGCGACACACTTTTTGCACTAACCTCATGGAATCAGGAATGAGCGCTTCTTATGTCCAATATTTAATGGGACATTCAGATGCCGCGACAACCCTTCAAGTTTATACGCATACAAATTATGACGCAATTGCGAAGATTGCATATCGGCAAATGGAACAACATAGCGTTTCTCTCAACATTACACCACCGGGTACACCAAATTATACACCATTATAGCGCCTACTTATGCCGAGATATGCAGACTTACGCCCTGTATGGCAAACTGATAAATGGCTTAGTTAAGCCGTTTTTGGGGTACTTATGCGAATATGGTGGATACTAATTACATAAGGAAGGTTAATGTAATAATTTCTTTTTAGATTGCAAAGAATCTGATGTTTAAGCCATTTTCTGATTGATTGTATTTGATATGGTTTCTTTTTACACCACAAATACACCATTTTCCCAAAAAGCCTTGATATGATAAAAATGTACAAAAAAAGTAAAGCCACTCTTTTTGTTTGAGTGGCTTTATTTTTATGTCTTCTTTTCCTTGACACATCAACGCCGTCGATGCTATCATAATAACAAATAATACAATGTGTCTCAGACAGAGAGGATAGTACTATGACAACTTGGAATATGGCACAAATCCAACAAGCATACCGTGACGTTTATCAAAAGTATCTGGACTCAAACCACGGGTTGTCTGGAAACCCCGAAACAGACTCAGAATTGTTGCAAAATCTTAACCAGTTAAAAGCTGACCATCCAGACCTTGTACCACAATTTAACCTAACTGAGGCAAGGCTCAATGCCGCCGCCACAGTTGACCATCATCTCAGCACGCTCAAAGGCAGCGAGAAACAGATTGCATTGGCTGAAAATATCAAAGAGAACGTGGAAAGCACGATTCTTTTTGCCATCGAACAAGGCAAAAGGGAACAAGGTAATCCCAGAGCACAGGCAGCAGCAAGCTTTCTAACAGATAAGCTAGAACGGCTTAATACCGCAGAGTACGCTGGAGACATCATCGATCTATTCAAACACATCAACTTCACCGGGGACAGAATGGAAGATTTCCGTTGGATAATGGCTGTGTATCGCACGTCCGTCCCAATGAGCGTAGGCCAGGAAAAAATCTTAGACAAGAAAGCGAAGTAAGGTAATTAGTAAGGAGCAAATAAAACTATGCCAGATGATTACAGCGACATCATCAATTTACCACACCCAACATCCCGCAAACACCCACGGATGTCGATGGCTCAACGTGCAGCTCAATTTGCTCCCTTTGCTGCCGTCACCGGTTATGGAGACTGCATCAACGAATCAAACCGATATGTAGCGGCGAGAGTCGAACTATCAGAAGACGAGCAGGAAGACCTTAATACGAAACTACGATACCTTGATGACCACGCATCGCAGCACCCGGATATTACGGTAATGTACTTTGTAGCGGACAAAACCAAAGAGGGAGGCAGCTGTGTTACCGCACGCGGCCAGTGTAAGCGCATCGACCATTATAACCATACCCTTTTATTGGCTGATGGAACAAAAATCTCTATTGATGACCTACTGGTCATAGAAGTAAAGGAGGATGCGTATGACGATTGAGGAAATCATTGATAGATATAATATTCAGATTGACGTGGACTATGTGGACGGAGAAATAATTAAAACAGGCCGGATCTGTGTGATGGACGTTCAGCTGATGAAAAAAGAAAATGCCAAAGATTTGATTCATACTCATAGAGATGAAATTTTTCAATTTCTGAGCAAACAATTCGATGCAGAACAGAAAATCAAAGCAGAGCGTAGGAAGAAAATCGATGGTATAGAAGGTCTCAAGATCCTGAAAGATGCGATACGCGACATAGAAAATTGGCATTATGAATTTGAGAAGTCTTTTGACGATGTAGGTGGTTTGGGTGTCCGCCCATATCCAGAGCATGATATAACCGCACTCAAAGAGAAATACCCTAGGGCGGCAGCTTTTCTTTTGGCAGAGTCTTGGGAGTACATGCCGCATTATATGAGATCGACGGCAGGTATAAAGGCTAAGGAAAGAATTATCAACGGAGAAGATTATAACGAAGTAATCAAAGATATGCAAGCAGAATGGGATGAATATATCAAAGACCATCGATGGGATTAAAGGAGGAACAACAAATGAAAGTTATTGCAAAGAAGCCGGGGCAGAAACCAGAGGTCGTAGAAATTGAGAATACTTTGTCCACGTTACAGGAGGCTGTAGGAGGTATGATTCAAGCGGTGCCTTTGACATACACCAGTTGCATCATTTGTAACGAAACGGGATGGCTAGAGGGCGCACCGTATAATACCAAAGTACACGGCGCAGAATACTTCGGCCCAATTTTGATTGTGGGTGTTGATATGGATGACTTTACTAGTTTGACAGATGAACAAATTACATCCATCCTCGCAGATCTGGAGAAAGAAGAAGGATAATATGGCAAAAGCAACAGCGGTTTGTACTTGCAAAATCTGCAACAAAAATTTCGAGGTAGAACACAAATGTTATAATCGCGATGATGCTGATCGTTGGGAGATGTGGGCACAAAAGCATTACGACACATGCCCAGATTGCCGCCGAGCAAAGGCGCGAAAAGAAGCCTCGCAAAGTAACGCAGCATCACGCACCATGGGTCTCGCTGATTTGTATGGCTCTCCTTATACTATCCCGAAAGCAACGGAAGTTCGTAATAAATTTATCCAGGAAAGCAAAGAGGCTATCCTTTTGAACATGAAAGCAATCAAGAGTGCCAAAGCGTGTGGCCGCGATACAGCAAAAGACGAACTCACGATCCAAAGACTAATTGGAACTCGTGACTATGTGCTCAAACGTCAGCGAAGCGCAAGCTGGTGGATTGGCAATCAGGAAGCGATATGGTCAACTTTGAATTGGGTATATCGCGAACACCGAGAAGAAATAGATTCACAGCTCAAAGACTCGGTCGAACGCTTCATGAATACAGCGACATCAGAAAACACGCAGGCATCGAATAAGGAGGATTGATATTATGTTTCAAGTGTATAAAGTTGGTGATAAAGTCCTGCCGCCCAGCTGGTATGAATATCTCGGAATGAGCTTATCAGATGCAGGAGGAACAATTGCTGTAGTCTATAAAAATATTGCAGAGGCCGAACTCAAAGCGTTTAACAGCGGCTTTAAATTCAAAGTAGTAGTGGTAGACGGTATTGTCTGGATGCTTGTAAAGGTAGGTAACCAGCCATGGGCGGACATCCCATATTACAAATATGCAGAGGATAGACTCCCAACATTTGAAGTGCCACCAGATGGTATGGGTCTTGCAATGCAGATGTTGCTTGTAGAGGCAAATACTGGTATCCTGAAAGCAATGCGGATGGTTGGATTACCAACAGATGTCTCTCGCAAGCTGATAAAGGCAGTGGAAAACCAGCCTGATATGCCAGATTATACACAACGACGCAATAAGCAAATGGACAAGTACAAAACAACCGATTTGGTACGTCTTGCGGATCAAAATGCATAAGCATAGGACAATTGATGGCCTGATACTGCTTACAATGCTAACTATCCTGTCATCGTTGATAGCATTACACCTGGAATATCCAGCGTTCGCTTTGCTGCTTGTAATGGTTAGTTTGTTATCAATGATTATGATAATGATTGCGTTAATTGGTAAATTGTAGCAGACTGATGGGTAAAAAATCGGGAGCTACCTAGATGGGCAGCTCCCGATTTTTTTTCTTCATAGAGGCCATAAAATGACTTACGCATTTGTAATAATATGGAAAATAACAGGATCATTTTTGTCGTTCTTTTTGCCATCCAACATAGTTGGTGTCCATTTCATGCGGAGGGTGTGTTTGGCAGGTTTCATAAATTCTTTGGTCAACCAATGCTCTAAATAGGCGCGTCTTGCTTCAGGGGTTGGGTAAGGGTAATACGTCCGTCTTGGTTTACCACCATTATTTCGATTCTTCGATTCCTCGACCAGTCGCTCATATATTTCCATAGCCAGACGTTTGTCAAACCACGTTTTCATTTCGGCCTCCAACTCCTCTGAAGAAAGTAGCTTAGGCGGTTCTGGTTTGGGTTCAGTTTGTTTGATGTAATCACATTGAGCGCAAATGTACGAAATGATACGCAGACACCGAATAGTCGTTTTCAAAGTTCGCTGATTATCTTCTTCGCTTATACAACGATGGAATGCTTCCGGTGCATCAGGTTTCGCCGCGTTTTTCTTTGCTTCCCACACTGTATGCATCAAACTCATAGACACCGTAGGTTCGTCGATATGTACTGGAATAGGTATTATATCGTCCTGTAATAGTAATAAAATACGCAACTCTCTCTCATCGTTTTTAGGATCGTCTTCGAGATGTACAAAGAACCCAGACACTTTACTACTGTCATGAAACATGTTTTTAACATCAACGTAGAAACACATACATGGTAATTGCAGCAAAACATCAGTTGGCATTTCCATGTCTTCTATATCTCGACACAACGCTTTTTCTGTTTTTTCGTCTAACACAAAAACTCGTTTGTTTAGTCTCCAAGGAGCTAAAGCTGATACAATCCCGGCCAATTTAATAACAGCTAATCTGTCATCATCGCTGTAAGCGTTCGTATCCTCATCGTAACTGATACATGTCATTGCGCCACCTATCGGTATATAACATAGCTTGCTCCAGCTCATCGAAGGAGAAATGCCATTGAGGTAATGATAAGTTTTCATCGTGTCCCAAATCTCAGGATAGTAGTGTGTCACTTTATCGCTCAGTCTAAGAGGTGGGTAAACATTATACTGCTCCATTGTACGCCCTCCAAGCGGAAAAAATAAGGGACAGACCAAGACAGCCTGTCCCTTATCTTAATGTAACACGATGCGTCAAAATTGTCAAGCCTGCATCAATGCCTGTACCACCAAAGTCAATACGCTGCCGCCAATGCCAGCACCTATAGCGCCAATAATAGCACCACTTAGATCTTCCCACCGTTTTGCGGGGCGCTGTTCAATGGCAGAGATTCTTTGTTCGTTTTGATGAGTCTCCGTCTCATTATCCCGGATCTTCTCAGAGTGGATTCTAAAAGCATCGTCGTAACGCTTAACAATCTCTGACAGCTCTGTTGTCAGATTTTTCAGTTCTTTACAAGTTTCTTCCAATGCGTCCAGCCTCTCTTTGTCTCTCTTGAATCGTTCGTCCTGAAGCTTCATTCGTTCGACACAAAGAGTTTCTGTGACCGGCTCTGCCATACCTCATCACCCTCTCCTGGTGTTTACTTGCGGAAGTAATCTTTGATACCTTCTACGACCGCATTGACGGTTGCTTCGTTGTTCTCTGCTTTCAGGCAAAGGAAAGGAGTCTTGTTGTCGTCATCGTAGAACCAGGTGTAGCGTTTGGCTTCCTCCCAGTAAAGTTCCTCGTTGCCGTTCTCTTTGATTTCAATACCGGCAGCGTGGAAGTAAGGCTCAAACAGATGGCGGGCGCGATCCTCGTCAAACATCTTGGTGACATAATGGCCCAGTCTGTCACCTACAAAACCTTCAGTCTTGTATGGTACAACAGAGATGCGTCTGCCGTCCTCAAAAACGCTCAGGATGTATACTGGCTTATCCTCGGCGATTTTCTTGTAGTTGATAGTGTTCAACGCTTCTACGCCGTTAAAGTCAGCCTCTTTCAGAGCGGTAACGATCTTGTTGCCAAGTTCGCAGTTGTTCGGATTGATGATAAAGATTTTCTTTTTGCCCCAAAATGCGTTCAGTGCCATAATTATTCCTCCTCAATAGTCATACTCATAGTGATCGGTTGTGTGGACGAGAGCTGTTTTACTTCACCTTCGTGGATATAATCCAGCCCCAAAGATTTCCATGCGTTTTCGATGGCGACCTTAATGGTGTCCATATCGATCTTGATGTTGTGTGCAGCACATTGTTCTTCAATGTAGTTGCTGACCATCTCAAATTTGGCTTCACCATTACCAGCACCAATGATGATCTCTGCCGCCTGTACACCGGCCAGCGCGTATTTGGTAATCATTTCCCATTGGCTGTTTGTGACCTTGCTCTTGATGAGCGGTACAACAACACTGGTGATGATTACAGACAGCAGGCCAATCAGTGCTACTACGATCTGTGTAATATCAATTTCCATCGAATCCCTCCTTTACCATTTTCCAACGCTTCCGGTAAACCCTTTGCGCTTCAGATCCGCCGCTGTCTTATTGGCTTCTGCCACAGTGGCAAATTTGCCAACACAGAGTTTTCCGTTGCTCATAAAGGTAAAATAACCTTTTTTGCTGATTTGATCCTTCAGGCTGTTTAGATCGCTGCCAGAAATGATGACAGAATAAGGAAGCTGCTGCTTCTGGAGTTGTGTCTTGTCCATCCCTTTGATGATGGCAGGGTAGTCCTTGTAAGCGTAATCGCGGTCTACATTACCAGCGATGCCGGATACTCTGCCGGTGCCTGTATACTGCCAGATGCCGTAAGGATGTGGGCAGGTACACTTCGATGCGTACTGTGCAATCCATTTATCATAGGCAGTCAGTTCGGCAGGGTAGAGGTAACTGTCCAGAAAATCCTTGGAGCAGTATAGCATGGCGTAATAGCCAGCATCTTCAATTTCATCCAGAAAAGCCTTGCAAATGTCTGTGTTGACCCGCTTGCTCCCGCCTGTGTAAATCGACTCATATTCAATATCGAAGCATACAGGGTAAGTCAGGGTATATTGCTTGATGACCTTGACAACCTCTTGTGCCGCTTTCTTCGCAGCGGTTGTGCTGGTAGCATAGCTGTACAGGTAGACACCAACATCAATGCCTGCCGCAGTTGCCCCGGCCATGTGGCTCTTAAACATGTTGTCTATCTTCAGAGCACCATTGTTGTAGCAGTAACCTACGCGGATCAGGGCAAAATCAATCCCAGCAGCTTTAACCTTGTTCCAGTCTACCTTTGTTTGGCAGTAGGATACATCAATTCCGTTTTTCATCGTTCTCACCGTCCTTTCCGTTTATTTCTCCATCTCCATCAAAACCTTTCTTCAGTTCTCCCGCCTTAACGTGTTGTTTGACCAGCTGATTTAGGCAGATCGCCGCAGCTGCAATGACATAACCTTGTCCAAGGCTGACGGCACCCAAGATAATCCACTGCATCCAGTTCTGCGGCTCTGCTGTACCGACACTAATTAAGGCAGATAGAAAAATCCCCACAACACAAAGGATTGTGGGGATCAATGTATCGTCGATTCTGATGGATTTTTTTATGATAATGCCCAATGCATAAAGGCAGGGAACCAACCAGAGTGTTTCTGGGCTGATGTATTCCTTTACCAACATTGAGATTTCGTTCAGTGCTTCCATCTTGCACCACCTAGGTAATCATTACTTTCACCAAGGTAATTTGCACCGACAAATCGGAGCTTGGCTTGCCACCAGTAACCACCACAGTTGGAGTACCGTTGTCATTATCAACACGAATGCTGGATATGCTGCCTGCAATCAATGATTGGATAGACGCAGTATCCATCGCTATTTCTAAGCGGTGTTCCGCTGTAATTGCGGCATTGCTGAATGTCTGTGTGTAAGATCCGTCGGAAGCCATTACCCAACTGGAGGCTGGTAAAACCAGAGAAATCACACTATGGCTGCTGTCTACATAGGCTTGCACAGCCTTTTCTGTGGCTAGAGTGTCCTGATTCGGTTCAGCAGCAAGTGATGCGCCACCTGCTGTTTTGCCGCCCAGATTTGTCTCTAGCGTTTCAAGCGATCCGCTCATCTCCTCCAGCACAGTTTGGAGGGCATTCAGCGTATTTGCAATCTGTTGCGCAACATAACCCTTTGCAGCGGTGGCCGTTAGCCGCAAAGCCTCCAGAGTGCTCACCTTGTCACTCATGCTCAAGACCTCCTTTCAAAAAGGCATTGGCGCGGAGGATGTCTCCGCGCCAAATATAATTACTCCTGAGCAGCAAAAACCTCGTTGAGCATTTCAGTGACTTCTGGGGTTGTAGCGATCTGACCACGAACAACATCGGAAGGTAGGGTGTAAACAACGGTTTCAACGTCGTTAATTTTAACATTACCGTTGGTTTCGGATTTTGCAACTTTGGTCGCACCAGCGGCAATACCAGAAAGCTTGGTCCCTTCGTCATTGGTCATCAGGCGAGAACCGTCTACCTTATCTACTTTGTTTGCCAGAGCAGCGTTCATGGCGGTGGTGGTTGCATACTGACCGATGTTCAGTTTAGTAATAGCCTCTGCGATGTACGCAACAACATTCTGCGAGGTGGCTTCTTCCGGCAGAGTGCCTACATAGGTTTTCAGGGTTGCAATCGCTGTTTTGTTTTCTTGGATACCAGCAGACATTTCCGATGCTTCGGAACCATGTTGCGCAACCCAATCTACCAGCTCTTTGAAGGAGTTGACCACATCGTCATCAGAGACATTGGTGGCAAATTCGTTGATGGCGTCATCGATTGCTTTCTCGATAGATCCTTCGCCAGAGCCTTGCAGGGTAGTGAGGGTGGACTGAATAGAAGCGATGTTGACTTCGGCGGCATCCAGATCGGTTTGCGCTGCTTTAGCATCGATAACAGCTTGCAGTGCAGAATCCAGATCAGTTTTGCTTACTTGTGCTTTGTAAGCCAGAGCAGCCAGACCTTTGATAGGAACATCGACCTTATTTACGGCCAGTGTGCCGTTACCAGTACCGGTAGCAATTAGGATGTCTACCATCTTTTCTGCAATAGACAGTGCGGTGCCATTTACTTTGACGCCTACAAGGACGTTAGGTTCTCCACCGGTAGAGACAATCTCATCTACTCTGGTGGACAGTGCGGCCAGCTCTGTTTTGGTGGCACACTCAGCTGCAACTTTTTCAGCCAGGGATTTCAGATGGCCGAGTTGGGTAAGTTTTGTTACATCATAAGACATAGTTTGTTCCCTCCAAATTACTCTTTACTTTATGCCTGTGGGAATACTTCATCAAGCATACTGGTTACTTCTTCGTCGGTCGCAATCATTTCATCGGTGACGCTGCCGCCATCATCATCCAGGCGAACAACAGCACCGGAAATCAGTGCGTAAATTTCGTACTTGCCTGTACCAGTGTTGTGATAAATGTACAGTACGTTTTCTTGTGCAGTTTCCTGTTCCGGAACAGCTTCTACCACTTCCATCTTAGATGCGCCAGCTTCTGTGATGGCATTATCAACAGCGGTTTCAAGTTCGCTGTCGAGGGTATACTTGTTCAATTCAGCTTTGATTCGTTCTGCCTGCATTTGCAGCTGTGCTAATGTTACTAATTTGCTCTCTGGCATGTTTTATCACTCCTTTTTAGTCAAACACAGAATCAAGCATATTGTTTACTTCTGTGTCTGTGGCTACCATGTTATCAGGGATTGCGTCTTCAATGTCCCCGAAAACATTTTCTAACATATCGCTTACTTCTTCATCGGTGGCGATTTGTTCATCTGGAGGCTCACCTCCTTCGCCAAAAACATCATCTAACATATCGGAAACTTCGCTGTCCTCTGCAACCTCGCCTGCATCACCCTTGATATTGACAGGATCAGGGTTATCCAGATCGTAGTTGTTTGTCCAGCTCAGTTCACCTTCTTCAGATACAGCAGGAATATAGACAGGAGGATCTTCTCGAATCGCGTCAATCTCTGCGTCCACCTCGTTGATGGCTGCTACCAGATTCTCTTTTGTGTCAGTGGTCAGGTTGCTCAGTACACCAATATCTTTCAGCAGCTGTTCGTAGATGGAAGGGGAAGGGTCTCCCGGTAATGTATTGGTCATGCCAAGATGGATTTCTCCAGCGTCTATCCACTCCGTAGTGAGGATTGTGTCTGTTCCGTTATATCCTGCAACCGCAATATATAAATGCTCCCCCGGAAGCTGTAGGACCTCCCAGGGAATGATGGCAGTTTCTTTGTCATCCAGAGCAGAGTCCATAATGGTTTCTCCAGACTGAAAAGCGGCGATCTTTTTCAGCCCATTCCATATCTCATCGTCAAAGGTAAAGCGAACCTTAAAGGCATTGCGAGAGCCGCATGTCAAAAGCTCATTGCGAATGAAATGCAGCTCTGTCTTGCCAACTCGAATTTTAATCATTGTGCTCACCTCCGTTCTACTTTGAAATCATGTCGTGGTCGGTATAAGATTTGATACTTGACATCGTTAGCAAAGTCATGTATACTGAATTTAAACAAGTGAGTTCTAAACCGCCTATCATAAGTCACTTAACTTTGTTGTTAAGACTCCTTTCAAGACAGCAGCCAGCATCGGAATAGATGCTGGCTGCGTCTTTTTTATAGGATTATTCGGTGTACTCTTTCCAATACCGTTCGTCTGCGCCTGGTTCTGTTGTGTTTGCTGCTATCTGAGAGATCCACTTTTTACCGTTATGGGATACTTTGGCGTTCAGATCGTATGCGTCATGTGCGCCAGTTGGTTGTTTCCATTCCGGCCACTCAATTGCTGGATCGTCAATCAAGACCCATAGGGAAGGAGAGGCTTCCGGTGTCCAAGATGCTTGCGAAGTGTGGCTTTGCAGACAGCGGTACAAAGCGTTATTATATCTGACAATACTTGCAGGCTTGTCCTCAGTAGCAGTATCTTTGCCTATGTACGATACGCTGTCTGGATTCCATTCATCATAAATTTCAGGGAGAGTAAGTGCAACAGCATCAGGGAGGAAGTCTCTGGTTAGCAGAACAACTTCCTGTGCCTGCTCTGCATTTTCCTGCGCTTCGGCAACATCTTCTTTCAAATCTTTCTGTACATCATACCAGGTAACTTCTTTGGGTATCTCCACATCAGATTTGGCTGCACTGTATTTGGTCTTGTCAGCATTGTAAGCAAACAAGCTACTATAAGAAGGTTTATTGTTCGGAAGATCTGTAATGGTGTAAGAAGTAGCTTCTGCAACGTCTACGGAAGTTCCATCAGTTGGATGAGCTGGAACATGATCAGAATTAGATACTAAAATCGTACCTACGGATTCTGGATCTCCGCTGTTCATCCAACTAGCTTCGATGGAAGCGTTACGAGGAGTGAGAGACATAACAGAAGCTGTGGATGGAGATGGGATGTTGGTGTCGCCGCGATAGAAACGAATAAAAGCAGCCGTTCCATAACATTCAGCAGGATATGTTGGATAAAGATTACCTTCAAAACCATATGTTCCTCCACCCGTTCCACCTTTAACTGTTAATCCAAAACTATTTGGTGTACTTGGACCGTTTGGCCCAGCTATCGGACGTCCATTGGCATAAGTTCCACGTTGACCTGCTAAACCGTTGATGTTTGTATCTCCGCCGCTCGCTATTCCTCCACCGCCACCGTTATCCGCACCAGCAGTAACTGAAATGTCGATTCCTAATTCGGGTTCACTAATGTTCACATTTCCGCTAATAGTATAAGTAATTGTTTCTCCTTTATAGAGTGCTATGCCTGTTTTTCTAGCTATGGCTCCAGAACCACCACTACCACCCGAATAACTAACACCAGCCGATACCATTGCTTGCCCACCATTTCCGCTTTTTGAAACGGCATCTAACTGATACCAACCATCTTCTGGAGCAATAAAAGTTCCAGAAACAGTTCTATCTTCTATCATCGTATAAGACGTTGGAAGATCGGGAAAATCATAGCTATACATCTCACTCACAACCGGAGATCTGTGAGAACCAGCTTCGTCAATAGTGAATACAGCGAAGTAATACTCTTCCAAACGTACTAAGCCGGATGCAGTAACGGTTGTACCAGTACCCCTGTAAATCTCGGTACCGTCCGTAAGACTTGTTGGAGCCGATCCAACTTTCTGAATTACTACAGTCTCATGATACAAAGGATCGTCAGTAGGATTTACCCAACTCAGAACCGGACTAGATCCACTTCCTGTGACTTGGAAGTTCGTAACTTGAGCTGGACCAATATTAGGTGTAGCGCTTGTAGTGGCTCCGTCAATGAGAGTCTGATACTGTTTTTTCTCATTATAAGGGAAAACACGGATATAATACAGAGTTCCATTGGTAAGACCTGTAAGATCAATAGTCTCCGCTAAACCTGCATCCACTTTAGTTCCGTCTGATGGTTTTTCAGGCATATGGTCATCATTGTAAACAACAGCAATGCCAGCCAAATATTCAGATACAGGATTTGACCAGGATACTGTAATGGTTGCATTGCTTCCTTTTGCTGCAAGATTAGTCACCATAGGCGGCAATGTTAAATTCTGACCCCCGCCACCACTCAGAAAAAGGGGAGTGTCGTAAATTACAGCCATTCACAGCACCCCACTTTCCTGGGAGTGACATTGTTACTTATTTCACAATGGGGGGGTTCAGATATTTATATAGAGTCATGTTCTTTCCTTCCTTTCACTTGTGTTAAAAATCAGTAGTTAGATTACTTCCGTCCACCCGTACACACCAGGCTCCCAAACATTGTTCTCAACGTTACTTGTCCATTTCTTTCCATTGTGGCTTACCTTTGCGCCCTGTGCATAAGCATCATGCGCTCCGGTCGGTTGAACCCATTCTGGATATTCCTCAGATGGTGCTTCTTCTCCACCTTCTTCCACTTTTTCCAGCAGAGTTGGTACATATTTCGGATGATAGAGAAGTTCGGTTGGTCTCTCCTGCGTTCCAGTAATGGAGCGATAGAGGACTCCATCATCGTCTCTCACAAGCATCCCTTCATAGATACCCATATTGTAGACGTATGGATAAACCCCGTCCGCATCAGGCTTCGGCCTTGCTCCATACAACGCTTCTGTCCCAACACTGAATGGAGGATAAACGTCAAGAGAGGTAAGGGTTGGTTGCTTGACATATCCCATGTTGCCTTGATAGGTGAACAGGTCGTTGAGCTTGTATTCAACTCCCGCTTTCCATTCATCCACTCCGCTTGCAAACACACCGCTGTCTGCCGTGGGAGGATTTCCAGTAACTTCACACCACTCCTTTACCTGTTCAGCTCCATAATTCGCCATCGAAATATTTTCTTTTTCAAGAACTTCCGATCTGCTGGAAAATTCGTCCAGAACATTCGCAAGCTGTTCGGGTATTTCTTCTGGAATATCGTAGTTGATGGGCAGGTTGAACCTATATTCCTGATAGCTGTACATCTGCGGTTCTTCCAGAAATTCAATGTTCACCGGCAGATAAAAGGTTTCCCCGTCCATATAGGGAACAGGTTCCTCAATGGAGGTACATTCTGCCATGTACCAATGTCCATCAATTGTCATTTAGAAACACTTCCTTTCTTCGCCTCGACTTTTGCGCCAAATTCTTCTTCAATGTTCTTTCTTAATTTGAATCAAAAGATTCAGTAGATTTGTTCTTTAATTCAAAAGATAAGGATGGTCTGCTACACGGTTATTGCACAACGTAGCAGTTGTCGCCGTCCATTTCCAGCGATACTAAAACTGTAGATTTAGGGCTACAAAGCGGGCGAACCCCATACGCGCTGACGGCGTAGATGTTCATGTTCAACGTACCAGCCGAGCCGACCCGCCCCACGAAGTAGGAGTCCGAGGGGAGTGGCGTTCTAGTCCAGTAGGCTGAACCAGTTGCCCTATCGCCATCCGAATTGAAAATGTCCAACCTGCCATTACCTGTACCACTCTCTAAGCCTAGTTCCGTTGTAGACATCAGCGCAACTCTCGATACAAATGTTTCTGTGCCGCCGCCGTCTGTGCCAGAGCGCGAAACCGTCAGCGTTGCCCTGTCAAGCGCGGCAATATGGTTTTCGCTCCATCCGCTAAGGAATCCTGCCTGACTGGAATAATCTGGTGCGGCATCGGTGCTATGTTGTGCGGTATACCAACTTGTAGCCTTTGTTGCGTTCAGCCATTGATGAATGTTGGAGTAAATGTACCGGTTGTTGCCATAATTGCGTCTATTGGTGTCAGAGTTCGATGGTTCTTTGTTATCCCACATCTTGTCGCCAAGCAAGGATACGCTGGTTGGTTCGAGAACAAGTCTTATACTTTGGTCACTGGTATCCCTCGCAACCTTCCATTGGAGATCAGTGTTGTTCCACTTGCCAAGTTTAACCTTTGTTCCAGATGCAAGAGAAGAAAGTAACAGACCGGCAGGAAGCTCAACCTGAACGGTTTGTGGTTCACCGTATAATCCATATGCACTGACGGTAAATACCGCAATGTAATAGGTGCTTCCAAGCTCCAATCCAGACAGAGTTGCCGTTTCATCCGTTCCGCTGTAGCCCTGCGTACCATCATCAATCGAGGTCGGAAAAGCATCGGTTTTGTAAACCACAACGGTGTGATCGTAAAGTTCATCCGATGTTGGATTCTTCCATGTTAATGTGATAGAAGAACCGGAATGTTGTTCTGCAAGCTCTGTAACAGGATCAGGAACACCAGTCAGTACAAGTGTCGCAATCGCTCCCTCCAACATGGTCTGGTACTGCTTTTTGGAGTTGTAGGTAAATTGACGGGCGAAGAAATTGGCTTCGTTATTCCACTGTATAGTTTTCTGGACGGTTGATTCGCCACCAATGGTGTAATATCCTTCGTCGTCTGGGCCGGAAACAAAAGAATTTGGGGTCGGAGCGCAAATAGCACGAACGTATATGCCGGTTAGTTTTGACGCACCCCCATTTCTCATTCCTTCCTCAGATATACATCCCGCATAATATGTTGTCCCCGTATTTCTTGTTCTCGCCCAATACTCATATCCAATGGCTCTACTTTCATCATCGTCAAATATATCTAGTTCGTTGCCAGTATTATGAGATTTTATATTTAGTTCTGGTAAAGATAAAAGCGCAATCTTTGCATTAACAGAATCCGTGCTTGAATCGTATGAGGGGGACGGCCAGTTTATTGTCATCAACATATCTTTATCGGAACTACTCCATTCCTTTAAGAATCCATCCTTTGTTGCGGCATAATCAGGCGGCGTGTCATATTCGTGCTGATTTGAGTACCAGTTATTAGCAGACTTGTCCGAGTTTAACCATTGATGGATATTAGAAACCCTGTACAAATTGTTTCCTTTTGTTTGTATGTCAGAATCAGGATTTGATGGTTCTGCATTATCGTACATCATTTGGCCTATATCTGCCACGCTTTCTTTGTCAAGCACTAGCCTTAAATCCTGAGTGACAGAATCCCTCGCAACTATCCATTTTAACGGTTTAGAGTTATAAATCCCGAGTTTGACTTTGCTTCCAGAAGGCAAGGAATTTAATCTCTCCCCACCACCCTGAACAACATCCTCTCTCGTAAGTTCAATCTTCGTACCATCATTAACGCTCTCCGGCTCATGGTCTCCGTATACCCATACTGCTCCTGCAAGTTCGTTCGCTCTGGATTCTAGCATCTTGTCAGCTTGGATAGTGATGTGTGGATTCTCACTAGTTCCACCACTTTTAAAAGCCTTAAAATTATCCAGCAGCGGCGGCAGGTCTTTGTTCGCTCCACCTGCGCCTCCCGCCATGATTGGAGTCCCGTAAATTTTAGCCATTCATCTTTCCCTCCTTATTCTGTCGTTACTGCCACCAGCTCAACCTGAACAGGAATGTCTATTGTGGGCTGCTCTCCGTATGCCAACACGCTTGCCGTCCCATTGTCGTTTACTGCTGTTAGACCGTATACTCCTGCGTCAGCCAAAGCTTTCATCATTTCGTTAGACGCAAGCGCAAGGTTCAACTTCATGTTTGCTGTAATGGCACTGTTGGTAATTCCCTGTGAATAAATTCCATCCACCGAAGAAGTCCATCCGGCAGCCGTCAACGTAACAGAAATCACTTTGTTTGGAAGCTCTGTTTTGTCAGCCTTATTAGTTTGAAGGTCTGCAATATCGTCCTCCAGCAATTCCTGATCTGCGTCATAAGTGTCTTTGGCAACATAAGTTGTCGCTGCTGTAGCGGAGTCCAGAAGACCGGCGACTTTACCTTTATCCAGTAAGGTTGCGTTCTCAACGTTACTCAGGTCTTTTGCAGCCTTGCCGTCGAGTGCATTGTCTACCGTAGTATGGTAGTTAGCATCGTTGTTGATTGCCGCTGCAAGTTTTTGCAGGGTGTTTAGTGCTTCTGGCACACTGCCTTTCAGTGCATTGATGGCGTCTGTTACACTGCCAGATACATCATCACCGGTTTGGTAATTCAGATCGTTTTCAATGTCGCTTGTCTTTAACACTACTGCTCCTGTTTTACTGTTGACGCTGGTAACAGGGTAGGGCGGAGGGTTCTCAGCACTGTACTGCCGTTCGTTAGCAACGTTGCCAAGCCCAACATCAGCTTTGGTTGTTCCGTGAGGATTGGTCCCCTCTGGATGTGTGTACACTGTAACCGGAGCACCGTCCACGTTGATCTTGCCGTTTTCCTCGGATGCCGTCACAACACTTTTGCCATTCCAAGAGGTTCTCTCCTCACCTGTGATATGGACGACCTCATCATCCATGTGGGTGTCAATCTTGTTGTCAAGGTTCTTTAGTTTCTGCGTATCGTTTTCGCACAGTAGCACAAATTGGGTGCCGTCGTATTCGATAAAATATTTATGGCGGAGTACAAAATCTCCAGCCTCCAGATCCATCAAAGAACCGTTATCATCATATTTTTTGACAGCTTTTGCTCCCAGGTCATTGATATTAAGAGTGATGCCGCCAGCATTGGTCTGCGGCAGCGTCAAAATCAGTACCATGCCAGGACGATAGCTGTCAATGTCAGCCACTACACCATTAAAAGCAGCGATGTTTCCGCTTGTCGATGCGTAGGTGGCGTTTACATCAGTCAGCGCATTACGATCTTCCAGCTCAGCAATTTTTTCGTCAATACCTGTAAAGAGTTCGTTGATCTTATAGATATTGCTCTCTGTGCCAACACCGGCGATTAGGTTCAGCGCATCTTTTACATACATGTCTTTATCTGCACCAATCGGGTCGATCAGTTGCAGGTTTTTGGATAATGTTTGTGGCATTTCATCTCCTCCTTACTAATCGACTAAACAATTTCCTTGATACAGAAATCTTCCAAAGTTAGGTCATTTACAGCTTCCAGAGTTTCATCATTGCGCTCAAATAATTTGTAAAGCCTTGCCACAATCGCAACAACAGTTGTTCTGTAAGCATGTGTGCTGTTCATCATGCCGGTCATTTCGATATAACCTTCAGATTCCAAATCGACGGCATATTCACTATCTACACGACCGATCATGTTGAGATGAGGGACAGCCTCCATGTCAACGCGGTATTGTACATCAAGCCCGCCGCGATAGAGCACATGACCAGCAGCTTCTACGTCATATTTGTGTTGCAATTCAATTCTTGCATAGATGTTGTTTCGCACACGCATGTCCACATCAAAGCGCATTGCATGGTCGAGTTTACCAGACACTCCTGTACGAGGAATGGCCTCCACCTCCACCTTGTAAGCAGATGTGGTATCCGCATACAGGGTGGAAGTTGCAGAAGCCTCCGATTCGTACCGGTGTTGGGATTCCATATCGCCATAACTTTTAATATGGCCTGTGAACTCTGTGTCAACACGATATGCGTTATCCCAAACAGCTCTCATGTGGGAAATGGCGTGGAACGCTACAGAAAAACCATAAAGGAACTGTACCCTTTCCGAGAAATACTTTGGAAAATTGTCCAGAATAATCTGCCAGCGATTAGTTGCCATTTACCATCACCGCCTATTGGACGTTGACAATCTTGAAAGTAGCGTCACCGGCGTTAATGGTTAGGTTAGACTGTGCAGGCATCGGACGTGGCACCGTAAACTGACCGTAATAAGCCGCTCTGCCACCAGTTTCCTCGGAAGAGACGAAGATGTGTGTCGCAGTACCACAGTCCGCAGTTACCTCATCGAAAACAATCGGATTAGCGTTCTTGACGGTCATGTTGGACGGCGCTGTAAAGTTGGAACTGTTATTCTGGATGGCGACTCTGTGATAGCCATTATCGCCACTTGGTTCGGAAATACCGCTGCCATCCTCAGAGATTGGAGTAGTGGACAGTCCAACATACCAGGTGTTTACGGTCGATGCTGTACGGTTGCCAAGTCTCATACCTAGTACGGCGTTTGCTTCTTCAATCGAAATCATATTGTTTCCTCCTTATGTTCTTGCATAAATGGCAGGGTACATGATGATGTCGCCCTGCGCTCTTCTGTATTCTCTTTCATTATCTTCACCCTCATTGATTAAAATGACGGGTTGTTGGTTGTACTTGATGTCCTTCAGGTTGATGGTATCCTCCTTGGTCAGGTTGACCACACAGGTGTTTGGCGCACCGGAAGATACAATCCCTTGCTTAGTCAAAGCGGGGGAGTTGTACTGTCCGTAAGGACAGAATGTCACATACATTTTGGCGCGACGCAGATCGAGAGGATTGCCATCACCATCAAAAAACTCATAGGTCAATGTCATTGTGTCGCCCTGGATACACTCGCAATCTTCGAGGTATTGGGCGAGGATGCTGTTTCCAATCACGGCTCTCACTCCTTTCAGGGCAATAAAAATCCTGCCTATTTGGCAGGATCGGTGTTCTCTGTGTTCGTTTGTTTTGCCTGCATAGCTTCCAGCTCATTGATTGCTTTTGCCAGAACGCTCATGCAGTTATAATATGTACCGCAGTTTTTGGAGCCTGTAAGACTCAGAGTATCCAAAGCTGCCAGCACAGCTTTCAGGTTTGTGATTTGTTCTTGCATGGTATTTCTCCTTTTCTTAGATGCCAACAACTCTGGCCTCGGTTTGATTACCTAAAGCAGCCGCCGTGACAGCCTCTCCTTTTGATACAGAATATTGTTTCACGAGTCCGTTGCTAATTTTTAATGTTACGTTAGTTACTACATCGCCTTTTGATGTCAACACATATGCGTTTTTCATGACATTTACTCTTCCGCATCTATATCCTTCAAGTATAATTTGATTTGCTGATAAGGTTGATGTACTAATTTTAGAGGAAACAATGCTTTCAATTTCTGCTTTCTTAATGATGGCATTTTCAACCTCCAAAATGTCAGCGCGCAGTTCTCTAATATCGGCCTCGCGTGCGCGTACTTCATCAGCGATCAACTCTCTGGTATCAATCACTTCAGCATACACTTGATCTACACGATTATCTACATCACCGATCTGCCTTGCAAGGATTTTATCAGCATCAATTAAATCGGCATGAAGACTCCGAACTTCCCAGTCCAATTTGTCCTCGCTCACACACCCGTCTTGAAGTTTAGGATTACTAATAGCCGAATTAAAAAGCTGCTCCGTATCAACAGAGTTAGTTCCCATATTGACGTGCTGTACTTTATCTAGCAGATTCCTTGCATAGATGTTGCCATCAAACACAGCGGAAGAAGGAGTGTAAGTCATTAGGCTTAGCTTGCCATAACCGTCCGACCGGATATAGTCGCCCCAGTTGGAGAACAAGCCATTCTCTTTGATCTGCCAGCCGCCGATTGTGCCGGAGTTTGTCTTAATATCTTCCGCAACGATGTTACCGGCCATATCAACATAGAATTTATCTTCTAGGCCGCCTCCAGTATCCGTTTGAATCCTGATACCAGAGTTATCCCTAGGGTCCAATACAATCTGGCTCCTGCCGTTGCTGGAGGTCAGCTTGAAATAAGCATTGATAAGCTCCGCACCACCAGCGTCAACACGGAAGGTATTGGATTCGTTGCTGATAACAAGTTCGCTGGATGCTACCAGTTGGCCGATGATAACATCAGCAATCAGACCATAGGCATAGTTTTCGCTGTCCGGCATTTTGATTTTACCCAGCGCGGCCTTTGCTGTTTGCCAGTTGTCATCGGTAAATACCAAAAGGTTATTGATGAGGCGCACCTGTTCAGGATCAAAGTTTCCGTCATCGGTCATAGACCTACCCCAAAGGCCGAACTTGTCCAACACAATGCTTTGGTCATTTGCATTTAGGACACTCGTTAAGGCAAGATTCAAACCATTTTGCCGGATGTCCTGCACATAGTCAACGACACCGCTTGCTGTTGCTTTGTCCCACAAGTTCTTACTTTCGCTCAGTGTTTTGGCAGAGCTGGAATAATCAGCATCATACTCATCAAACACGCAGTATTCATCCATCAGACGGAAAGAGTCGCTAAATACCAATTTGCAGTCGTCCGGCGCATCATACTTGACGATGATCTCTACTACCATCGGGTTAACCCAGTAATCATCTCTAACCTCTGCGTGGACGGTAGCTCCAAGCTGGATCTGGTCGATGAAAGGTTGGTACTGCGTCAGGAACATAAAGTTCACGACGTCCATATCGAAATTGTAGTTTGGTACGGAAATTTCCTCCAGCTTCTTGACACCATCATCGTAGAGACTTTGAGACTGATCCTGAATGTCTGTGTAGTCCATATTGTCTGTGATGGTGTAGTTGTCGTTAGTATAAGTAGCAGCGTTGGTGTAGCATTGCAGCTCTGCCAGCTGCTCCTCTGTAAAGTTTTCCTCAAACGAGAGGGATTTGTTGATGGTAAGCTGCTGGTCAGTAATACCTTGCACCTTTGCTTTTTGTGCGTCCACCTCGGCTTGTTTTGCGTTAATCTCTGCTTGTTTGGCGTTGATTTGGTCTGTAATATCGCCAAGCGGCTGATCTCCTTTAATTCGTACTGTCCGCACCTGCTCCAAAGCGTCAAGGTCAGCCTTTAACTCAGTTAGCTCGCCCTCCAGTTTGATGAGGGTTTTGTTCTCCGTTTTCAGCCTTGCCAAAAGGTCAGCATAAGGCTGTCTTTGTGCATCAACCTTTGCCTCCCAGGCTGTCAGCGCATCAATCAGTCCTTGCGTCATCCACTCAGGCTTTTTAAAATAATCGAACCGATAGACAACATTTGTGCCAAGCGGGTTGACAGATCGGATGTTAAGGTCGTTATCTCCGTAGACGCTCAGAGCTGTAACCAGATCTTCGTCATTTTCGTCAATGTCCACCTGTTTGATGAGGTTATCGAATGTAAAAACAATATCCGTTTCATCCATCGGCGTTCCCTTGACATAAGCGTTGACCAGCATCTTTTCTGTATCAAAATCAAAGACGCATCCATAGGCATCCTCAATATCGCCGCGCAACGTAGTATAAAGGCCGGCATCTGCATCAAATTCAAAGGTTCTATATTTGTTCCACAGTTCTGTGTCGATGTGTCCGATCTCCCACTCAGTTTGACCAATAAAAGCACCCAGTAGGGAGGTATCCGGCTGCAAAGCATCGTAGAATTTATAGGTTCCATCCATCAGGTTGATGGCGTATTGGTCAAGCAGCTTTTCCGCAGATACACACTTTACTGTTTTGATTGGTCTGCTGCCGTCATTCGATTCGCTCACCTGTTGGATGACAAACCAGCCAAGGCCAATTGCATGAACGACTTTACGCTTTTTGACGTAATCAAAGTAAGGAGTTGGCTCTCCGTTGCTGAAGACGGGGCTTACCTCAAACTCCAGCTGCGACAGATCATCAAAGACCGCTGTATAGGTGATGTCCCTGGCCTCAGTTAAGAGAAACATTTCTTCACGAATCGGAGTGCAGAGAACCAGCAGGGGAGTTTCGTATTGACCATGCACATCAAAAGAAAACATGATTAACCACCCACCCTTCTGACTGGTGTATAGGCGATCTCCAGCAAATCAACGCTGCCAATACACTCCAGTTCATTCATACCGGAGATCAATCGTAGAAACTTCTTGTTGAAGTTTTTGAGACGTCTCATTCCAGTCGAGGAGGTGATGATTCCGGTTTGGCAATTACACTCGATTGTTTCCCCGCCCTGCAAACCTGTCCAACTAAAATCTCTGTCACCATAGGAATGGTTGATAATAGAAAATTCCGTACTTTGCGGCGACATCTTAAAGGTCACTCGCGGCAGTGTGTCGTTGTGGTCGTTTGATAGATTTAGAAAACGTATGGCGTTGCTGGTACGATAGGTGGAGGCAGGGAAGGAGTAAGTTTCTGCTCTCTCATATTCCCATGCCCAGGGCGCGTTACACTCTGCGGTACATCGCACCCCACGGATCTTGTTATCATAATAAAGCACCTCTGGATCAACCAGCAAACATTCGTAGTAGAAGTTTCTTAGGTCATTTTGGCATATTTGCAGCTTCTTATAGGTGTTGTGTCCGCATAGCCACAGCAGGATGGCAGAGATGTCGAATCGGTCAATCTCACGTTGACAGAAAAATTCAATCTCAAAACTCAGCGGATCTTCCTGTTCCACTCCAAAGCATTGAAAGACAGGGGAGCGGAACGTTTTGTCGGTAACAGGCTTTACCTGAGAGCCGCCAGAAACATTCTCCTCACCCTCGCCGCCGATCTTAGTAATCACCAGCCCATATACCTCGGAGGGAGTGCCATCATAGATAAAATTTAATCCTTTAAAGCTCATGTCACCAACCTCCTTTCAAATTCCAAACGATTATTCTGGTTGGATAATAATAACCTCTCCAGGACCTAGCATATAAAATTGAAGATCCTCTCCTATTTCAACCTTCCTATAATCTATACCCTCGCGGGTTGCAAGTTCAGCCATTAGTTGTTCGATGGTAGCTTCTTTTAGTTCTGGCATTGTATCATCTCCTTCATAAAAATAGGGCTGGCCTTGTCAGGTCAGCCCTCAACTATTCACGTTTGACTGTAAAATATTGTTTGGTATATGTATCAGTGTCAACAACAGACACCCTACAATTCAACCAGGAAAGTTTCTGCTTAATACTACGCTGTAATGCTTGCATCATCATCTTTTTGTCCCGTGTTTTTGAATTCGTTATATCGAAATGACCCTCTAAAAACAATACGACAATGAGAGATTTCTCCATGGAAGCAATACGAGAATCAGTCATAGCTTGCCACCATTTGTTCAAATCAGATGCAAGCGGTACACGATCTGATTCGGTGTGCGCTCCATACAGACAAGCGATTGTAGAAGCAACTTTCTTAGCGACCTCAATATCAAGACTTTCCCTAGGATCACCTGACTTATTTGTAGGAGCTTTTACGCCCTTTTTATTATCGGGTACTGTCCTCCACATATTCTCTCTTTCATGTCCTGTACAGTTTTTAATTTCAATCAGCTGGCAGCAGGAAGGGCAATCTAAGATAATATCAACACCTTTACCTTCTGGTAAGGTATTAAACCGTTTGGCGTAAAATGCGCTATTGTCAAATTTTATCGCCTCTACATTACCATTAAACACGAATTTTAAATTGCTCTCACAGATTTCCATAAATTAAGTTTTGCTCCCTGTCATATAATGCGTCGAACTCTTCCATCACAGCGTTATGTGATAAATCAGATAAATCGTTTGCCGATTCATATTCGATACTATTTCCAGATCGATATAAGGAAATAAAATTGTATTTTAATTCTTTCTGTTTGGGGTTAGGGTATGTTGCAGCAAGATTGAAGCACTGTTGAATAAAATAGTCGTGAGTCGTGATAAATACCTGTACTCCTAATTTTGCCAATTCGATAATGGCATCAACAACTGGTTTTACCATCTTAGGATTCATATTTGTTTCTGGTTCATCCCAGAACAAGACAGAATTTTGTGATAAGCTACCGGATAGAATTAAGTACATAATTGTCACGAGTTTTCTATAGCCCTCTGAAACTAATCCCATCTCAAATTCTCCAGCACCCTTTACTTTTAAATAGAACATTTTGTTTTTCTGCACAATACTACCATTGACAATCTGTTCAAAACTTTTAAGAACAGCGTTTTGTGCGGCGGTGTTTGCTCCCCTTTTTAAAGGACGCTCCAACAATCTCGCAAGATCATAATAGGTTTCTTCAAACGCAATGTGATAATCAGCATATAGCGATGCGAAGTTTTCAGTTGATGAGATGATTTCCTTAGGTGGAATATAGACAGCTCTTGAAGTGTGAGCATCTGGAGCAGGTACTGACTGAATGTCGATGTGTTTCTCCTGACGATTGCCAAATGCAATGTGAAGCAAGTCATCGTTAGAATACTGAACCTTGACTTCTGCGCGATTACTGCCTTGTTTACGATTGACCAGTCTACCCACAGCATCCTTATCAGGTCGGAAAACGCCTTGTAGTTTTGCAACTAATTCGTTTTCAAACTTTTCTTCGGTAAAATCGCTTTTGGCCGTTTGTGCCTGCTCATAGCTTTTTACACAGGAGTAGAGAAGTTTAATGAGAGCTGTTTTACCTGTATTATTCTCGCCAGAAATGATATTGATATTTGGAGACATATTCATATCAATATGACTAAAAATCATAAAATTGTCTAATACAAGGTGTTGAATCTTCATAATGTCCTCCTTATACAATCAACAGAATTTGATTGTAGTATGGATTTTGAATCTCGTTTTAAGCATACCACATCCAAGAAATTCATGCAACCTTTATCTTACAGTTCTCAAACTACGTTTATAGTTAATCCGTTCCAACGTGTATCTTGCAAACCGATCCTGAAACGCTTCAGAGTTCTTCGCAAACCAGTCGTCCATCACGCTGTCATCTGCATTGCCGGTGATCTCAGTTGAGATAAAGAAGTTGATCGGTTCGCTGCCGGACACAGCAGAGACGCTTTCAGGCATCTCTGGGATACCGTTAGTGGACAGGGTTCTATTGAGGCTAGACAAATCGTTGTCTGGCAGGGCAGAGGAGAGGCTACTATACATTCTGGTAAAGGAGTCGATGATCTCCTGCTGGTTCTGCGCCAGCTTCAGGATGTTGCCCTGCTGTTCTTCGGTCAAAACCCACTCTTTCTTCTGAAGGATAGCGGGAATCTCATCAGACTTCAGGTTTTCTATGTAAGAGCGGAATTGCTTATAGGAAATTGTGTTATCTTTGCCGACCTCGCCACCCTCATGGTATTTTGCAAACGGAGTTGGTTTGCCACCGGGGGATGCACCGTGAGAAGTGGCTGCATCAATCATGCTGGCTTGGTTAAATTTAGCTACAGTGCTTTGCATGTTGAGTACGCCTTGCAAAGCAGACTGTAAATTTCCGGCCTCTGCAACAGCTTCCGACAGAGAAGCGGTGAAACCATCAGCAGCAAAGGTCAGATCATTCATGACGCTCAGGACATCAAACTGTTTGCCGCCGAAGGTTTCCAGCGCAGCATAAGCGTTGTTCCACTTTAGAGTAACGTCGGCATCGATACCGGTGCCGTATTGTCTATTCCACTCTATCAAGCGATTATAGAATTCCTGAGAACGGCCCTCAATCAGCTCAATGGCCTGTTGACGCAGGGATGCCTCATCGTTGATCTGCGCCTGTATGCGCTCTTTTTGCGCTTCCGCCGCAGCTCTGTCAGCCTCATAATTGCGCTGAAGGTTAGCAAGCTGAGAGTCGTAGTAGTCCTGCATCCGGTCTTTTTGGTCTTGCAGGGCGTTAATCTCAGCTTCGATGGAATCATCAAAAGCCTCTTTGGCTTTCTGGATACCTTCGATCTTAACAGAGATCATTTCATCATAGGCTTCTTTTTCTGCCTCGATGCGGTCTATCGCTGCTTGCTGTTCTTCCTCATACTGCTTCTTTTCATTCTCCAGAGCGGTGATCTGATCTTCAATGTTCTTGTCATGCTGAAATTCTTCGAGTTCTTCCTTCTTTTCAGCTAACTCTTCTTCCAGTTCCAGACGTTGCTTTTGAGCTTCAATGCTGTCGTCCAAGCCAAGCTCTGCCAACTGCGCTTCAATGTCGGCAACCTCTTTCTGCTTGTCTGCCAGCTCATTTTCATAATCATGCTGTTCCTCTTTGAGACGGATCATCTCGATCTGAGCATCTATGATTTTGTTGTAAGCGTCCAGTTCGTCCTCTAGGGCATCTATCTGATCTTCATAGATTTTGTCCTGAGCGTCCTGTGCATCTCGCAGAGCGTCGATCTGAGCGTCGTACATATCGTCCTGTGCGTCTTTCTGGTCGCGCAGGGCGTCGATCTGATCTTCAATGCTGTCAAGAGCGGCATCGCGATTGGCTTCGATGTTGTCCTTTTGCGCGTTGTAGTTGTCCTGCATCGCGTCAAGGCTGGCATCAATACCGTCCAGCTGGTTTTGCAGATCTTGTTTGAGCATGGAGATAGTCATGTCCATCAGGCCGTTGATCTGGGATAGGCTGCTGGATGCTATAGACCGGATCGCGCTGGCGGCGTCTCTCGCAGAATTTGCGGTACTGTCAATGGCGGATTGCAAAGAACCAAACTGACCTTCCAGAGAATTAAAAGAGACGCTTTGAGCTTGCTTAAACGCATCCTCCAGCGACTTCACAGCATCCTCAGTGACATTCACCGCATCTTGGACCCGCTGTTGACCTGTAACGATAGCACCAGTATCATCTACAGTGGTTTCACGGCCACCGATAACCTCCATGTTCTGCATGTTAATCATGGCTTGCATAAGAGCCATCTTTGCCTGTGCATAGGAGGTATAATTGCTCAGGTCAACACCATAAGCACTCGCAAATTCATCTACCCAGGTTTCGTTGTTGGAAAGCCATTGCGCCCAAAATTCAGAGTCGTTTTCCAGCTTGGCAGTCAACAGGGCATTCCAGTTATCAAGATCAAGCTGGTACAGTTCTTCCAGATCGGCCATCAACTCTGTGTGGGTGCGCATACCGGTAAGGTATTGCATCAATTCTGATTCAAGCTGTGGATAGTAATTGAGCAGTTCCTGCATGGTTGACGCAGAAAGCTTTTCCCCGTTAGCCAAAGACTGGTATGCACCGATCAGCACATCCATGCGTTGCTGGACACCGGCAAGACCTGCTACCAGCGATTGCGTTCCGGTTGCGGCATCGGCAAAGCTGCTTGCAATACCGCTTACAGCATCAGATGAGACATAGCCAAGTTCTTCTGCTTTTTCAATCGCTTCTTCTACAGACAGGTTGTATTCGTTACAATAATCGATAAATTCTTGCCACAGGCTGGCATCCATGCCCTCCACTTCAAAATGAGCGGCATTGAGTTCTGTGGAGTTGATAACTCCCATATCTTCAATAACCTGTTTTAAGGCTTCATCTGCATCTTCAAAATCAGAAAAATCAATATCAGGTTGAGGGGCATTGGCCGCAGTTTGTTTAGCCTCTGCTATTGCATAATAATGTTCTGATGCTTCTTCGGCTGATAGACCTTCTTGTGTGATTGCATTAGCGTATTCCTCAGACTGTGCAATCATTTCTGGGGTCAGCCTACCAACCTCAGCCATCCGCTGGAAGTACGCATCGACGCGCTCCAAGGAATTTGAAGAAACAACGTTTTCAAACATCTTGCCAAGATCATCTTCAGCCAGATAACGGTTGAGGACATCGTTATAATCAGCAAAGGTCTGTGTACCTTCTTTGAGGTACTGGCCTTGCTCTTGCATAGCAGAGACGTTCTCGTCGATCTTACTATTATATTTATCGATCTCCGATGTCGCCGTTGCAATTCGATTGGTCAGATTTTGGTATTCGATACCTGTTGTATCGCCAGATTTTTCCAACTCAGCCTGTTCTTGTCTTAGTTGACGAAGATTATCAGTGAGGTTATCAACATAGTCCATGTAAGACTGAGTTTGCTCAAGAATATTTCCGTAACCAAATTCCTGATTGCGGTTTGTCACGGTGTCGCCGGTTGGCTTCATGTAAACTCCGCTTTGGTTAAAATAATCTACAGCTGCTTTATTTGCTTCATTGAGTGCATTTTCGGCCAACTTTTCTTGAACAGCAAGGATACGTTCGAGTTCTTCTCTTTGTGCCTGAAGGTTCGCAAGCTCACCCTGTTCTGTAAAAGTGAGATGTCCTTTAGCCTGAAGTGCCGCAATCCGGTCGTTTGTGGTTTGGAGTTCGCTGTTGAGACTTTCAACCTCAGACTGTAATGATTCTGCTTCTTGACGCAGTTCCTGTGCTTTTTCAGCTGCGGTTTCAATTGGCGTAATCAGGTTATCCCATGCCCATTGAGCAGCCATTGTAACAAATGCTATTCCAGCAGCAGTTAGAGCGCTGGTAAGCAGGCCAACACCAACAGAAGCTGCCCTTGCTCCCAACGATGTTTTCTGCATGGCGTCAATGGCGGCAGTCTGTCTTTGCTGGAATTTGCTTACCGATCCGGCTGTCATGTCATTGGCGTCTGCATAGTCTCTGAGACTGTCAGAAGCGTCCTGGAAAGCATCACTGATCGCTTGTTTCTTTGCCGCCTCTTTGGTTAGCTCACTGTCTTTTTGAAGCAGCTCATCATAGATGGAAACAGCTTTTTCATATTCGCTAACATCGATATTGAGGATACTCTGCGCCTGTTGTGTACGCTTAGAGGCATTGAAGTCAGTGATGTATTGGAAGACTTCGGATAGTTTATTTTTGTAATCATCAAGCTCTTTAAGAGAGCCTTGGTTAAACATCGGTTGTTACTACCATAATCATGTCGTAGACAATATACCAAAGTATACAAAACTTTGGGAGGTATTATATTGCACAACGACGATTTTGACTTCGAGTCAAAAATTTCAAGACGAAAGGTCTTGAAAACTCAGTGCTTTTAGAATATACTAACTTTGATACGTCACATAAATGACATAAAACTGTTAGGAGGTTGTCAAATGACAAGGAGGAGTGTCGTAGCTGTTGTTATGTCGGCTTTGATGATCTTATCAACATCACTGCCAGCATACGCAGACACTGTAGTCGCTGAGCAGGGCGAATCGGGAATTGAGTTGTTCGGTACACCCGATTATAACGCTCCAGTATTAGAGAGTACGTCAGTAGATAAGACAGAAGTAGCAGCAGGAGAATCTTTTATCATTACTTTAAATGTAAGTGATGATTTATCAGGATTCGATTTTGCTCATATATCCATTAAAAATGAATCAACCGGTAAATATCTATCTATTAGTGATGTTGATTATAAGATTAACGACTTAGGTGGTCTTAAATATAGTGTAGAATGTGTAGTTCAAGTTCCAATAGATGAGACCGTCGGCACGTTGATTTTGAACAATGTGATGCTGTATGATAACAATGGTAATCATATAACATATTCTCAGAACGACCAGGTTTTACAAAATTGCAGCAAAGTGCAAATTACAAATAACAACACAGAAGATAAAGAAGCGCCTGTACTGCATGACCTATCAATCTCTCCTGTTCAGATCAAAGCATCTGAAACCACTACATTAACATTAAAGGTGTCTGATGATGTATCTGGAGTAGATTACGCACATGTGTCTTTTACCAATAACCTTACTGGATATGAAATTGAGGCATCTTGGACTTCTTATGACTCTCAACCAGTAAATGATGGCGAGATTGAAGTTCAAGTTGAAACATCGAAATATGATGGTGCAGGAAGTTACCAATTAGATTATGTTGAATTAGCAGACCAGAATGGTTTTAGAGAAGTTTGGTATTCTTCAAACAATCCTTATCAATTCGATCCCGTACTCCCCAAAGAAGTCTCCTTTAATATTGTGAATGATGGCGATGAAGATATTACTCCACCAGTTCCACAATCCCTTTATTTTACGGATGATGAAGTAGTCGCCCCTGGACACACCACACTTAAATTAGAAGTTACAGATGATTTATCTGGATACCGTTCTGCACTGGTTGCATTGCGTAATCTTACAACAGGGAAGACTTTAGATTTGCATTCCAATGATAATGATCCATACACAATTGATGTAGAAATCAACCAATTTGAGCACAGTGGAATTTTTATTGTGGACTACATCTACTTGTTCGACAACAATAATAATATGGGTCTATATTATTCTACATCTAATCAATATAGTGATGTGCAATATCTGCCGAACGAAGCATCTATTCTTGTAAAGAATACGGAACCCGGATCAACTGATATTATCACCTCTACAGAAAACGACAATCTCGTCCAGCAAATCACTGAGATGCAAGAGGGTGGAACAGCCTACATTTATCATGGCAATAACAATACGCTTCCGGCTGGAGTGTTTGAAGCTATCAAAGGCCAAAATAAAACTATTGTCGTAGAGAGTGACGGCATCCAATGGATATTTAACGGAACAGATATTACCGGGGAAATCAAAAACATTGATCTCTCTACTACAATTGATACGAAATGGAATATCGATAGCGAAGCGGACGATGTGATGGCTTTGGAACAAGATGCAATCATCTTGAAGTTTTCAGACAACGACCAGCTTCCGGGAGAAGCTACGATTCGTGTCAAAATGGATTATGTGTTCCGGGATTACCTTGGATCAGATGAGGGGTTATATGTCTACTACTTCGACAACACCACTCAGCAATTTGTAGAAGTCGCAGCAAACATCAGCGTTGGCAACGACGATTACCTTGAATTTACTATAGACCATAATAGCGAGTTTGTTATTACTGCGGGAGAAATCAAGGTAAACGAAACCAATCCACCAGTAAACCCAGACGATGATAATGAGGACATTCAACCACCAGTGATTGAAGATGATACTACAAAACCATCCACCCCGTCCGGCAGCACTTCCTCTAGCCGTCCTTCCGCGTCCACTAATGCGAATAGAGACCCCAGCACATCATCTTCTTCCAGAAAAAATGTCGCAGCAACCAATAACTGGAATCAGCTCAAAGCAGATATTGAAGATGCAATCGAATCCGCTCAGCCAACCACATTTAAGGTTCAGCTTGGTTCTGATGAGATGCTTCCGGCCAGTGTATTAAAGACCATGCAAGGCCATGACATTACTCTCGAAATTGCTTTGGCAAATGGGGAAGATGTCGTCCTGAATGGTTTGCAGCTTACGAACGTCAAGACCGGATTCTATACCGGTGCCGCTCTGAAAGAACTTGGTAACTATGTCGTTACTGAACCGGCAGAGACAACTGATACGGTTGAATCCAACGAACCATCGGTTGCAGAGCAAGAATCTAATGAGGCACAGGTTGCAAAACCAAACCCAGAAACCGGCGCTGCTGACGCTCCGTTTGCAAGTCTGATGCTTGCTGTCGGATGTGCAGCTGCCGCTGTTGTATTAACAAAGAAAAAGTAAACTCATAATGTAAATAAGCTCACCGTTCTGGTGAGCTTATTTTTTACTCGTAATTGTCAGGGTGCCCCTTATACATCAACTGTATAGAGTCTGATTCAAACTCCGTCTCAATCCACTTAACATCGTTAATATTAAGCGCAATTTGCTTTACCTGATAGTTGTCGGGTTGCACTCCATCCACAGTGTAGTCCTCTAATACGATCCAATGTTCTCCGTTGTGGTGGTAATTGCCAGCCATCGTACCAGAGTAAACTTTGCCGTCAACACGAACGGTGGTGAAATTACCTTTATCTGGGTCAACGATGGCTTCCCATACTGTATCTGTGTTCTGAATGGAAAAATACTCTCGAATAAATTGTTCAACCCTGTGGCTCCCCATCACAAGACCACACAACGCTCCAGCAAGCATTCCGAACACAAGGTATCTAGCAAAGTTGATGTATTGGTCTGGACTTGCGGAGATGACAATCCGCAATATTACCTGCAAAATAAAGCTGGCGGCGACATTGTTCCACGCCAAGATTTTGAGCGGCTTCTCGACGCTCTGGATCGTTTTTGTGGCAAACTCGTAAAAATACCAAAACATATAACCAGGGATAAGATAACTTAGTAATTCAGGAAATACGGGTAAAATTTCGTTTAGGTTGATTGTCAATGGAAATACCTCGATTCTTTTTAGGTTTTTTCTTTGGTGGTATCCGAGGAGACCGTTTCAACATTGTATTGCTTGGAGAAATTTCAATTTTGTTCCCTCGATACTTCATAATAATTTTCATAACAGCACCTCCACAGGTGCCATTATACTACAATATTCTATAATTTTCAATGATTATGGCGGTGTGCTACTTCCAAAGGTGTCTTTACACCTGAGCACACGCTATGGCGTTACCCATAGTCCAGACTGTCTTTTAAAAGCCCTATCGGACTCCAACCGCCCTACAGTCGTTGAGCCTTTCTCTGTTCAACAGAGACTTGGTTGCTGACCTGACATTGCTCACAGTACCTCTCTGCGAGTCTTCGGCACTTAGCACCGCTCACGCGGCTTTTATCTCAGCGTATGCCATCCTTATCCTTGTTTCTGCCTTTCGGCTCCGTATAGGCGATAAGGTTTTAGCCATTCCCAGCAGTTTGACGGTTTGGCTTCTATCGTCGATCAATAGACACCCTACGCTTTGTTGCCTTAGCGTAAGGGGGCAATGTATTTTACCAGCCGATTTGACACCCGCCGCCGCACCGGCAATGGTTGCCAGCAGGGTGGGGAAGGTGCCTAAGTTTTGCATCAGAGTGTCGATAACATTGAGCGCATCACTGCCAAAGTCTACAACACCCTTAACGGTTTCGCTGTCAATCAGAGTGGCCGACAACGATTCAAAGTTTGTTTTAAACTGAGCGATTTTACCGTTGATGGAGTCAAGGTATCGCTCATTTTCGCGCATAGCAGATCCAGTTGCATCCTGAGACGTCTCCATGACCTGTTGTGCTGTCTCAAAGTTTTGCAGCAGGGAGGACAGAACGTTTGCCTGTTCTTTGCCGCCCATCAGTTCCAGAGCAGAGGCTTGGTTGATGTCGCTCATCTGGTTCCATACCTGAGACATTTCTTGCAGGATTTGATAGGTGGACTTGAAGGTATCTTCGTCTAGCATGATGTCAACTTGTCCACCGGTCAATGCCAGCAGCTGTTCACGCAGTTTGGCGGTGCTTTCCGCCATGCCGTCAGTTGCAAGGCCAGCATCCTCCAGCTCTGTTTTTGCGCCTCTCAAACGCATACTGAGTGTCTTTAATGCGTTGCCAACCTTCATCGGGTCCTGCACAACAGAGTTAGCAGCAGTAATCAGCGCAACCGATTCCGACATGGTGTTGCCAGCAGCTTGCAGGGCAGAGGCCGAACGCTGCATCGCTTCACCGATGCCACCAGATGAAATCGCAAATCTGTTCGACACTTCATTGAACAGGTCTACAATGCCCATCGACTCATTGACCTGCACATCAAAGGCTTTCATGGTGGAAATTACAGACTGAGACGCTTCATCAATGGTGCTGATACCATCCGCAACGTTAAAGTATACAGATGCTACCGTTGCAAGCTCCTCTGAGTCCTCCAGAGAATAACCCAGCCTTGCAAAATCAGCGGTAGAGCTGATGTAATCGGACATTGTTGTGCCGATTTGCTTTGCTTGTGTGGCAGCGTTGGAGAAGAAGGTTTCGTAGGTTGCATCTGTTTCATCTGTTACCTTCTTCAGTTCTGTCATCGCAGTATCCAGTCTGGTCACAGCAGCGATCATCTCTTGGATGACCTGTGCGGCCTCCATCATAGAACTGGTGACAAGCGCCCATCCACCAAACTTAGTGTATGCGTCCCGGATTTTCTCTCCAAGCGTTTCAGTGGTCAGGCCAGCTTGTCTTGCGTCGCTCTCAAACTTAGCGACTTCTTGACGCAGGCTGGTCAAATTTGCTTGTGATCTATTGGATGTATCTCCAAGCCTTTCAATAATATCCGCATACCGGCTTGCAAAATCAGCATCTTGGAAGATCCGGCTGTTCTTTTCACCAAAGGCGGTCAGGTTTGTACTGAGCCGTTCATAACCTGCATTGATGGATGCAAGCGATCTTTCCAGCGTATTCTCAGAGCTTGCTTCTCTTAGATTGTCGCGAATGCTCTCTAAAATGCGGTCAAGCTCCTGCGTCTTAGCAAGTTGTTCGCTGCTAACTAAATCCTTGAATCCAGTTCCTTGGATTTCTTGCAAGAGCTTGGCCGCTCTGTCAATTTCAGCCAGGCCATCTGCATTGATATTAAGCCTTTGAGCTTGATTTCTGTAGGTGTTGAGAGTAGAAGACAACCCAGCGTATTTTGATATGTCGACACCCTGCAACTCATTGGCAAGTGCTTCAATATCGCTTCTGAGCTTGCTCACACCGTCCACAGAACCCAATGTGTCAATTGCAACACGCAGTTCGTTGATTCTGTTTGTCAAGTCCTCGGACGATCTGCCGGATTCCGTAAACTCTGACTGCACCTTGTCCAGAGCAGCGGAAAGGGTATTTTGAGCATTGCTGATCTGCACAAGCTCCGAAGCATTTAAGGATTCCTCGAATTGATTGACCTCTTGTGTCAGAGCTTGAAAGGCATTGGCACTTCTGCCGCTGGTATCGCTTACCCTTTGCAGCAGAGAGGTATATGTAGAAAGGGCAGAGGCATCCATCGACATGCCGGGATTATTTGCCCCGATACCAAGCAAGGTCTGTTCCAAATTGCTATAAGCAGCGTTGAGGGAATCGACGGCTTTTTGTTTTGCTGCCTCTGCCTTGGTTTCGGCAAAGCTGTTGCCCACTCTCTTAATGGCATCATTAAGCTGATCGACTAGCTCTATCTGGTCGCTGCGGATCAGCGTTCCAAAGTCGCTGGACTGGATTCTGCGCAGCGTTGCTTCCGCTTCCTCCAGCGCTTTTAGCCCATCGTCTCCAATAGGAGAGGTAAGGGTTTGTGTGCGGAACGAAGTCAGTTTGAGAGCAAGATTGTCGATATTCGAGGTGTCAATATCCTTTAACTCTTTGCTGAGTGAGTTGATGGCATTGCTGATCTGTGTGACACCGGCCACACCAGATAAGGAATTGAGCGAATTTCGGATGTTCTCTATCCGCTGCGCAAAATCGTCGGACGCCTTGCCTGATTCGTTAAAACTTTGAGAGATCGTGTTAAGTTGTTCTGTCAGTACAGACTTCATCGTTTCGATGTCTCTGGTCTGTACGTTGACCTTAATGTCTACCGGATCGGTTTTGGAAAAGGCGTTGTTGAGCGACATCCTTATGTCTGGAATCTGCTTGGTGATAGCAGATGTATCCAGCCCAACCTTTACCAGTAAATTTTCCTTGGAGAGCTGTTTAGAAATCTCTCCCATATCCTGTTTGATCTTTGCTACTGATGGGGATATGTCTGCCCCCAATATCAGCTTCAGATCGGCATCGGCCATAATCCTCACCTCTCTTTAAAACAAAAAGAGGCGTATGGCCTCTTTACATTTGTGCGTAATAACTTTCTTTGTACTTGGATTCTACTTTAACTTGAAATTTATACTTGGTTGTGCGGTGAAACTCATCGACTGCCTGTTGGATAAACCCATAACCGTCATAGATGGTAAAACGATAAATGGGGACACTTTGATTCTTCCATGCCCAACCGTTGTCGATGAGTACCGGAGTGAAGCCAGGGTTTCCACCAAATAGGGAAGGGTGGTAAGCCTTTTGGTTAAAGTACACTGCAATGCTCATGTCCTTTACGCTTGTCTCCACCTTTACAGAGTCCCGCATCTGATAGGTGCGATTATTATATTGGACAGGATCATACGATGCGTAGTAAGCGTTGATATGTTTTATTAAAATCTGCTGTAGGCGCTGCGCTTCGCTCTTTAACGCTTCGTTGATTGTTTTCCCATCGTCAAACTTTAATCGCTTGCCAATATCTTTGCGCTTCAGTAGCTTTTCTACTTTGGCTTGTAAATCGCTCATCTTACATCGCCTCTGCAATCTGCGCAATCCGGCTGCGATAGATGTTTTGCAGCATCACTTCTCCGTACACATCTTCACCGCGAAAAACTTCAGATACTCTACGCATACCATTTTTCGCTCCGGCAAAGCTCAGGTCGTCCACCTGTGCATTGTAGTCTCCGTCGATGATACAAACACAGTCTTCGCCAATACGCTGTAAAGCCAGCTTCATCAGAGTAATGTCCATGTTCTGTGCCTCACTGATAAGGATGCCAGCCCTCATGTTGGTTGTATCGTATCCGCGAATATCGCACAGCGGTAGCATGAGTAACCGATTTTCAGCAATCATTTGTTGCAATCGGATAGGATCACCCAGTTTACTGGACAGCATATTGCCCACAGAGCTTTCCATCAGCTTTTCATCCCTTGTGCCGGGGAGGAACCCTATTCTGGCGCTGTGTAATGTCGGAACTGTATTGCAGAACACGATGATCTTGTCCAACTTACCCTTCTCCATTTGCGAAAACAGATAGGCAAGCGCAAGAAACGTCTTGCCAGTACCGGCAGCACCTCTTGCCATTGTGATTTTATGATTGTCAAAGCTGTTCAAAAGGATGGTTTGGTATGGATCGTTATTGTAAGGTCGGACCTTACCAAATTCGTTCGAGGTGATTTTGGGTGTATAAACATCGATCAAACCATCTGGCACCCTCTTGTGCATGGTCTGGACATTTTTGTCCGTATCTCTGACAATCAGGTATTCGTTGATATGTAGGTTTGGAGCGACCTCCAAAGGATGCTGATAAAACTCAGCAAGCTGCTCCTGTGTCAGTTCGATTTCTTTGTATCCGACATATTCCTCCTCCGGCGTAATGAGTTTTGAAGAAGTCATAACAGGGAGTCGGAAAATATGAGAGGCTATGTGACAACAGGCAAGATCGTCTGTCACAAAAATAAGGTCATGCAGGCAGGGCAGGGAAGCGGCAGCAGAGATAATCAGGTTGTCTGGTGTTATGGGGAGTTTCTTTGATGACAGTTTCTTCTCATGTTTCGTGGTCTGGATAACCACTTCATAAAGTCCAGGATGCGCCATCAGCAACCTTGTCAGATTGCGCGCCTTATACTTGATTTCTTCGTCCTTATGCTGAGAGGTTTTGATGTTCTCCAGCTCACGCAGAGTGATGCTGGAGATATAAAACCGGCCATGCAGAAAAGCATCTTCCTGCATATTCAGCAGGGCGCAAGTATCATAAAAGTTCATAATATTCCTCCGTTACAGAATAGTATCAACTACGCCATATTTGAGCATTTCCTCAGCGGTCATGAACCATTGTTTGCGGCGTGTTTTGTCGTACTCCTTCGGGGTGATGTCAGTGTGTGTCAGCACATACTGGCGCAGCTTCTCATCGTATTTGTCGTAGAATTCGTAGGTATCTTTGACATCGCCAACATTGCCGGAAATAGCTGTCATACCATCATGAAGCAGCCCCACAGAAAATGGATAGCAGCGCCGTTCCACATAAGGATTGTCTTTACCGGCAGAGAGGATCAGGAAGCCCATGCTAAAGGCACAACCCAAAGCAGTGATGACGGTTGGTGTATGGAGACGGTCAATGATGTCACAAAGCACCATTCCATCAAAAACAGAGCCGCCGGGGGTGTTGATGATAATTTCAATAACCTCATCCGAACCGTCATCTAGGTCCAGCAGAGGAATAGCAGCTTTCTGCACTATATCGCTGCTGATTTCTTTGTCGATGATGATACGGCGCGACATAAGGCTCTCGACATACTGTGTTAGATTTTCAAGATCTTGCTGGGCTTCGTCCACAGTCTCATCCACAACCTCGTCCAAACATTCTTTGATTTCATGCTGTTGTTTCATACACAGCCCTCCTATGCTACAGGGATTGTCTTGGCAAGAGTTTCAATCGAGGTACGGAAGTCCTCATCCTGCAACGTCTGCATGACCTGCATTGCCTGATCCAGCACATCATCCAGTTTGCTATGACGCAGCACCTTTTCTTTCTCAAAGTTCAGTTTGTCATCTGCCATCCAGTACAGTTCGTTAATTTTGCTGATGTTCGTCAGTTCTGTCATTAACGGTGTTCCGACATACCATTGATACACAACCTCCATGTCCACAATTCCATCCTCGGTAACCGGCACATCAATGTTGGTCAGATAGTTGAGCACCAAGGCAAAGAAAACATACGTCAGGCGTTCAGGGTGATATTCTCCGTTTTCCAGTGTCATACGCACTGTTTGGTCAATAATCTCCTGGGCCACCGCAATATTGGGCGCAGTATCTACCGTTACCACTGCGGTCTTGTCATCTGGGAGATTCAGGATAATTTCTGCGTTTTGTTTGCAGGATTTTGTGTAAGCGTTCATCTGAGATTTTGTGATTTTCTTCATAGCTTAACTGCTCCTTTGTTTATATTTTTGACATTCTCCATTGACCACATCTTCTTTGATGCGTCCCTCGCAGGATTCAACCAAGATGCTGCACCGGCCATCGAGATAGCGGTTACAGCTTTTACAGCGGGAGGAGAATGTGTCAAATTCTTTTTGGGTATCAAAGATACCAATATAATCAACTGGATGGATGTGCAGTTCAATGCGAGGGTTTTTAGAGTCATATCGGATAAATTTGACTCTTTCGCAAACTTGGCTGTCGTCCATCCAGACTGCTTTCGATTCTGTAATAGCATCCAACATGATTTTCCAGTGGTTATTGGCATCCATTCGCTTCCTCGGGAAATAAATGCCAACGTCTACATAACAATGTTGTGATGTGTTTTCTATTTTCTGGAAGTTTTGTTTTTTGGTTTCTTCTTGGATATATGGGATAAATGCTGCCTTGTAAGCCTTCGCTGCTGCTGTTTCATACATCACCACCATACCGCGACCCTTATGGATCATGTGTGGCTTCAGATATTCGTTGACTGAAACAGGAATAGGGGAGACAAGATATAAGTCGTTCATAGTCCCTCCTTACATTAAAAAATGTAGGGCGCATTAGAGCGCCCTACATGATTGGTTCGTAATTTTTGCATTGTTTTACCCTGTCCGCACTCAGGACGTATTGATCCGTTTCGGAGCAAACGACCTGAGCAGGGCAGAGACTTTTTGTCAAAGCACAGGACACCATGATGCGGTCATATTCCTTATCATGGTTGATAAACTGCTCTTTGGCACGATATTTTTGATATTTGCAAGCGACGGCCATTAGTCAGTAACGGTGACGGTAACCTTTGCCTGGAGTGTTTTATAGGTGCAGGTGATGACCGCTTCACCAGCCGCTACTGGAGTAATCAGGCCGGTCTCCGATACCTTAGCAAATTCATCATGATCGGAAACATAGGTGACACCCTCAGTCAGCTCAACCTCAGCGATGGTAGTACCACGCAGGCCGTAGACCTTGATCTGTTCAGTATCTGCCTCACCGACACTTAGAGTAGTCTCGCTTGGGGTAGCAATAATGGAGCTGAACTTATAAAGCATCTCCTCATCGTAGTAATGCTTGAAGAACTTGCCGTAAGTATCGCCAGTACCATCGCAGGAAGTGCCGGAGTTGTCTTTAAGCGCAGAGCCGGTGATCTCGAAAGAACCACCATCGGAAGTATTGGTAGTGTGAGTGAAGTTACCATCCAGCTGGAACTGCGGCAGATCCCAACCGATCTCACCAATCTCACCAACACCAGAACGGTACAGCTTGGTTTTGAGTACAAGACGGCCTACCATTGGGCTGGAGCTTACCGGGATCGGTACAATCTCGCCATCAGCTTCATACATATAAGTTGCGCTGACACACTCATTGGTGATACCGTAGGTGGTCAGGTCAACCTCAGTGCTTTCGACGCCAGTCAGTACAAGGTCGGAACCTTTAATGGTTACAGTAACCTTACCGTCAACCGGAACAGCGTCCAGAGTGATCCTGCCCTCCGCAGCTCTGAATTCCTTGTTGGTCAGGAAGGTGGACTTGGTGATCTGGATAGTGGAGCCGAGGTTAGCTGCGATATACTCTGTCTGAATATCGATTGCGGTCATGCTTGCGGTAACGCTGCGGTCCGAGATGACAGTCCATAGGGTTGCGCCGCCATCGCCAGCCTTTTTCTCAGTTTTGGTGGTCGCAACCTCTACCGAGGCATCGGTGTTTGCCATGGCCTTAAAAACCAGGTTACCGGACGCATCATAGAAATAGCCATCAAAAACCGAAGAGCAATAGTCAAAACCGACCTTGTTAGCCAGCAACTCAGCGTTATTAGTTGTCAGTGGCATAGCTTTTCCCTCCTAATAAAAAGAGGCTAACTCTGTTGGTTAGCCTTTGTCGTTTAACAATCCCCGAATATCTTCCTCTGTACGGAAGTGTCCGAGGATCTTTTCCTTATTTGTTTGTCGTATCAGCCAGTGTCGCGGCGGTTGTTTGTATTTCACAAATCCGCTCATCTGGCCGTTTAATTGAGCTAAGTATATATCCCTTGCAAGGAGCTTGTCAGTCTTTTCCAGATATTCCCGAATCGGCATCTCTTTTAAATTCTGCCTGTAACAATGCAGATTGAGAGATAGCAAATCCAGCCGATCCTCCTCGGTGATAATCTCCTTGCGTTTACCTTGCCCCAGCCGTTTCATGTCTTCGTAGTAGACCTTTTTCATGATAGGGTCAACGTCTTCGTCGGTGATGTCAACCCCATTCTGGAGCAGTATGATCTTGCGGAAGATTTCAAATTTCTTGTTGGTCAGCACCAGCGTTGCGCCTTTATGCAGCCCTGCGTTATCGGAAAACTCTGGGCGTGTAATGCAAAGCACTTTACCATCCAGTCGATGATCTGTTGGATGTGTCAGGCTCACAAGCTGCCCTTCGCCCAACACCAAACGCAGCAGCACAAGAAATAATTGCGGGATGTACTTGAAAGATTCTGGAGCCGCCGGATCGTCTACCATGCGAAATGTTTCCAGCAGAAATTGCAGGCGCGACATAGACTTATACTGGATGTCGGTTAGTTCCAGCGGTGTAATTTGCAGCACCGAGGCGGCTTGTGTAAACAGCATGAGGTATTTTACTTTGACAGGGTAGATGAGGATTCCCTCATAGTTTGCTGGATCGCCCCAGGCAAATTCATTAGCGTATTTTTTTTCAATGTCCAAAACATCCACCTCACATATTGATGGTGCCGACACTGAAAAATGCACTGTAACCAATGTAAGATGAGTTTTGCATACTCCAGTCATCTATCTGGATTAAGTGCATGTTGCCAACAACTTGCAAGTGATAGTTCTCCAGCAGATCATTGATTTTCTGGATGAGCATGTCCTGTCGTTGACTTAGACCGTCATTTAGGTCGGTTAAGTCATTGTGGCAAAAGACGTCAATCTGCAACTCAGGCCGGTATTTGTACGGCTGTTGTTCCACGCCGATGTGTCGGAAATGGATGCGAATTTCGCAATCCTTGACCGATGTAACCTGATTGGGATAGGCTTTGAGAAAAATCCGGCGCTGCTTGTTGGTGGATTTTTGCAGAATCAGTTCTTGTACCTGTTTGGCGGTGATGTCGTGATCTAATGCGTCTGGTGTGTCGTAGTACAGCAGCTTGCAGAGGGCTTCATCCTCAATCAGCCTATACATGACCTTCGTTTTAATTTCCGACAGCACATTTCCTAAGACAACATGTTGCCCTTGCAGTTCTCCAGTATCCACTAAATCACTCCTTTCACCGTAATCTCTGTAGTGGCCTCAACGCTATATTCTTCATTGTAGACTCTCAGCTTGATAACTCTGCCAATATTTGATAAATCTCCGCCTGCGCTCAGGATGATTTTATCCCCGTCGATCTGATACTGTGCAATGTCTGCACCTTCTAAAATTTCGCAGGCAAAACTCGAATTCTGCACCTGCTGCCCATTATGGATGAGCATCACACGCAGCTCCTTTTCAAACCGCAAACGCATGATATAATCGCCGTCTGGATCGATAATCTGAATGTTGCTCATGACAGCGGGGTCATCTGATACCTGTAAGGCTATCTCCTGAGAGACGTTGCCTAAAGTCACCGTGATGGTGGCATCTCCGGTATCAAGGGCAGTAATTTTGCCATCCTTGTCCACAACAGCTACATCTGGATTACTGGATGCAAAGGTACAGTAGGTAATATCAACAGGCAGTTCGTTGATGACGCCGGAAATTTCAAACTGGAATGTCTCATCCGGGGCAAGTTGCAGGGAATGACCGGCGTTGAGAATGTTCAGGTCGCACACCCATTCTGCCACGTTGTAGTCAGCACACATAATTTCACCGTTGTCATACTCGCCAAGCTGGTCTTGAAGCAGAATAACTTCAATTACTCCAGGGCGGAGGATGTCGTTGATCTTGGTGACACTGTATGCCTGTGGATGCTTCGGGTTGTTGGACAACAAGAATCTCATGTTGTAGGTAATCTCCTGTGTGTCATCGTTGTACGGAATCCAGAAAGCAGCCTGATTGTCCAAAGTATTGAATTCTTCAGCCTGATGTACACCATCGGTGTAACTGTTTTTAGTCCGTAATGCCACAGGATACTCTATGAGTTTATAATTGTAGAGCCAGCGCAATGTATAATCGCAGCGGACGATGCAATTTTTCGGGAACTGAATATCCTCTTTATTGGTAATCAGCAACCAAGGAACTTCTGTGCCGTCTCTGTCGGGAATATAGACGTAGGTGCCAACAGGGAAGACCTGATCTCCGCGAAATTGCAGCGTGAAGTTTCCACCGTTTGTCTCAGCGGATTTATCCACATCTCTCATAAATCTGGCGTCATAATACCGCCTGCCGACCCGCACACGCTTGTAGGTTGTGCTAAAAGTAAAGGTATAGTCCATAATTTCCTGATTTTGACCGAGGATGGCTTCATTTTCATTTTTTCCGTAAAGCCCTAGACGTTTGCGGTATAACTCAAACATTGTTTTCACCGCCTAAAGATTCACGTCATCAAAGTAAGTTGTATACCGATAGCTGTAATCCCGGCGAAGCTTTCTTGCCTGCATAGCAGCACTGTCGCGCAAGTTTTGCAGCTTTTCAAGCTGATTGGCTTGTGCGAAGAAATTTTCCTCCTTGGAGCCAATAAACTGCTTGGTGTAAAGGACGTTGTTGAGCTGTGGTTCTACCCACTCGCACACCATCTGCAATGCCAGTATTTCAATTTCAATGTCCAGCAGGGTAGAGTTGAAGCATTTGTTTTCTTCATCCCTGTCTCCAAGGTCATTTTGGCACTGCTTTGTTTTTGCAATGGCACTTACCAGATAGCTATACAGGATAGCTTCCACATCTTCTTCCGGCAAGCTCAATAATTTGTAGTCGCTGATTTTTTGTAGAAACCGGTTATAAACAACCTCATAAGGTGTGCCCATTGCTTACACCTCCTTACAGGAGTGCTTTCAGGTCTGTACCAAGTTCTTTGTCCAGGACGTCAATGACCTTTAAGCTGTCCAGACGTCCTTCACGCATATACTGGCCTGCAACGTCCTTAATGGATTCTTTTAGTCCCTGTGGAGCGCTTTTCAGCTTCTTAGCCAGTTGATTCGCTGGCAAAGAGAACAGCTCATCCGGGGAATCGAAGCCCAAAAACGCACTGTATACTTCGGTCAAGCCCCATTCAGCCGCCAGCTCATCATCCATGATGATAAACTGTGGGTTGTATAGGAACTTCGACCGGCTGGAGCGCAAAGCGACCAGATCTTGGTACTCTACTTCCTCAATGTCGTCATAGTTAAGCCATCTGTAATAGATGCCTTTGGATTTCTTGGATTCGCAGGTCAACTCTCCAACAGTAACGCTGCGACAAGGGATCATGTCGTGCGCATTACGCACAACCTTCTTTGCAGCCGCTTTTGGAGTAGCCTCTTTTGTTGCGGGAGCTTTTGCCTCCACAGGCTTTGTTGCTTCCTGCACCTCTTTGTTTTCTACTTTTTCTGCGGTTGCAGCCGCAGTCTTTTTTGATACTGCCAAGAGCAGTCAACTCCTTTAAAATAGATTTCCCCCGGCGTATGGCCGGGGGATTGAAAATTTCAAGTTAAGATTATGCAATCTCGGTGTAGATACCGTAATTCAGGTTCATTACAACGGCAACGCCGACCTTCTGCATGTACTCAGCCTCGATAGTCATATCGACGTTGGTTTCACGGTCGGTTACCTCATTCATGTAAGCGTCGCCCTCGTTGACAACCTTGATTGGTTTAAAGTCAGCGCGAACCGGCATGAAGATGAGTTTGGTGTTGTCGATCAGCGCATTGCGGGTACCTGGCTCATAAACCTGCGGGATCTGTACCAGTCGGATACCGTTGACATAGCCAACGAGACCGGTGGTGTTGCGCTGCTGCTTCATTTCGTCAGAAATCCAGTCAACATCCAGAATCTTGAACAGCTTGCTCAGAGCGGTACGGGTGCCCATGATAACGCACTCGGCACCTGCCTGGTCGGAAACCAGAGTCGCCAGAGCCTCAACGTTATCTGCGGTCAGAGTACCAGTTTTCTTAAATTCTGCCGGAACAGAGGCATCAGCATCCATGAAAGCAGAGTAAATCATGCTGTTCATGAAATTATCCCAGGAAGAGTAAATCTTCTGGACGAAAGCAGCCCAGTCGATCTTGCCGGTCATCATCAGCTCAAAGTCAGTGTAAATCTTTACGCCGTACCAGTTGGTCTTGACGGTAAAGGTTTCACCAGCGCCCAGCTTCTGACGAAGCAGATCGTGATGGTTGCCAGAGAATTTGGAGATGGTCAGCAGGGAGTCATCCTCAACATAGAAGTCGTTGACATCACCCAGAGCAATGTTTCTCTCCTCTACATACTCTCTGAAAAACGGATTACTGCCCCAACCGGTTACACGCAGATCTTCAATGGTATCCTCGATGACATCAAAGATCAGCTGTTTATTGTTGCGGATTGCTCTGCGCAGCTGCTTCTGGGTGTAGTTCTCCGGCAGTTTCAGAATCTCCGAAAAACGCTTGCGGATTGCGGTGTTGGAGTCCGCAAGGCTAAAGTTATCTGCATTGACACCGTTTGCAGTGTCGATCATCAGTTTGGTAAAATTCATATCCATTGTCTATTCCTCCTTACGATTAAGCACCAACACCAGAAGCAGGCGCACCATAGAAGCCATTACGAACAACCTCGATGATCATGCGCTCATCGGAGCCAGCACCATAGCCATAAGTTTTTACCTGACGAACAACTGCCTCAAACGCAGCGGCGGCTGTGGTGGCAGCCTTCTCAACATACTTGCCCTCATGCGATGTATCAGCAGTGATATAATTGCCAACAGCCACTTTGCCGGAGGCAGGAGTTACCAGGGAGGTGGAAACCTCATAGCGATCACCAGGTTCCAGAGCGTAAGCTCTCATAACATCACCGGCCTCGTTGTAGAAGTTAGTTTCAGCGGACTCGGATTTGGTTCTCGCTCTTGGCAGCAGAGGTACAGAACCGATAACGAATACTTTGTCTCCAGCGGCAGCAGCTTTGCACTTATAGCATTCGCGGTCAACGCCCTGGCCTACTAGATCACCCTGCGCCCAGATAGTACCGTTATCGCAGTCAGCGGTATGTACAAAATTCAGAATGTGACCGGCGCGAGTGGCACGAATGTCACTGGAAGCAAAAACAGCATGATTTGCCATGTTAAATTCCTCCTTATTTGTTCTTAAAATCAAAAAGGTCGCCATAAGCACTTTGCTTATGCGACTCGCCTGTAGTTCCGACGGTTACGGTCGGATTCGATTGTTTCTTGCCCTCTGTAGAGAACACAGCTTTCTTTTTACCAAACAGGGCATAGCACATGGTTTCGAGTTCTGCTACGCTGTACTGTTCAGCTTTTTCTTTGACAGCCTTATATTCCTCATCGGAACCAATGAGCTTGTCAAATTTTGCAAACATTTCGTCTCTTGCCGCTTTCTGCTCTGCGGCTACTCTCTGCTCCTCAGCATCTACCATTGCCTGATATTTACCCTGGATCTCTTGCAGTTGAGTATTGGCCTCATTCATCTGATTGGTCACAGTGTTAAACTGTTCTGTAACCTCACCCATCTTTGCAGAGACGTTATCCATGTAAGCAGCAAACTGTTCACCGATAGGCGCTGCCTCTGGAACAGATTCGTTTTCTGCAAAATCTTCGTAGACAACTTTCTTTCTCTTAATGTTGGCAAAATCAAGGGTGATCTTGTCGCCGGATTCGACAACAGGAATACCATAGGTGCGCCAACGATCCTCTGCGTTGTCTACAATGACTTCGTTGCCCTGCACATCGCGGAACCAATACTTGTTGCATTCATAACCCCAGCGGTCAACAAACTTGACAGCATCGAGTTGTGCGTTCACTTCGTCCATCCATTCCATCAAATTCAGAGTAAAGACCTTCGATGCTGGTTCTGGATCGCCGTTTTGCATCTCTTGCAGTTTCGCTTCCAGTTCTTCAAAACTCAGTTCATCAATGTTAAAGGTCAGGTCTTCTTGCTTGATCGGATATTTACGGAGAAGTTCGAGTTTCTTATCCATTTCGCTTCCTCCTTCTTGTATTTTTGAAAATTCCCTTCTGAAATCTTCCTTCATCTTTTCGTACTCAGCGTTGTAGAAGTTTTTGCTGAACAGCTGCATACCAGCAGACTCAAAGCAAGGTGTTACGTTATCACCAAGCAGAGCAAGGGCGGTAAAGAAAAAGTCGGTGATGACCAACACACCGTTCTGCATTTGAGCTTCTTTGGTGGTGATCTCCATCGACTGTTTTTCAAAGCCATCCTTCTTGATTTTTTCGTAACACTCTTGTCGCTTCCAGATAAGAACTTCAACACACAGATATTCATGTATACCGGTGCTGTCCTCAATTTCCTCCCAATACCAGTTTGCAGATTCAGGGACAACGCCCACAGGCTGGGTTAGGTTAATCATTTTAAACTGACCGTCTTCACCCATTACCATCTGCATATCATGTCCACCAATCGTGTCGGTGTCGCGGTCATAATGGGCAACAACCGGTACGTTATAGATGGTTCCGATACACTTTTCAAAAGTCTCTCGGCTGATAAAGGAGTTGTTCGGATTGCGTCCGGTATAGGCTACCCGCATGATGCCTTTGTCAAAAGAAGGGTTCATTTCAGTAAGGTTTGTCAGAGAAGAAGCGAACGGAATTGATAAATGTCGTTCTATGCTTGTTCACCTCCACTCTAAAATATCAAAGAGTCGCTGATGCAGTAATGCAAGCCCTCTTGATTAGCATTTAGAAATTCGTCTGTGAGCACAAAGCACCAGAATACTGTCCGTTCGGAAAGGTACTCTCCGATAAACGGCATCCCAATGCTTTCACAGAAATCGTGAGTAGAGGGGTCGGTTGTGTATACAAATTTCATTTAGACCACCTCTTTATGTTTCAATCGTGTCGGTATTTTCAGCATCGTCTCTGGTCTGCATGCCGGAATCGCTTAACTCGCTTTCATCCATCTGTGGTCTGCCAGGTTCCGATTCGGCGGACGATTGCGTAAACGATGTGTTGAGCGGCACAAAAGAATCTACAATGTTCATAACGTCGTTTTCAAAATAAGCTGCCGAGAATGTTTCAAGCGGATTCATGCCGTTTGCAGCACACAGGGTCAGCTTGTTTGGTGCGCCAATCGTTGCAAGATCTCGCTGCGTACTAATAAAGGAATCTTTATTAAAAGGGGAGATGTCCAAAAAGTTAAAGATGAACTTGGAGCCAGAAACATTTTGTTTAATGTACCGGCGCACCCATCTCTCCAATTGCCGCATAACCTCAAAAGCCATCATCTCATCGGTATGGATGGAAGCGTCAAGGCCAACCTTGCCTGACTTGTCAGAGTTAAATAACATCTGCGATGTACCGGCATTGTCGAACATACTGCGTGTTGCTTTGGATAGTAGGTCTACCTCCGGCGTGTCGTTCTTAAACTGGATTGGCGTGATCTCCATAGGAGTTGTAGCAACGCCCACTTGGTCTGGAACGCTTGCTTGCAGCTTGGCGTCAAACTGGATCACAGTGTCCATATCAAGCAAGAAGTTATCAACGCCCTCTGAGTTGTCATCAATAGGAACACGCTGGAGAAGCAGCACATAATTCTGAATCTCCTCACGGTTGCGCAGCAAGGACCGGTAATCCAACAAGTCCATCAAATCCTCAAAGATTCCCGACATCGGAGGGACAACCTCTGTCAGAGAGTCATCGTTTACCTTGATGCAGATCGTTTTCTTGGAGTCAAGCAGCTGCCACCTCATGTTTTGGATGTCGTTCCTGTAGAGCTGGTACATCCTTTGCAAATCGGGGTCGGCAGATTCCAATTTCCACGACCGGCGGTCATAGTAAGAAAAGTCGAACGCAAAGTTTAAGCAACCATCTTCGACCTGCACAATTCTGCAATAATCCGGGTCAAGGATGTCAATGAACCATGAGTCGGTGCTGCTATAGATGTATCCGTAAGCAACATCTTCCCGCCACGCAACAGTCAACAGCTTACGAAACTCATGTTGCATATTCATGTTGTTGAGTAATGTCAGCACTTTTTGGTAATTTTTCTTCACCTTATCGGGGTTGTCCGGCTTTTGCAGATCAGTTTGCGGTATCACAGTCCAGTAGAGGAGTGGAATCTCTGCATAATATTTGCACAATCTCCGGTAAGCGGTGCTGACCAAATAAAAATACCGCGACATGTTTCTGAGATTGACCTCATTGCTCTTGGGGTTCTCAATATATGTCCGGTAATCTTCCTTGGTATAGATGCTGTAGGTTTTAGATTCTGCCTTGTTTAGCTCAGACAATGTTACTGCCGCCAGTTTAGCGAAAGCTAACCGATTCTTTTCCCACAGCTCTTGCTTGCTGGATACCGGTGGTTTCTTTTGTTCAGCCATGTTTTCACCCCTTTACAATATTTTTGGTCTGCGGATATTAAAGACCGCAGAGAAATCTTTCTTTTCGACGGTAGGTGTCAATGTTCTGGAACGCCGCTTGCTTTGCAGGGCATAAGCACCCATTGCACAGACGTAAGCCCTATCGTCGTGCATTTTGTTGCGTTTATCCCTTGCAAGGTCATACGAAACGTTACCGTTGCCAGTTTCGTATCGACACATACACAGCAGTTCTTTCTTTGCAAGGTTGCATTGTGTCAGGGACAGCGCTTCCTCCTGACTGAGCCGATATTCATACGGCTCACCGTTTTTATCCTGTAAAACCAAAAACTCCCTCCCGTCATAATCTGGGAAGGAGATGTAACCTGCTCTGCTCATTTTTTCAAATGCACTATACATCAGTCTTTTATAAGATGCTGGTTCCAGCAGATGCACAATCGGCAGAGCGTTTTTATATTTCCTTTTTGCGGACTCGTATTGTTTGTGTTCTGGATCAATAACACCACGATGTTTCTTGCCGGATTTATCCGTCCAGTCAGCCAGCAGAGCGTCGGCAACGCCGCTCAAACCACCGCCGCCAGCACCGGCATCGATGTAAATTTCAATGTTTTCCCAGTCAACAGCGCCCTCGCCGTTGTAATCCACCATGAGCTGCTTGATGATTTCAACCTGTTCGCTCATTGGAATCGGAGTTTTGTGTTTACTTTGATGGTCAACAAAGGAAATCATATTGACCAAAACGGCTATCATTCCTTTTACGGGATCGTCCACCAGCTCAAAGATTGCCAGCACAGAGCCGTCGAAAGCTCTGGCAGGGTCATAGCAAAATACAAACTTGCGTGTACTGGTGTCATTGTAATACACCGGGGCGCGCACAGTAGAGTTGGCGATCAGGGTGTCCATCTTGACAACAGCGTTTTCGCCGCCACCTGTAGTGAAACGGTTAAACAACTCTCTTTGTGCAGCGTCAGGGTCTTCTTCCAGCTGCTTGTCTACGTTTGCCTGATTGAGGTGCGACTTGATTGGTTCACCATCGACAGTTGAGAAATTGATGATGGTGTTGGCGTTTAGGTCACAGACAAAGTATCTGGGGTCGCCCTCAAACATCTTCTTCGCAAAAGTACGGTATTTATCATAAAATGGATAGGTGGCGTCTCCGGCAGATGAAGCATAGATCAGTTGCAGCGGCATATTTGGTGGATCAAACCAGGTTGTCTTGCCAACACCCAGACCGAACTCGCTGTCAACGTTTGTGAAGTTCTCTGTGGTATTAAGTGCTTCTCTGTTTTGCCATGCACACTCGTCATAAAATACAGAGCCACGCTTACCTCTGACAGCATCAATGTTAGATGAGAGGGTAATAAGCTCTGAATTGTTGTACATCCTGAAATGGTGTCCAGCCTGGTTATGAACAAACCCATCACCCTTGCTGCCCTCTATAGGAGCGACCTCACCCATCAAAATGTCGGTGCAGGTTTTGAGGGAGGGGATGCGCTGCTTGGCGATGTCCTCAATCTTTTTAAAGACCTCAATGGACTGTGCAGCTGTCAGGGTGGAGATATAGACACGATAGTCAGGAATCAGAATCATCCGAGTGCCAAGGTAAACAGCAGCCTCCATCGTTTTACCGGCACCACGGCACATCAGCCAGAGAACATAGGGGCGCGTCCAGCTTTCCATGAAGCACCACTTTTGGTAATCCATGAGTTTGATGCCAAGGAACTCCTCTGCAAACCAAACAGGGTTTCTCCGGCCAGCGTTGATGACCTTGCAGTAGCTTTCGTATGCTTCCAGCTTCTTCTGTGAGAGCACTTTTGGGGTCGGCGGGATAAAGATTTCCATTATACCGCCTCACTCTCGTAGTTTTGCTTATTTTTCAGGTTCCTATTCTCTTCCTTCAGCGTATCTCTTTCCTCACGCAGCGCCTCTATCATTTCACGCTGCTCCTTCACCATTTCCATATAGTCGCTGTTTTCAAAAGATAGCTGTTCCATGATGCTTTGATTGCTTAAATCGGCAATCTTGCGCATCGCATCGCAGGTGTTGATGTCGAAGGTGTTGACCTGGATGGCTTTAAAATCATCTGCGGCCAGTTCCTTCATCTTTTTGGTCAATGTGCTTGCAGAGATGGTAGAGGAACCGCTGGAATCAGACAGTCCATTTTCCTTTGCGATCTGGTTAATGCTGCTGACCAGCGTTCTCTTGGTGGCACTCAGGGTGTCAATATTTTTAATGTTCGGAGATTTTTGGGAACTCTCTTTAAACAGCATGTTATCGATTTGTTTGCATTGCAGTCGGGAAAGGGTGATCTGCACCGCGCTTTCCAGCTTGTGTCCGTCCTCCTCGATATTTGGGATGCTGCAATAACCAGCCATGATGTTAAAGCAGTATTTGCGCTCTGCATCGGTAAGTCCCAAGTCCTCAAATGGATCGTAACCCATCATGGAGATGACGGCTTTCATGTTGACTTTATCACCTTTGCTCCACTTAGCTTCTCTTTCATCCTGTACGTCATCATCATCTTTGCCGAGGTCGCCGTTAGCAATCGACATTACGAATGTTTTGGATTTATATTGGATTGCGTTCATGGAACGTATGTAGTTTCCGAGGGAGCAGGCACCATATTTTTCGCATAACGTCTCGTACACATCGGGAGCGAAAGGATAGTCCAAAAGAGCCGCTACAGCAATAATGGCAGCTCTGCCGCCATACTGCACAGAGTAATCCCGGTAGATCTGCTCAATGCAGTCTTTGCAAAACGGAGCGCGATTCTTGGTTGCTGTCCAAAGAGGAGAGCTTGAAACCTTATAAAATTCGGTTTCCTTTTTGTTCTTTCCGCAACGGCAGCAGGCGATCCGCTCCTCCGGTTTGGCGGGTTGTCTTGGCATACTTTTCACTTCCTTTCTGTAATAATAAAAAAGAGAAGCGGTGTTCGCTTCCTGTCACTTTGTAAGTTTGACTTTTCTACAGAGATTTGGTATAATTATGATAAATTATGATTACAGATTTGATTATTTTTATGGATAATGTCAGTGGGGTGTTAAAAACGCAAAACCAACATATAACTATCCGTGATTTTAGTTTAAACGAATTAAAACAGATGCAATTTCATCCATTATTTTCCGGAATCAAAGATAAAATCTTAAAAGAAATAAGCGACAGAGAGAATGGTTTGCGATTTGCACCTTCGGATCACACAATCTTTGTTTATAGTGGACAGCATAGGGTAAGCCATATCGAAAAAAATATAGTAGTCTCATTACATACCAGCAATGGAGACCTTTTTGATTTGGCTCTTGACGTTTTAAATATTAAAGGCCATTACTTTTATGCAACATACTGTGACAATTTACCGAGAGACAAACATTTACTTGCGCGTCTATTGCCGGTGGAAATATTAAACCGAAATAATAGCGATATGTGGGTACATAAAATGATCGATTATGGCATTTATTATCCGAACGAACCAGCCAATCGCAGAAAAACATTTTGGACAAATTTAGTAATTCATAATATCTACTCCAAAAATGAAATTTACTATCTGCTTTCTAAATTTCAGGAGCTATTGCCTTCTCGAAATATTGTTAAAGATAAACGCTATATATCAAACGTCCAATCAAAAACTCAACAATATAGAGATAAACTGAAGCAGTGGCAGTTGATGCAAAAAGAATTGGAGCAATTTAATTTTTCTACATTGCTTAAAGTAAAGTCAGCTGTACAAAAGGCTAAAGCAAAAGATAGAAAAGAACGAATGAGTCAAGAAAAAGATACAATGAAGAAAGACTCAAATCTAAAATCTACACCGAATCAACCAAAAAGTGCAAAAAGAGTAAAGGTGCCAGGAGATCAAATCAAACAAGACCAAAATAAAATTCAGAAAAGCGCAAAAATACAACCTGCGTCGGATCAACAAGATTCAGATAAGGAAACACACAAACTTACACTCAATCATCGCCATTTTTTCAAAATTGATCCAGACGATGAAACCCCGCCCAGCGCGCCCAAACGCATTTTTAATGTTAAAACAGTATACCTATACTCTCATAAAAATACTCCTAAAAACTTGAATACTTATGAACTCGTATCTATTATGGTAAAATGTGCTAACAACGAAGATGTAGTACCAATTACAGCGTACTACTCTAAAAAAGACAACCGATATTTTATCAATAGCGAGACGTATCTCATGTGTAAAGATAAATATGGCTTGCCGTATATTAAACTAAGACAGTACCAAGTTAATGATAATCCATATCATCTCAAAGAGGAATCTGACCTCCATGTTTATGGATACTCTGTCAGTAAAACTACTGGGCTGGATCAAGAAGAACGCCATCAACTAATTGCTCAGTTAATTGACACGGAGCTAATGCAACCCCATGAAATTGCAAATCATTTAGAGTGGTTAATTCATACACATAAGTACAACGAACGTTTTGACGATGCCTGTGTGGAATGGAAAAATGACTTGTCGTTTACGCAGCATTACAAAACAAAGGCGGACCATTCACAAATCTATGAACTAAGAAAACCTAAATAATTGGTCATCGCGTGGAGATTTGAACTCCAATTGCAAGCGTGAAAGGCTTGTGTCCTGACCAATTAGACGACGCGACGATATTTTATAATGTAAGCGTTTATAGCTTGATTTTTTACTTTTGTTTTGATTCTGATAGACAGCAAGGTTAAGAGCACCTAAAATTTTTGTTGTCTAGTTTTATATATATGTGGACGGAGGACGCAGTCCTACCGTCCAAAGAAAAAATTTCCCTTAGTTATACTATTTCTTTATATACATATAGTATGTCTATATTATAATAATAGGGGAATGACCCCGGCGAAGGATATTGGATAGATAGACCGGAGCCGGGGTCATCCCCTACCTTTTTCTGGTTGCAGAGTCAAGAGTTGAACTTGAAGCCTCGGGGTATGAACCCAAGATGTTACCATTACACCACTCTGCCATATAGGGCGTGACAGGAACATACCCTGTCATGCGTTACGCCCTTTAAAGGTCTCCCCATGTTGCACATCGTTGAGAGGTGTGGGGAGTTCTGTTTTACTTAGCCCACGGGTCCGAAGATCATCGCAGGACGAACTGAAAAAATAAGGTAGGGGCTGGCAATTTACCACCCCTTATACTTATGCAAGTTCTGTCAATTCTCCAGGAATACGACCTGATTTTTTAGTGTAATACCATTCAAGGTATTGTTTCCTTTGGTCGTATTCTGGAGTCGAAATAAGCAAACCAATATCAACAGTTTGCAGCATATTCAACCATTTTATCTGTTCATTTGAGAGATATGGGCGAATACTTTTTCCCTTTTCAATACCTCTTTCTGTACGAAATTGTTTCGCTGTTTTACCTAGTACAATCCGATTCAACATATCGCATTCGTTACTGAAATGGTAGGGTCTTGGATTTTCATGCAGCATTTTAATCTGCTCAGTAAGAAGCGGAAATTGTTGTCTCGCTTCCGCAAGTGTTTGGATAAACTTCTCCATCTGATTGAAGCGTTTAATATACGCTTCTTTGAATTGTGCAGCTTTTTTTCCTCTGTAACCCATCGCAAGAAAAACGAATCCATCGCGAGTCATGTTAAAACAAGGCTGTTTTTTACCTTGCTCATTTCGGTATGAGGACTCCGCAAAGTTGCGGAGTCGAAATTCTTCTGAGCAGTCTAAATTTCGGATTGACCTGAGAACATCGTCATGTCGCTTTTCAAACATCTTCGCAACCATCACACTGTTCACTTTCGCAATATCATGATTATCGACAAACATTCCGTACTCATCCATAGGTACTATTTCTCTCATTAAATTCCTCCCAATTTTGATTCAATTTTGACATGATGGAAACCCAACATAAAAATGTCAAGATAGAAGAAAAAGGTTGCCGCACATACGACAACCTTTTCTTAAAAAAAATAAATACAACTTGGGACAGCGCTTTTCTCTCTCTAAGGCAGCGCCTTGCCTTTATTTGTCAGCCGTTAAAGCTGGAGCAAATCATAATTCTCATCGTCGACCTTGTACACAACCTGAAACTCCAGACTGCCAGTTTGCTGCAAAACAGCGTCAAGGTCATCGACATCTAAAATAGCACAAACCCCGCAGGAAGCACTTAACTTCCTGGGGGTCGGCATCAAGAGGCACTGAATCGCTTCCTTATTCAGCGCCCTGGAAAATATCGTTGCGTCCAAGCGGTTTTTGAAGGTAACAAGCAGTTGCATTATTCCTGAACAAGTTCCTTCATGCGCTTGGAAGCTCTGAAGCGGACAGTGTTGTAGGCCGGGACCTCCATAGCCTCGCCGGTCTGGAGGTTTTTACCCATTCTTGCTTCTACTCGACCTACTTTAAAAGAGGCAAAGTCTTTCAGCACAACCTCGCCATCATCTTTAAGGCCGCTCATAATAATACCTTCTGGGCCGAAGATAGCATCATAGATGGCGTCAGCCTGGTCGTTGGTGATCTTTTTTTCGACCTTCTCACCATTCTTGGTGACAGGCAGGTTGCAGTTAGCGAGTGCAGTTACAAATTCTTTCTTTTTCATATCGTGAATCTCCTTTATTATTGTAGTTTAACGTAGACTTCCTGTACTGGAAGCTCTTTTGTTGAAGCGTTATTTTGTTCTTCTTTAATCATTTTAAGAATGGCCTGCTGGCCTTTTGGTGTAATGAGGGTTTGTTTATTCTGGAATGTTCCGCGATCTGTCTCAATGAGGTTGACGGTCACAACAAACCATCCCTGATCCATGTATCGCTGGTAGGGGAGGTTGGTAGATCTGAGCAGTTTCTTCTTCCGCAGGTAGGCAAAGGTTTTGTTGCGCCCCATCTCGATGTCCTCTTTCTGGAAGATGACTTTGGAGAATTCCTCCACCGTCATGTTAGTTTTGGATTTGAGACATTGTTCAGCCCAGAGGACTTTTGGAGAATCTTCCTCAATCTTTTCTTCCAGTACCTGTACCTTTTTCTGGAGCAATGCATAACCTCTGGCAATAACCCTATCCGGGTCATTCCACATCTCCTCAATTTTAAGGAAATACTGTCTGGCCTGTTTGCCGCGTTCATTCCGCTGGAGCATACAGATTTCTTTTGCCATGGAAATTGTAAGTTGGGCATCTTGTTTTGGTTTTCCTGGACGCCCATCAGACCTATTACTCAAAAATGAGTAATAGTCTATCCCTTCCCAAAAACCATATTCACACATTCTTGGAAACCAATCGTTAAATCTAGTGCTGACCCCCAAAAACTCATATAAATCCCTCGCTAACACAGTAGGTCGTTCACTATTGAGATCTACAGGTAGCAATTTTTCGATACTGTTGGATTTAACCATATCATTCATAGTATAAAACCTCATTTTATTAAATTTTGAAGCAAAGCATTTTCTGCTACTTGTGACAGAAAAACGCCAATCAGTGAGCAGGAGTTCGGAAAATGTATCTACTAAACTCACTTTTCAGAACGAAGTGTTGTTGTTCCAAATACTGAATTACATCATCCTTGGATGCTGAATACCACTCTCCACGGATATGCTTGTCCTCAAAATGTTGGTGGACCAAGCTCTCAATATTAAAAGCATTGCTGCATACATAAGACTGATATACCAGACAAAGCTCACTAACATTTCCTGTTTGCAGTTGCGCTAACCGTTTCTCTGGATCTTGAGCCACCCCAACTTTAATTGCACCGTTATCCATGTTTTCAATCACATATACAAATTGGCGGTTTCTGCGATCTTGTGGAAGCACCGATTCTACGATTCTTGCTTTAAACAGGTCGTTTAAAGACTCTCTCATCTTATCAAAAGCGGTAATGTACTTTATTTTAAATTCGTCAGATTTGTCACCGGACAAAACGGAAGCTATTAAAGAGAAACCAGCGTCATCCAGTTCGTATTCGCGTTGGGTTCTACCTTGAAGATCAACACGGATTGTTTCTGTAATATGATCTGCACAAAATTGCGCCGATTGCTGGTTACCATTTTTCTTTTGGTCTATCATTTTTAGAACGTCTTTGTGCTTTTTCTGGAAGACCTCAGCAATTTTTTTGCTGGTTGTAAAAGTTTTGCCGTTCCTTGCATATACGATCCCGTCAATATCGCTATTCAGCTCAACACTTTCGAGAGTTCTTGTTAATTGACGGCATTTTGGCAATACCTCATCTGCAATTTTGACTTGGAACTTTTTAGCTGACTTATTCCTAGCTTTCATAGCAAGTTGATAGAATATGTTCTCAGGAATAAACCCATCGTCTCCACGAGTAGGGACGCCCAACTCCGTCAAATATTTATAAACTCTGTACCATCTCACAGTAATATACTCTTTACCATTCTTAATTTCCGTTTTGACAAATCCCAAACCTCTAGCTACAGTCTCCAATTTCAGATAGACAACGCCATCTTTTTCATAGCACTCAATGCCGTCTAAATTCATAATTTTAGGTTTTTCAACCTCAAATGTCATAAAGTATACCTCTCAGCAATTAAAAATAGATACGCACTCACACAGTAGCCAATTATTTCGTCGTGTCCGATTCTCTATCTTGTGTTGAATATGAACACAGCCAAATTTGACCATGTTGGAATTTTGCCATCGACGCAAGTGTCGATGAACCGAGTTCTAACAATTCCCAACTTCCTGGGAACTATTTCGACAGCTAGTTTTTAAAACTATACCGGTTTACACGTTGCAGGAAGTTGCAACGCTTTATCACGCATAGTCAAACCGGTCGAAATCGACCAGTGTTAAAATTGAGCTAAAGTGCTGTGTAAACAACCTGCCGCAAACCTTGCACATCATAGATGAAGGACTTGTGCTGCCTTGCAGCATTGTATCCCTGATCCACCGTCCATGCGCTCTTAGCCGATAGGGTAGGTAGTCTCTGAATTCTCATGTGATTTTCTTCCAACAGCACTTTTTCAGAATGGAGGTGTTGGAGGAAAACGTCAGTAAACTTGACTCTGCTCCACTTATCCCTTGCTTCATCAGCAATCAATCCCGGCAAGCGTTTAACGTCGCCATCATGGGCGAACACCAACAGGGTGTCACCGTACTTGTAATACTTGCGGGGAAGGGGAGAGTCGTCGATGCGAACATTCTTGTCAGCCTTGTACCATGCTTTCAGGTACTGCGACAGTTGGAAGCTGCTGGTCATGTCGTGATTGGCAGGTATGTAAAGGATGTCAACCGGGGCAATCTGACGCAGCACATCAACCACACGAACCATCATGTCATACAGGCCGCGAACAGTGCTGAAATAATCAGTGCAGTTGTCCTGTGGTGTACCTTTGACTGTGGTGCCAGCCATGTTATCAGCGTTGAGCATATCGCCGCCGATGGTCAGCAAAATGCGCTTGACGCGCTTCTGGTTGACATCTGCCAGCAGGTTACTCAACATCTGGAAGACCACATCATTGGCAATATCAAGGTCATATTCGTTCCCTGTGCGCTCCTTGGTGGCTTGCAGGCCATAATGGAGATCGGACAGGGGAATGACCAGCAGATCAATACCAATCTTCTTTTCCGGTTTTGGAAGCACCGGCGGGGTATAGGTGTTGCACAACTCCTCAAACCACGAAGCAATCTGTTCTTTGGTCACTGCTTGCGGTTTGTTCACAGGCGCGACAACAATTTTGGAGCTAACCTCCTGCCGACCTCCGACTGTCCACATGCTGTTTTTGCTTGATACAACCTTAAACTTCTCGGGGTCATAGCCATGTGCTTTCAGCAAAGCTACAGGGTCTTTCAGAACACTCTCATCTGCATCCATCGTCAGTTCTGAGGTGTAGCATCCAGAGGCGTCATCGTATGCGACGGAAGCTCTTTTGCCTCTGGTAGGAGCTTGTACTGGAGGATTGACCCAACCGGCATCTATGTACTCATACAGGAGCTTAGAGCCTTTCCTTGTGGTGTCCCGGCTTTCAGCTTCGTTGTAGTACCAGGTACGCAGATCATTAACATCCTGCCATTCTACATCAGGGTTGACCTTTCTTTCTTGGAGCAGGCGTAGCTGCTCTGCTAGAAATTCTTCGTGCTTGATGTCAAACCCTCCTAGAACTCATCCTTGGACGAGACGTTAATGGTTGCTTCACTGCCAACAAAGTCTGCCAGCGCATCCATAACAGAGATTGGTCCAACATCCTCGACGTCCATAGTGAGTTTGCCATCCTCGATCTCCAGAACACCAGTGATGGAAAGTTTTGTGGATTTGTAATACTTGGAAGCCATTACTTTTTACATCCTTTCAGTAGTAAATTTTGCTCTTTAATAGATAGTGACCGGAAGTATGCCAGAGCTTTAAGAGCATTGTATTCCTCCGACATCAGGTACTTGTGTACTGTCCGATAGATCACTGTATCAGGACAGTCTCGCAGGGAGCGGATATAGGCCGCTTCCCTTTGGTTGATCTCAACCATTTTCATCTTCCTTTATTGGATATTTCGTCCCCGAAGCCGGGGCGATCTGTGAAAAGGTGCAGAGCGTGTATATCTATCTGCACACTATTGGGAATTAGACAAAAATTTTAATACCCCCGAAAAATGGCGTATTTAAGCCAAAAATCGGGGGTAATTTTGAAATAGTAAACGCTGACGCGACACTTATTTTACGGCATCTCTGCGCTTTTGAGATGCTTTTCTGTTGCTGCTTTTTCGGGCTTTTACCGCACATTCATCGCAGTAATCCTTCCGGCATGATGTCTTTTTAATCAACTTCCCGCAGCACTTGCAATGGACGATACTAGGATCTCCTACATATTCCAGATATTGATACCCTAAGTCGTCAAACTGGTAGATATGAAGAACCGGCTCTGTTTCCGCATCGACGAATAGCACTTGAAGGTTGACGTTATCAACAACCTTGCTGTACCCGATCAATCCCAGCAGATACAACTCCCGAATTAGTTGTTGCTGCCGTTTACAATCAAGGGTCCTGATGTCGGCCATCCTGAAAACATCCTTATCTGGAGTGTTCACCCAGCTGTTGTTTTCTGGCCGGATCGTATTAAAATATTTAGCAATGCACAGCAGGGTAAAGGCCAGTTTTTTCAGACTTTCCTTGCGCAGTTTCGCAATCTCGGCCAACTCTTTTTCTGTAATGCCAACATACTCAATCTCAATAATCCCTTTGCCCTTGGCCTTTGCAACAATCTTGTCTACAGTTCGCTGCCATTTCGGAAGGACTAAAAAGGGGAACTGCCTGAGATAATCTTCTATCTTTTCAGATACTTCCTTTTGTTTCATCCCTTGTGCATAATAATAGCGCGACAAGAGATAAACATTATGTATCGGGTTTGTTGTTTCCTGAACAGAGCTGAGGATGTCCTCAGCTCTGCGACGTTCGTTCAAAATAATCTCTATAGGTCAACACCTTCAATCATCGTTGTCATAGTAAACTTTTTCCCGCCAAATTCTATCTCTCCATCCTCGTCCAAAACAGGGAAGGAGATGCTTCTGTCATGTCTGTTTAACAGATTTTCGATAATCTGTGTCCCACAAATATCCCACGCAAACTGCTTGGAATGATTATTGCGGTAACAGAGATCCAGCACAATGTTGCATAGCTGTTCTTCGTTACTGCATATTTCAGAGCACCGTTGCCGGAAGCTGCGCAGGAGCATCGCCCTTGCCACTACTGCATCATCTTGATCTATGCGCCGGTAATATGCGTCGGTCATAAACTCCTGCACTTTTTTCTGGTACTGAATTTTCAGATCTGCTATTGCCTGATATTGGGTCCTTGAATAAGGGACGTCTGTTTTCAAAATGGTGTAGTCAAATTCTTTGGCCGGAGGATGATCCTGGATGTATCCGTCAAATTCTTGTTCTATTCTTTTACATATTCTATTCTGCACACATGGATGATTGCCCACTGGTAATTTCATCTCATAGTACCGTAAAAACTCCTGTTCCTCCGGTGTCTTGTTTTTCTTGTGTTGCAGTTCTTTTACAGACATTCCGAACTGCCGGACAGATTTCTTATCTGCATTTTTTATATAGGTGTTGTATTTCTTCATCAGGTCGGGGTAGATATATCGCATGAAGTACGGCTTCTTGTCCGCCACGATGGTGTTATTCATCTCCTTCCTTTGAATTATTTCTGGTGTATCGGTATCTGCAATTCTGTTGGCATCACGGCTATACCATTCTTTAGGCATTGGTTTAGCCACGATCCCCTTTACTTTATCGATTGCATTCTGTTGATATAATTCACCGCAGATAATTCGATACGCTAAGATGTCATGTTCTTCTGTCCCGACAGCAAATCTCGCTTGGACATCAAACATAGTTGTCACCCTGTTTGTGGTTTTACCAATATCGTCACCAAAACTGTTTTTATTAGCAAGAATCAAATCTTTTTCTTCAACAATCTTCTTAGGAGCTTTGCGCTGCACACACATAATGCAGGGAAGATTCAACGTGTTCTCGACCAGTACCTTATTGTCAGTTAGGAAGTACATATCACCGTCTTTATCCGCGCCGTTTGTAGCATGGGTGGTCGTATCCCAGGCATTAAGGATTGTGCAGGTATTCATGTAGCGATACCAGTGTGCCATCTTATCAGTACAGGCAACTTGCAACTTTACGATGTTGTTATGACACGACATTGGGGCGCGGAAGCATGACACATAGGGCGTCCCTCTATCGATCCAGTATTTGTTATACAGCTCTCCAGCCTTTAATAACCCAGTTACCTCCAGCCCAAACATACTCTGGCACAGAGCGTACGGGTCGCCAGAAATGATAGAGTAATTTCCATGCACTCGGATTACTCCAACCTTGGCCTCCTTAATACGCTTTCGCAGCATCTGCCAGATACGGTTGCGCACATACGGGTCGTTTATCATCTCCGGTTCAATCATCAGTGCCTTTGCAAAGTCATCTTCAAGCTGCCAGAGATTATCCTCACTCAGATACATCCCTTTCAGGAACAGGAGACTTTTCTGGTAATCCAGACCCAGAATGTCATGCAGCTCTTGAATGGTTGGCTGGATCAGCTCCTCGATCTGCTTATCCGTGAGTTGGTAACTCTGGATGAACTGGTAGTTGAGATCCCTCTCATTTTCCAGCTCTTTGGGGCATACCTTGGTCAAGCCAAAGGTGTATCCATTATTTAGACAATTCTCTAAATAGCTTTGGAAGCTGGAATAACTGTCCCAAAGTTTCAGCTGTGATGTGGTCAAGATCAGTTCAACGTAGGTGAGGTCAACATCGTTTCCCCAGGCATCCTTGATGATTCTGGTCCCGGCAACCTTGTCCGCAAACTCTAGAAAGTCAAAGCAGAGGACCATGCCTTTTTCCCAGGAAAACCTTGTATTGGCTCCGGCCATGATGTAATCAAGCCCCAGTTCATCGCTCCACCGTTTTGCGAGAGAGGGGAGCATGAGGCCATAACCATCGCTGTCGATCAGCTCCACTTCTTCGTTCTCTCGGTATTCCATTACCGGCTCCCCATCATTTTCATCGTTAATGTAGATGATGTTGGATTTAAAATGTGTCACGCAATCTGGCACAACACAGATACCACGGGGCAGGGAAACAGGGAAGGATCCACTACAGGAAAGAGCCTTGTAAGACTCAAATTTTGCTGGCACCATCTCTTTGTTTGGGTCACGGCCATTTTCTAATCTGCGTTTGAGTTCCGGTGCGACTCTGGAGCTGACAAAGACAATAGTGCTGTTCTTGACCCCGCCGTTTGTTCCCAGCAGTCTCTCATAGTGGATGTCGTTAATACTAAAACCACTCTCGCAAGCCTTGTCGTAATCTGCATCCTTATCGATAATAAGGCACATATAATCCGGCTTATAAAGAAGGTTGTCCAACTCTGCATACAAGTCTCTGATGCGGCGGCGGTTTGCTTTAGAGGTTTCCAGCTTCTTGATGTAGCGGATCTCTTTCTGGATCGCCGCCGCCTTTCTGTCAACATCTTTAACTCCATTGATTGCGTCTATCATCCGCAGGGTATTGCTGTCCGATAGGGCAATCAGTTCTTCATTTCTCCTTGCTTCTTGCAAGGTAATATGTAAGTTCCACTTTTCTTTTTTTAGCCTGCTGCTATGCAGCTTCAGCACATATCGCTGACCTTTGATTTTGATATAGCAAGCCTCCTTCTCGACTTACACTGTATTTTTTTTCACCCCGCCATCTGTATTTGGAAGGGTTAGCGGAATAGTCCACAGATAGCTATAATAATTTCCTCTATTGCGCATATAGAGACAAGGATAATAAAAAATGTCATCCATGGATGCGCCATAGCCCATTCAAGCACTGCATCACCTCCAATCCTAAATCCACATTTCGTCATCATCTACAAGGTCAACACCATCGGAGATAGTGGACTCCAGACCTTCAATTTCACCGCAGCGTTCTGTAGCCTGCTGCATTGCTTCTTCTTCAGTGTCTGCTTCGACTAAGATACTGCATACGATGTTTGCAATATATTTCATTTTGATCGTCCTTTCTTTTGTTACGATACGTTCATTGGTTTAGCCCACCACGGCGAGGTCGTTGAGTTTACTTCATTGGTGTGGACAGGGACTATTGCTGGGCGTCCTGCCATGTTGATCTCTACCCAGTAAATTCCACGTCCCTTATCGATGCTACGAATAGTCGCTAATACTGGAGCACACTGAGGACGACAGAACCACAACCAATCCCCAATACAAAAATCAGCATGGTAAGATATTGGCTTTTCGTTTCCAATCATGCAGGTATACTGCTCGAATGTCCCGTCTTCGCGCCAGAGGAAATCAGTTTGATACTTCCAGATCGTTTCTTTTTCTGGCGGACGACTATAATATTCGCTTCTATTGTTATCAATCCACGGAATGTGTATCCACGTCTTGAAGTAGGTTCTGGCGTGGCGTATAGTCAGAAGATCGCCCCGTATAGCGGTGATGACATAACTCCCGTTATCCTCTGAAGGAATTTTAGAGTGTCGATAAACCAAATCCCCGACCTTCCAGTGCTTAGAGTTGAACTCCGCAGGCTTTGCTTTCTGCGGAGTTTTTTCATTAAGGTAAGAATACTTGTCCTCGATTTGTGCAAAAACTTTTTCAAAATAATCTCTGATGGGATCGTTAGGGAAGAGGATGTGCTGCCACCACTCTATCGTTTCTATGTATTTCAACTTTGTTGCTCCTTGACCATTTTAGCTCCACAGGCAGGGCAATATTGCGATCCAGCATAAAGATACGGGTTGCAGTCCTGCTGAAGAATGGGAAGATTGTTGTTCCTATTTCCACACAAATTGCAGACCCATCCTCCCATCCCCCAATCTATAGCATTTGGATCATAGACCCAATGGCCTTGCTGCACAGTCATTGCATCGCATTGTTTCTGCAATTCCTCTCTTGCTGTACGCTCTGCTATGTAGGCTTTCTCTTTTTCAGCGTACTTCTTTTCAAGGTCATGCAGTGCATTGAGTAAGTGACCCTGAAAACTGTCGTGAAGCATGGTTTCAAGTCGGTCCACTTTTATTTTGAGCTTTTCTATATCGTCACTTTCTGGAACAATAACGGTGTCAGAATTCAGTTTGAAAAGCGGGCGAACCCCAAACGAGTGGGTGGCGCTGATGCTGAAGTAGAGAGCACCTGTGCCCGCGACGCTACACACGTGGATGGAGTGTCCGTTTCCTTTTGTGCTATATGCAGTTGATTCCCACTCCCAATCATTTTTGGGGTTCAGAATCAAATGCCGATACTTTCTGTGCTGAGCGCAGGTTCTTGGGGCTAAAAAACACTTACAAGTTCCATAGTCTTTTAAGCCGTCGTTTGCGGTAAGGTCAACTTGCATAAGCATAAAAGACTCTCTGTTCGCTCCATTCTTAACCCATTCGTCAAGGTACTTTCCGTTTAATTTCTTCCTCAATTCTGATTCAGCAAAGTTGTTTGTTTCGCCAAACGCTGACTTAAAATCTTCGTCCAGCACCATGCACAGTGTTCCATCATCCATGTGTTCCAGAACCACGCAGTTCTTCTTTCCATAGACGAAGTGTTCACCCTGAATGTAATCTTTAATTGTTTTCATCTTTGGATTCCTCCATTGGTTCAATTTACCAATCTGTTCCTTCCATTTTTATTTTTGTTCCACACTCGGGACACACCGCTTGCAGTTGACCAGATGGCAGCCGCCTACTTGTATTTTGGTGGGCATGGTGATGCCTCCTGTCTATGCTTTTTTCAAAAATTTGTTTTCTGGCCAATTTTATGTTATAATCGACTTATCGATTTTCCGAGAGGAGGCCAAACTCTTGTCCGTCGAAAAAGAGCAAATCTTAGATTTGTATCGAGTGCATCAATCCATCAACAAGACTGCTCAGATACTTGGCATTTCGCAAGCCACAGTCAGGCGCGTACTTGTAGAAGGTAATCTATACCAAAATAGGACATCGCGCTATGTTTTAAGGCTTTATCGAGCTGGCTTTTCCATCTCCGAAATCCAGGATATTATGCAGGTTTCTCGGAACGCTGTAATAAGCTATCTCCCATATACCAGGGGATATAGATTAACGGCGCATAAAAGTGCCAACGCGATCAGAATTGCCCGGACAAGGGCCAGAAAACAAAATCTATCAAAACAATCTTAGCTGCTCCTCAATGGAGCAGCTTTTGCATTATACTGCGCAAGCCAGCGCTTTTTGTCCTGGTTTGTCAAGTTACCACTCCATTCTCTTTAGCTCTATTGTATCCCCACATTCCGGACACTCTAAATAATCTTTCTTTGTCAAATCATCATTGTACTTGTCAATTTCGCACGTCGCGAACACACAACGGCAGTACGGGCAAGTGTAAACCTGATAGGTTTTTCCGTGTTCGATTATTTCCACGTCTAACCCTCTCTCTTATCAAAATAGCTGCAAAAGTCTTTACCCCAAACTTCTCTTTCCCAGAAGTCGCAAACCAAAGAATCTTTATAGGAAAGCAAATCCCTATCAAGCTCTTTGTAATCTTCTTCGGTAGGCTCTCTGCTCCACACGCAATCTTTGCACCTACCAATCGGCGGGGCTGGGCGGGTGTTCCAGTCTTTTAGTGATACATCAGGGTTAGACCTCATGCTTGATGTAGCATGACACGTCAAACACTCGACAAAACCCTCACCACAAACATATCGTCTAGCCGTCTTATCCCCTTGACAAAACGGGCAGGGGATTGCAATCCCTTTATCAGTACACTCTTGCTGCGCCTCCCGACTTCCCATCAGCGCGCGGCGGATCAGTTCTTTGTCGGTCATTGTTCATCGATCCTTTCACAACTATCAAATTCCGGTTCACAATCTGGGTAGATGCAACGGTTGTCGCTACTGTCAATCACACCTACTAAATGCCCTGTGCCTCCCATACCAGCATAATTAGTAAGGTCGCCAAATTCATCGTTTGCGATTTCTATTGCTTCATCCTCGCTGTTCGCAATCACGTCCATTGTGCAGACTAGACTACAATTTCCTATAACCCTGTATTTTGGCATTATTCATCCTCCTCCTCCACCGGCATATTCCAACAATTAAAGCAGACCTTGAATTCTTTGTGGTTGTCATCAAAGGATTTCCCACAATATTTTCGATACCCCAATCTGGCGCAGCAAATTACAGGTTGACCGTCTGGATATACTTCTGCATTGGGATATTTCTCCAGAAAGTCCTGCAATCTGGTTCGTTGCGGGTGTTCTTTGCTCCATTTTTCTACATCGCTAATTAGTTTTGCAAGTTCTTCATCACTCATTGTCGAGCTATCGCAACTAGGTTCTTCTTTCCTTAGGCAACCCTTACAAAATCCTCCCGAATAATAATCGCACATCCTATAGAATTCTTTTATGAACTTCAAGGCATCCATTACTTACACCTCTCTTTCATTTTTGCTTATCAAAACAATGATGACTGCCATCGTTCGTCCTAATCTCTAAAGTCTCTGATCTCCTCAATTAAGTCTAAAACTACCCACACAACCATAACTATCATAATGAGCACAAAGAAGACGCACATCGTCAATCCGAACAAAAAACTAGCCACTTCAAACATATCGTCACCTCATTTAGAAAAAGATCCGTAAATCAACATCATCACCAGCCAGATAGCAGTTGCAACTTTAATCGAAAAATCCCAACCGATCAGCCAGCAGATCAGCCAGATAATTCCCGATGTAACAACCCAGGAAATACCAGCGGCAATCAGAAAAAGCACAATCATTGTTGCGCAACCAACTTTACTATTCATGTAAATCCTCCTTTATCATTAAGGCTCCGCAATGAGGGCAATAACAGGGAAGTGAGCCTTGATCCTTAGATGTCGTCAGAATGTCGTTTGGACGTTTCTGGCAATTCCCGCACACATATAACCCGAATCCGTACCCGCCTCCTACTTCAACCCATTGCCACGAGTGAGTTTTTAAAAATGCGATCTGGTCTTCATTGAAGAAGACGACACCATCTTTTTGCTTGTTGATCATAGCGGACAATAGCGTGAAAACATCTCCGTCAAAGTTGGACAGAATTTCGGATAATGCATCTTCGCTAATATATTTCATTTTTCTTCGCCTCCTGTTCAGTTTTCCATTCACAGTATTTTTCGCAGGTTTCCTTGTTGAGGAATACTACGTTCCACTCATTGATTTTTTCAAACGGCTCCCCTTTGTAGACCCAATCAAACACATCTCGATAGTCATCAGAGTCATGGACGCTGGGGGCATAATAGTTAAAAATCTTGCGTTCTCCATTAAATATGCTACCCTGCTTGATTCCGATGAGATGTAAATCATAAGGAGCATATTCTTTTTTGCCCCTTGCGCATTGGCATGGCTCTTTTAAATCCCTTCCACTTGGGGATTTAAAGTGTATATATCTTCCTTCGTCGCATTTATTGCATTTTGGAGGCAGGGAAATCTTTTTCTTAACACCCCATCCAATCACGATATAATCCCCAAACAACTCCTTAATTTTTGCGGTACGAAGCTCTCTTTTATATGCCTCAATCTGAGTTTGCAATCGAGATTCATAAAAATTCTTGATTCTCTCAACTTCCTGCCGCTCTTTTTTATACTGCTGCAACTCTGCGTTTTCTTTCCGCAGCCGCTCCATCTCTTGCTTGATGTCATCGCGGACACTGTTTTTGATAGCGTCTATCAGTGCCCACTCCTCGTCCCTGGTTTCTCCGCACCAGTCGTTACCGAACCAATCATTATAATGTTCCAAAATTCATTCCTCCAAGATCATTAGTGTCCAGCATAAGAGTACCAGCGCGTAGCTCAACCCTAATGCAATCCAAGCAACCTTTATGTAAGCCTCAGCAAGTGACGGCATATCGTAATCAATGATAATACTCCACACAAACCATGACAGGCTAAACACTAACACAACCCAGATCATTCAGTTCCACCGGGCTGAGAGCCATCCCGCTCTTTTAGCAAGCGGTTGAGCTCATCAACCTTCGCTCCGAACTCTCTGTAAATATTGTCTACAGCAAGTACAGCCTGTTTCAAGCTCATTTCTTTACCTTCTAGTCTCTCTCTAGCGTTTCTCTCACAAATGTCTGCAATCGCCGCTGATAATGTTCTAACATAATGCGGGTCTAATATCCCAAATTTCCCATCCTTGTATAATTTCTTTTTTCCAGCTATATATTGGTACTTATCAACATCGATAACCCAACCTTCGCCAACATCAATCATCGTTTGTCATCCTTTCCGTAAACCCAGTCTATCAGCATATTTCCAATAATATTTCCAAGAATATTGCCAATAAACGCTCCTGCCGTAGCAGACAAGATTACTTCAATTTCGTTCATATCGTTCCTCCTTACTCAGCTTTCTCAATTCTCCAGTAAATGTCGTCCATGATTGACTCGATATGCTCCGCCCACTCTGGATTGCCGTTATAGGCAACGCAAACATCAGATAGGGAAGTGCCGTTGTAATATCTACCGTCTTCCTCCAGGTACAGTTCCCGCATCTTTTCAGCGGAATAGTAGATGTAGTCCTCCGGCGAGCCAAACGACATATAACCTCCATCATCGCTTGTCCATCCACCAAGATTATTGGGTGCAGCAGTGTAACGACCCCAGCCGGATTCCTCGGCGTCTTTTGCGGCCAGGAATACCGGATCGACCCCATACATGGCCCCGGCGTCCAGGTAAACCGCAGCGAGAGGTTTCAGGTCGTATAATAATCCAGCCTCTAGCTCCTCTACAGTTAAAGGTTCGGATGCCAGCAGATTAGCGGCGCTGGCATCCGCAGGTATGGCGAAAGTAGCCAACATCAATACACACAGCATCTTGCAGAGTAATTTTGTCATTCTAAGCTCTCCTTGCTCTTTCTAAATTTTCAGGGTTTCTGTATCTTGCGCGGCGCTTAAAGGCCGCCGATCTGACAGCATTGTCTAAGAGGGAAAGGTATGTCTCATACCGTTCAGAAATAATCTCCCGTTTAATCGCTTTTTCTTTTCGGATCGCCTCGCCAACCTTGACTCTGTGAAGGTATCCCTCGCAGGTCATGTGACAATTAGGGGAAGCGCAGCGATCAGGGCAGTCCTTGCAGGTCTTGAATTTGTCGATCAAAATATCACCTCCTTTGCGTTGCGCGACATGTTATGCTTGCGCTATGCAAAATTGCAGGCGCAGTAACGCTATCAATTTTTACTTGACACAATGGGATAATTTTGAACTCAATGGGGGACCAAATGTGTCACCCCATATTTTCAAGCGTAATATTTTGCCAAATCCTCCTTAGCAAAAATAATCCTCATAATACATCCCAACCGTTTCTGTAATCGGCGGGGCAGAGGGTGCTGCCTCTGCCATGAGCATCAGCACACTACTGGAGGCTATAGCAATTAACAGAACAAGTATCGATGCGATTGCCATCTGGTACATCCATGTTTTCATTGTTTTTCTCCTTTACTGTTTGTTTGGCTATGAGCCAATTTGCTTTTTATCGTTTTTCCAATATCTGCCATGATGACAGCTCCGAGGTACAAGAAGGGCAGGAGCAGCATCATCGCGAATAGGTACATCAAGGTGGTCATCAAGACCATGCTTGTCCTCCTTTTTTAAGGTTCTCTATTCCAGCCGTTATAAGGGCTAGTGTCCCAAGGGTCTAAGTCCCAGTATATCTCCTGCTTCTTTTCCGTCTGCGGTTCCGTACACTCGCCCAGTGTAATAGGTCGATGCAAGGCAACAGATGATGTAACATTAGGGACATTCAGCAGTACCTTGTTTTTGAACTGGCTGGCTGTTATCTCATCTTCCTCGTAGGCAAAGATTTTGGGGTTTAGAACAACCTCTCTGGTCATAACACCATCCAGCGTTAAGGTATCACGCAGCGCCAACACCTCCTTCCGTACTAGTTTTCGCATCTGCTCTAGTTCGATTTCTGTGAGATGATACCTGTAGCGGTACTCTATCTCCGGGTCATCTACATACTCTTCTAACTGGGATCGCATCGCGAACACATAACTCTGGACACGTCTTTTTCTGCTGTCGTTATCCAGCAGATAGATTGCTCTGAAGATGTCATCCTCGTCATATTTTGATGCCTCGTCAAGATTGACCCAGACATATTGGCGGTTCTCGACTTGTGCTGGTATGTTTTGCTCAATAATGTGCGTCCGACCCATATTGCTTACCACTATGCGTTTCACTGCCATATTGCTCACTCCTTTTTTTGGACTTGGCGGCAAAAACTGCCGCCAAGATTTTTTATCTACCTAATACAACAAGAGAGACTGGAATTTTGCTATCAACTATAACGGGAGCGTTGAGCAGCATTGTATATTGTTGGTCATTCAGTATAAATCTCCACAGCGTATCGTCTAGAGTCTCCTCTCTAATCTTTCGACTTATAATTTTGTCGGAATATTGATATATGAGGGTTTGCTGACAGGGAGTGAAGTTATACCGGGAGCCGAGCAATACTCCATTAACAATCTCGTCGTCGCAGATGTTTGGATAGAAAGTGCTCTGCAACTCGTTAATCAGCCACCTTGTAGAGACAACACCGCTTTTTTTAATCTCCGCCTGGTCGCATTTTTGGCATACCATCCGGTATTGGGGGTGAAGATGTGTTGCCACCAGCAACATGGTGATTAAAGGAAGTGTGGTTGATTTCTGATTTCCCTCAGCGTACAATGTTCTGATAAGCTCTCTACCAATGGCAATAACCGGGGCGTCATGGTCTACGATATAGCCAGGAATGTTGTTAAGAGAGAAATATCTCTCTGATAACATAATCTCACGATCAGAAATACTGATGAGATTGAGATTCGCCATACGCTTCAGAAAACTGTTAATGTAAGACTTGCTTCCTCCTTCTGAAAGTGATGGATCTTGAACGTAACACCAAAGATTTTCTTTTAGCAATCCAGAATCGATCATTGTGGCACACCCATTATGCTGTAGAAACGATGCGAGATTGTACAGTGTTGCAATGTCTCGCGGGGATACACCCTGGAGCACATCAACATCGAACGGGCTAACGCATAGGATGTAATCTTCTACATTATTTCGCGTGAATTCATCGTTATAATCTGCCAGCAGGCTGTTGATCTTGTTGGTTGATATTGGTTTGGAGTTAGCAGGGTGGTCTTTTATCTCATCCAGGAAAGGTTTCCTTTGTTGAGCTAGATTAGGTAGGTCGTGTTGTTCTGCATTTTCTCTAATAAAATCGCCTCCTCTTGAGTCGTCAGATGCGGCCCTGCACTGAACAAGTGTGGATTGACAACGATATGAAACCGATTAAAGGTATGTTCGCCGGTATCAATACCAGCTACCGCCTTGCAAACGACACCGTTCAATAGGAAATCGGGTTTGAACAATGTTGTGTAGAGCCGTTTGATGTTTTTCTGGTCAAATCCTATAGCGTCTGCAAAATCCTCTACAGTCATCCAGATAACATCATCACGCTGCTTTTCCAGTGGGTTAAAGCAAAGCATGTGATATTTGTAATGAATGAAGGGGATCATCTGGAATAGATAGCTCAGGGCTTTGTCTGACTGACGCATAGAATGTTCGTACAGGTTTCTGACGCTGTTGATGTAGACTCTGGTAATGATAGAACCCTCTCTGGCCGCATCTACCATTCGATTTGGAGGAAGGACACCTTTTGAAAAGATCGACTGGTTGATAATCAACTTTTGATCGTTTTCTTTAAAGATTTTCCTTTGTATCATGTCGTCCATAAAGATTTTGAAGTATCTATGAGACAGCCCCATCCGCTGTTCCAATCTTGCTACCGTCAAGGGATTGTTGTGGTAGTTAACAAGTACGCCATTATAACCAGCAAATGTCGCAGCGTACATCAACCTCGTAACATGAGCAGGGTCCATATCAGGGAAGATCCTCCTGCACTGAGCACACAGATACCAGATAAAGGGTTCTGGAAGTTCTTGTCCATGTTTGCAGGCATCTAAAACATCGTCATAACATTGCGATGCTTTTTTGGCTACCTGCAAGATCATCTTTTCCTCTCTGGTGAGAGGTTTTTTGACTGGCTCGATAACATAATTATCCATGGACTCAATAATTCCTTGATCCAGATTGGTCAACATATTGTCAGCGTACTCCGGTAAATTTGGTGTTGGTGTATTAGTCGTCATTTTTATCACCTCCTTTCAAGGCTTATGAAATTAGGAGACTTATCCTCCAGAAATTTTTATGCAATATATACAAAAATCTTTCAACATATTTGTCTCGACCACCGCATTTGTGTCACGAAAAAATCTACTCGTAAACCCCTCATTTGCTCGGCTATTCTTCAATTTTTCCTTTATCGATCCTTCCATATATAGACATACCTTGGCTCTCCCTTACCCGTTACCTCTATCGGGGAAGGGAGCGGGGAGGGTTGGGGCATAGGATCTACAAGCTGCCCCTTCAAGCTTGGCCAGATTCTGTGATGAAGCTACCGATACAGGAGAAAAGGAAAAAGAAAATCGCGCGAAGCGCCTCGCTTTCAGGGGCAGGTATGTTGTAGACATTCACTTCAAGCAGCTTCGCTGCGCCTTTACAATCATGTTGTACTGGCCTGCGAAGCAGTTCATACCAAAAGCGGGGGAGCGTCAGTTACCTTTACAAAAAGCCGATAGGCGAGAGCTGTGATGTTGAGAGCGGAGCGATTGACTCACAGCGGGTTCCGTAGCTTCCACGCGCCCATGTGTGAATGTCTGCAATCAGCCCTGCCCCTTCCGGGATCATACGAGAGGTGAAGCAGAGACGGTAGCTGCTAAAATACGAAAAATCGCTTACGCGAACCATTACATCTCCATTTTTGATAGACTTTTTTCTTTTCATTTTTCAAAGAGCGATTTTGAGTTCGATGACCTTCATCGGCTCTGCTGAACCGGGTTCTTACTATCAGGCAGGAGCTTCTGCCTCGTGACAGGGGAGACTGCCACTACCCGGGCTGAGCGGTTATTTCAGCTTCTTGGTGAGACGTATCAGCACGGGAGGATAGTAGAAGAAGAAACTTCTCGCAGGCAGTCGCACCGTGCAGACTATTCTCTATGTAGATGTAGAAGCTCCTGCCTGCTCGAAGTATAAAAAGCCAATCTTAAAATACAACAACTCCCTTGATAAGTATATGTTACCACTCAATACAAGATTTGTCAAGAACAAATATAATTTTTAAGGAAAAGAATCGATACAATATCTTTCAAGAAATGCTTCAATAGACGGCCCCGGCTTGCGGTTTTACTGATACATACCATCTACTGGTCAAAACAGGTCAAAAATGGTCCAATATACAAAAATAGATGCAAATAGGTGTGTTTTAAAGCCATTTTGAGGAGTTTTAAAGGCATTTTGGGGTAAAAATGAGGTGTTTTGAGGTGATTTTAGGGTTGGAAGAAGGGGATTTTGGATCGAAAAATGAGACGAGAGGGGGATGGAAGGTGGGATAGTGGAGAAAAGAGCTGATGGTCTGGGGGCTTTTTTGACTCTCTCTATTTATGTAAAATATCCCCCATGCCTCTACCGCCGATTTTCTCCATTTTCGGCTGTTTTTCTTCTCTTTTCGTCGTACCTTGTCTGCCGCCTTGCCTTGTTTTGTCTATCATGTTAGTCTTTGCGGCTGTCCCTTGTCTGTCTTGCGCTGCTGTCTGCCATGTTAGCGGAGACTAACAAGCTGTTTCAATTATCGTTTAAATACTTCCATATCTTTCATTGCAACATATTATATTTTATATACTATCACCTTCTCATTCTTCCTTCCTATACATTCCCACTATTCATAACTTTTCCCTATATCACACTCTTTCCCTTTTATCTCCACCGTTCATTCTATCATCCTCTCTTTTATCCTTCCTGTACACTTCTACAACCTTCCATGCTTTCTTATATGTTCTATTGGTACAATCATGCAAGGATATTATTATCTATCTAGTACAATAGTCTACGACGTGTCCCGGCGATCATCATTATCTTTTCTATAGGCTTCTTATTCTTTTCTCTTTTTGTGTATCTTTATTCTTATGCACTTCTTTTTGTTTGCTTTATATTGCATTAGTGTAACATGCGTTACTCTTTACGATCCTTTTATATCAAATATTTTATTTACTTTTGCTGCGCTTGTTTGATTTTTGTTTGTTTACTGCCATTTTATTATTGTAATATCATGCCTTTTATTTGTTTGCATTTTATTATATTATCGCAATTTTTGTGTGCTATTATTGGTGGGATCCAGCCGGGCGGGGCCTTGCTATCCTTTATATATAAAAATTAAGACTATTATGTTCGTATATTATTGGCGATTCTTGTAACCATTTTGTAACCTTAAAAAGTGTTGACAACTAAAGAACCTAGTGCTATGATATAGACAAGCTCGACAGGGCAAGCGGGAACGCAATAGCGGGAACGTAGGGTATACAAGGCACTGTGACAAGTACAACAGCAACGTTAGAAAGTAGGGTATTGTAGGCACTGTGACAAGTACCAACAGCGGACAGCTTGACGGCGGGTGGTGCAACAACAAAACACGGGGAGCATATTCTATAATTAGAATACTGTACTTCTACCCGTACACTATTTGACGTTGGTTAGATAGTGGGGAACCTTGACAATTTAACAGTTTGTGACTTGTAAAGGCTTTTTGCTTTTGCTATACTATACCTATAAAAGGGGGAAAGTATAGCATGAAACAGAGGGATTACAAACGAGAATACCAAAATTTTGTAGCGCGTGGCGATAGTGAACGGTACAAAAAAGTTAGTACCACTGTTCCGAAAGAATTATACGAAAGCTTTAAACAAAAAGCGGAAGATAGTGGTGAAAAAATGGGTAGTCTACTCCGTGAGTGGATAGAAGATTATCTAAAAGGTTAGGGGTGTAAAAGCCTTTAATCCTTGGTACTAGGTTCTTTAGTAATTCCTAAAATTCCCTTTACAACATCCATTCCGTTTTCTCTATCCTTTGGATAGATTAAACAATTAGCTAACCTCCCCCGGTGTTGGATAGCATGGAGGAAAAGCAAACTGTTAAGAGGCTAACGCCTGTTGCTTTGTCGTGAGACAACGCAATCTATACTGTAGCAAACAAGTTTGCTTTTGTTTTTATCTGCGAAACGCGGGGCGGTGAACGTCGCGGCGGTAAAAGAAATTGCAAATTGGGCGGAAACGTCAAAAACGGTCTGCGGTATTTACCATAGGTTTGCCCGCATAAAACGCCCGTGCAATCTGTAAAGGTTGCACTAGAGTGTGAGAGATTCTCATACTGTAGTGTGGCCTTTACAACCACAACCATAAAAACAATCAATCTTTTACAATCATCAGGAGGTACTACTATGTTCAACACCAATTATTCCATGCCAGCTAATCTTGAGTCCATCGTTTCTAAACAGTCCGACGTAGAAAAGGCTCTGTCCACTCTGA